AATGGAGGATAGCCGAGTGGTTAGGAAACTGTTTTGAAAACAGCCGGGCGTAAAAACTTTGCAGGTTCGAATCCTGTGTCCTCCGCCAAAATTAATAGAGTCGTGGCTGAGTGGCCTAAAGCACTTCATTGCTAATGAAGAGGGGTTTAATAAAACTTCCACAGGTTCGAATCCTGTCGGCTCTGCCAGTGAAAATAGTTGAGAAATAACTTGACAAACAGTTTACTTTACTGTATAATAGTATATGAAGAGTGGATAGGAATGTGGAAGCGGAGCGCAAGAAATCCCGTAATCGAGTCTCATTATAAATGTTGGCACGCTAAGAGCGTGTACAGACGGGCGACATGCTCATGTTCCTATCTACTCTTTACTTACATTATGATAAATATTTAATATGATACAGGTGATAAATGAATACTTGGCGTAAGAATGAAGAAACAGTGAAACAGATGTTGGAGGAAAGTTCTGTTCATTATGATGTATCAGAACCTAATAGAATATATCACGAGTTTGGTTATCTGATTTCAATGATGGCTGATATGATGGAACAACACGAAGGTGTATATGATCACGTTAGTGATCGATTACAAACTCATTTGAAAGATAATAGAGTGTGTGACATTATGCCAGGATATGATCCTATCGGACAGCTTGACAAACTAACTATTCTGGCAAAATAACTATAATAGACTGCGAGTATGGTGTTCAAGGGTAGCACAAGAGATTTCCAATCTTTTGGTGGGGGTTCGAATCCCTCTACTCGCTCCATTTTTCATAGAAGATTATTTTAACAATAGCGGAGGGCAAGGTAGGCATCTTGACCTGTCTCATAAGCAGGTATAAAGTGAGTTCGATTCTCACCTCCGCCACCACAATTTGGCCTTTTGGTGTAGTGGTAGCACGAATGCTTGTCAAGCATTTAGGGAGGTTTCAAATACCTCAAAGGCCGCCATATTTTAGTAACAATAGGCGTGTCTGCTAATTGGTTAAGCTCGGAGTCTTATATACTTCCAAAGGTGGTTCAAATCCACCCACGCCTACCAACGCCTTGTTAGTATAATGGCAATTACAGATGATTTGTAATCTTCAGATATTGGTTCGATTCCAATACGAGGCTCCAGTTTAAATGGTCATTAGTTTAATGGTAAAACCTCAAATTCCAAACTTGAAGACGTGGGTTCGATTCCTACATGACCAGCCAGAGAAAATGATATGATACCGAGAGTTGAAATATATAAAAAAACTGATTTGTCATTTCACCAAACTTCCGTTCATGGTGAATGTGAAGAATTGGCACTCGTAGTTTATCATGGCGACATCACCCCACATTCGGTAATCTTCACATTTAGAGTATCCGTGAGAGGATTATCTGAAAAGGGGTTTGCCTCATACGATAAAGATTTTGGCACAGAAGACGATGCGTGGTCGTGCTTTTTAACACTGATGATGACGGAAGAAATTAAAATGTCTGATTTAGAAACCTTAAACATGGATTTGGAATGAATATATCAACATACATGAATAAATATAGAGGACACCTCAAATATCGGCCAGAGCTAGTATCTGTCGTAGAATGTAAAGATGGATTTTCTATGAGCGTGCAGAATAGTCATTACCATTACAGTGGGCCATACACCGTTGAAATTGGTTTTCCGAGTTCAGCAGAATCGTTGATAGAAAGTTATGCTGAAAACAAAGATGAATTGACAGGGACAGTTTATGGATGGGTTCCTATCGAAGTGGTGGATGAAGTGTGTGAAAAACACGGTGGTATAACAGGGCCAAAAGTACCATGAAATATAATTATTGTTCGAACTGGATGGGGCCAATAGATGCCGAATGGTGTCTGTTAGAAAAGGGTCGAGAATGGACAGATAAACACGGTGGTGAATGGTCAGGTGGTAGAATTGATATTAGAGGTGGTGATTCCGAAAACGAAAACTTCCATCCTCGTGGTTGGGAAATCCATCTTCCTGTGATGCAAACAGAAGATTGGAACGCATTAAGCGATTGGCTTTGGGACTTCAAGTCTGATGAATTGATTATAAATTTAGACGAACTATTAACACGATACAACAAACCCATTAGATGGTTTGATTATAAATAATGCTCCGTGGGACGGCTAGTGTGGTCACTGTCCTTTCAAGGCAGTCAGATGGGGGCAGAACCCATACGGAGTACCATATATAATTATGGTTTAGCTTGACACTTTCAGCTGGATTTGATACCATAGTAGTAGAGAATGAGTAAAGATTAAGTTAACCCAAACGAGATTTGAAAATGGCCCATCTTAGTTCAGAAGAAACGAAATCAATCCGTAAAGCTCTTAAAGAAGAGTTCGGAAAAACACTGAAATTTTCAGTGAAAAACAGACACCACTCTGGTGTAGATATTAAATTGTTGTCATCTACTAAATGGAATTTAGAGGCCAATCCAGAATACGATTGTAACGAAGGGAACGGATATGGGTTCGGAAGAGTTTCTCCTTGGATGACTCCGAAAGACGAAGTAAAGACACTGTTAGATCGAATTGACACGATTGCCAAAACCGCTCCTGCAAAAGATGGGGGAAAAGATTGGTACGATGATTCAGATATGATGACTGATTATTTTTCTACGGCATTTTATGTCTTTACCGGTATTGGAAAATGGGATAAGCCTTTCACATACACTGGAACCAAATGAAGAAAAGACTTGACACTTCATCCTATATTTGAGATAATATAAGTGAAGGTTAGGAATTATTCCTTTCTGTTTTAACTCAACTGAGATTTGATTATGACTATGTTGATTAAAGAAATTACAACAGCGTTATTGTTGTTTGGTATGATGTATTTGACGATAATTATTATGTATTCTTTTTAATTTATGATAATGTGATTATAATAGGCTAAAGGAGATATATTATGAGTACGAACAGTTTAGTTGCATATATGGATGAGGATTGGAAAGTTACTACATCATACATACATTATGATGGTTATATAAGAGGTGTTGGTGAACGGTTGTTAGAAACCTATAATAATAAAGAAAAAGCCTATGAGCTGGCAACGTCTTTGGGTTACGCATCATCCTTAGAAAAATCGATTGAAGATTCTCATGCAGATCGGGGCAATGATCTCGAACCAATAACATATGAAAACTATTTTGAATTTGAAGAATATATTAAAGAAAGTTCACATCTTGAATATGTTTATGTTTGGGTTGCCTCAAAGAATGAATGGCAAGTTGCTACTTGGGATTGCACTGAACTACATACTTTGTCCGAAAAAGGTTGCGACTTTCGTTATGATTGGAATGGATTTGAGGATTTGAATTCTGTTTTTATTCGTGACATATCTTGAAATTGTAAAACGACTGAGAAACTTTGTAAAAGATCGGTCAGCAATTGAGGATGGTATTGAATGTCTTATTCGTAAGTATTCAATAAACAATAAATAAGTATTCAATAAACAATAAATACGAAAATTGTTTTTTTATAATTAACCTATTATAATCGAGAAAAATGGCTAAGAAGACTAAAAAGAAATTTAAAATATCAAGAAGCAATTTAAATGTTAAAATTGATGAATATTTAGAAAAAGGTGGTAAAATTACAAAATTAGAATGTATTGTACCAGAACAAATTAAACCCGTGATTTCAGAAAATCAAAGAATGGGTTCTAATATTAATGTTTCAATGGACCGAGATTTTTATACAAGGATTGTTGGGAAATCAACTAGATGAAAATTGTTTCCATTGGTCCATTATTTTTTGTTATAACGTTAATTTTAATAATATTAAAATTAACAGGTAATATTTTATGGAGCTGGAGTGCAGTGTTTTTACCTCTTCAGCTTTTTATTATTTTAGGTGTGTTTTTTGCTCTTTTATATGTTTTTATAAATATAAAAACATCAAATAATAAATAATTTTTCGAATGGCGCAGGGAGGTCTGAGTGGAAGAATGGATCTGCACCCCCACCACCCAGGCCGCGCCCCTTTCAATCATTCGACTTCAACATAATATAATAATGTTTTCGATAACAAGTATAGATTTGTTTTATAAAAAAGAACAGGGTTGTTTATTGGCTCATGAGCCCGATGGCACAATCCACGAATTTCGTGTCGAAATGTTGCGGGAAGCAAAAGAATTATTTACACGTTATGATGAAGCTCATTTTCACGAAGAAGACAATTTAGATGATTTTCATGATTTTTGTGAAAAAATGTCTGCCAAAAGCCCCGAAGTTAAAGATGTAGACTCGCCCTATTTAAATTAAGGAATCCTTATATGTTACTTTGGTTTTTTTGACAAAACATTTACGCAATAGAAAGAAATTGTTATGCTCGATGAATGGGAACATGTTTTTGTTTATGAAATGTTATATCATTTTAATTGTGGAAAATGCGAGAAATGGTGGAGTTATGTAAAAACTATTGACAATAAAGAAGAAATGCATAAGAAAATAGTAAAATCAATGTATTGTCCCCATTGTGGAACAAAAGGTTTATTGCAAATAAAAGAAGGTTTTAATAATAATATTTAATGATCTTGTTTGTGGAAGGTCAATTGTTTTGAATATAAAGGTGAATTATGCTTGATAATGTAGATGTAAAAATACCTCAACACGAAAAAGGGAATCTTGCTGAAAATTCTTTAGGCGGGACAGAACTTCTTTCAATGGAATTATTCCGCAGATTGTCTCAAGAATATAAAGATAAATTTCAATTTATTGTTTCAAGAGTTAATGATATAGAAGAAAATAAACGTAGGATTTATTGGTTACATGATCTTGCATTAGATCCCGTTCATTCTTTACTAACAACTCCATCAATAGACCTGTTTGATAAATTAGTTTTCGTTAGTCACTGGCAACAACAGCAGTTTAATACATTATTAAAAATACCATATGAACGTGGTGAAGTGATTAAAAATGCTATTGTTCCTATTCCTAAACACCAAAAATCTGAAACAAAGGATCTTCAATTAGTATACGCATCAACTCCTCAACGAGGTCTTGATGTGCTTATGGCCTCCTTGGATTTAATTGATAGGACTGATTTTCATTTACATGTTTTTTCTAGTTATAGTTTGTATGGATGGAAGCAAAACGATGAACCCTATAAACATTTATTTGAAAAGTGCGAATCGGACCCAAGAGTGACGTATTATGGAGCAGTTCCTTACGATGAAATGAGAAACCACTGGAAAAATATGCATATATTGGCCTATCCGTCTACTTGGCAAGAAACTTCATGCAGAGTTGCCATGGAAGCAATGTCTGCTCATTGTGCAATTGTTACTTCTAATTGGGGCGCTTTACCCGAAACATGTGGCGAGTTTGCGTACATGTATAATTATACAGAAAATAAAAATAAACATGCTGAAAAATTTGCTGATGAACTTGAAGATGTAATGGATATATACTGGACAAAAGATGTTCAAAAAAATCTTGATAATGCAGTGGAATATTCACATACTCATTATAGTTGGGATAAGCGAATTGACCAATGGACTGATTTTCTCGATAACTTAACATATGACTTAGATTATGCCGCTAAAGAAATCAAAAAAAGTTAATACCTTTATTAGTTCAAGAAAAGCTTTTGATAAATTACAGAAGGATTCCGAACCCGTCTTCGATGATAAATCTAAGTGGATTGATATTGCGACTGGATTGAATTGGTATTCGCATTTTTGTGAAGCAGACCAAGCTAAACGTTGGTTGATTGATTATATGAAACATGCTGGATATTCTAAAGAAGATACTCTACATGTTAAACTTTCTTCCTGGGGGAAGTCTGGTGTTTTTATTGAAGGTTCAACAATTATTAATTTAAGAACTGCTGGATTTCTTGGAAGAATGGTATTGAGAGGTTTTGAAACTCTTCCAGAAAAATATGTAAAAACAATTAAATCTTATATAGAATTTTGTAAGCGAAATGGTTCTGTTGTTGTTCAGAAAAAAGTTGAAGAAAAAGAAACTAATGGAGATAACAAACCATCAATACAAGATCATATAAGAGAACAAGTAGTTCACTATGCTACTGAACTAGAAGGTACCATAGATGACTTCATTGATAATAATTATGAGTCGACCATAAGCACATATGATTGGTTGGTTAAGAAAGGAATTAAAGGATTAATTGCTAAAAAAATATCAAATGAATTTCAGCCGTATTTAAAAGAACTAGAATTGGTATCAACAGATGACTATGTAGCAGAATCTTATGCCAACATGACGAAGAACCAATTTATTGAATATGGTAAGTTTATACACGCAATTATTAATGACTGTGAACGATATTCCGCCAATGTTAACAGTCAAAAACTTCCACGAAAGAAAAAACAAGTTTCAATTATTAAACAAATTTCCAAATTGAAGTATAAAAAACAAGATGATGAGTATAAAATAGTATCAATTAATCCTTCTGAAATTATTGGTGCTGATCAATTGTATGTATTTAATTCAAAGTATCGTAAACTTGGTATGTATAAATCCGATGGGCCTGCTGGTCTATCTGTAAAAGGAAGCACTATTCAAGGATTCAATTTAACCCTTTCTAAATGTAAAACATTAAGAAAACCAGAAAGTATATTAACAAAGATACTTTCTGGAAGTAAACTGGTGATTAAACGACAATATGATTCTATTAAGTCTAAAGAAAAAGATTTAACTGGTCGTATTAATAATGAAACTATACTTCTTAAAATTATAAAATGATATTACTTGATTATTCGCAAATCGTTATTGCAAATGTGATGATGAATAAAAAACTAATGTCTGAAGATTATGTCAGACATACAGTATTAAATACTATAAGAATGTATCATCATAAATTTAACGAGGAATACGGTAACTTAGTTGTTTGCTGTGATGCGAGAAATAATTGGCGAAAAGATGTATTTAAATATTATAAAGCTAATAGAAAAATAATAAAAGATAAATCTGATTTTGATTGGTCTGAATTGTATAGAATATTACATAAAATTCGAGAAGAGTTAAGTGAAAATTTTCCTTATAAAGTTGTATATATAGATAAAGCAGAGGCAGATGATATTATTGCTACTCTTGTAATGTTTCGAGAAAAGAAAACGAGTAAATTGAAAGATGGTCATGATTCTGATGCAGTTGTTACATCTATTGAAGAATTATTTTTTGTTCCAGAACCCGTTTTAATATTATCAAGTGATAAAGATTTTATTCAATTACAAAAATATGAAAATGTAACTCAATATTCGCCCCTCTCTAAAAAATATCTCAATAGTGATAATCCGGTTAATTTTTTAAGAGAGCATATATTGAGGGGTGATGCAACCGATGGTGTTCCTAATTTTATGTCTTCCGACGACACGTTTGTTACCGATAAAAGACAAACCCCCATATTGAAGAAAAAAGTATCAGTTTGGTCTGAACTTGACCCTGATGCTTTTTGCGAAGGTGAACAGTTACGTAATTATCGTAGAAATGAAATGTTGATAGATTTGACTAAAATACCTGAATGGTTGCAAACCAATATTGTAGATGAATATGATAATTTACCCGAAGTTGGTAGATCTAAACTTTTTAATTATTTTATAAAACATAAACTTAAAATCTTAATGGAGCAAATAAATGAATTTTAGGAGAATATTATGACTGCACAAATGACAAGCGAGATTTTTTCTCATGCAAATGAGTTATCTACAGATGAAGAACGTATTAATTATTTACGGCATCACCACACTAAGGCAGTACGACAACTGTTAATATGTAATTTTAATTCAGATATAAAATTCCTTCTTCCTGAAGGTCGACCAACTTTAAGAACGGAAGACTTTGAACCGCAAAATAGTTATTTCCCAAATTTGGGAGCTAATGATGATGGTGCTACATTGAATTATGAAGTAAGAAAAATGTATTTATTTGTCGAGGGCGGACATCCAACTTTGACTAGCTTAAAGCGAGAAACCCTTTGGCATTCATTAGTTAGCTCGTTGCATCCTTCTGAAGCTGATGATCTTTGGTATATGAAGGATAAAAAACTTCAAGAAAAATATGATAAAATTACTCATAGTGTGGCTTATAACTCTTTCCCGGAGGGAGTTCAACAACCCAGTCCCGAACCCGAAAGAGATAATCAGGGCCGTTTTTCGAAAACTGAAAAATCAATACCTAAGAATAATGAGAAATCTAAAAAATGAAAGTATTGATGAATTGTACTGGCATGAATATAGAGTTACGGCCCTTTACAGATATGATGCCAAAGTGTTTATTGTCAATAAAAACGAAATCGATTCTATTTCACAATCTTGAATGGTTGCAAAAATATGATATTGATGAAGTAATTGTTGCGACAAAATATCATCACAATCAAATTGAATTAGCATTAAATAAATATCAAATTGAAATATTGTTTTCATCAGATTTAAAAATTAATACACATAAACTTTCTAAATGTGTAGGAACAGCTCAAACTTTAAAATCATTAAGTCATAAATTAGATGGAGGAGATTTTTTATTTTTGGATGGTGACAATTTATATAATTTTGATATAGAAAATTATTATAATGTTCATAAAAATAATGGAAAAATAATTTCTATTTTGTCACATATGACCATGGAAGATGGTAAATATAAAAATTTCATTAAATATAAAAACGGTTCTGATAAAATAGAAAAAATTATAGTTAAGCCCGAATATAAATTGAATAAACAGCTTTTAGCAACATCAGGAGCGTGTTATTTAAATCCAATGATATTTAATGTAATCGGAAATAAAGATATGTGTTTATTTGATAATGTTATTCCTAAACAGCTTGATAATATTAGTGTGATATTAGATAACGATTCAGTTCAATTTATTAATACTAAACAACAATATATGTCAATGTCAAAAAACATGGAATTCGTTTGATAATTTTGTGTTTTAATAAGGAATAATATTATGCCAACGTATGATTACGAATGTGTTAAATGCGGGTTAACCTTTGAAGAGTTTTTACCTATTGATATGAGAAAAGAGCCGTTAATTCGTTCTCAACCTCATCCCGAATGTAAGGTAAAGGGTTCATCACATTCAAGTGGTGTAAAATGTGATATTAAGCTGAGAATTTTTGCTCCAGGATTTGCTTATGATAATATAGGACCCAATAAACCAGATGCTTCTTTTAATGATAAGTTAAAAGAAATAAAAAATGCACATCATGGTAGCACCCTCAATGTAATTGAATAATGTTTATACATGAAAATGTTTTTGGAGATTTAGACTTAAAAACGTTAAATGAAAACGGAAAAAGATATTATATTACTCCTGCTGGTGAAAAGTATCCTTCCGTCACTACTATACTTTCTAATTATAAAAAAGAAGGTATAATTAAATGGAGAAAGCGTGTTGGAGAAAAAGAAGCCAATAAAATTTCCACTCAAGCTTCTCGTCGTGGAACAAGAGTCCATAAACTTTGTGAAAATTATTTAAATAATGATTTGTCATTTGACAAATGTACACCTGATAATGTTGTTATGTTTAAAAGTATTCAACCAATTCTTGATGAAATAGAATTGGTTTATGGGCAAGAACGTGCATTATTTTCAAATCATTTAAAAACCGCTGGAAGAGTTGATTGTATTGGTAAATTTCGTGGAAAAAATCACATAATCGATTTTAAGACTTCTAGTAAACCCAAAAAAGAAGAATGGATTGATAATTATTTTATGCAATGTTCTGCTTATTCTGTTATGTGGGAAGAAATGTCGGGTATACCTATACCCTATATTGCAATAATTATTGCTGTAGCAGATGACGTGCCACAAGTTTTTATTGAACATAGGGATAATTGGATTGATAAGTTTATAGAGCTTAGAAATAATTATTCATAATATATACTGTATGATTAATAAAAATATTATTTATGATTTTTCAATTTCAAGTTATTGTAATGCGGCATGTCCTTCTTGTAAAAGATATGGAACATATTCTGATCCTATTCCTCTGGATTCATCTGTGGATCCAAATCAAAAATTACATCCCAGTTTAAGACAATTACATATAAAATTTGAGGATTTTAAGGAGGTTATTGAGAAAAACATGCATAATTTTAAAGGATATGTGGTTACTTTTGAGGGGGAATTGGGTGATGCTATGGTTCATCCTCAAGTTATGAAATTTATTGATTATGGATGTTCTATTTTCGGAACTTTAAAAATTGTTACAAACGGTGGAAATAGAAAATCTGATTTTTATAAAGAACTCGGTACACGGTATAAAAATTTAGAAATGATTTTTTCAATAGATGGTATGAAAGATGACACTAATCAAATATATCGAAGAAGAGTAAGGACGGAACGGGCTTTATCAAATATGGCCGCTTTTGCTAATACAAAAAACGGTTGGGTCAATACTTATTGGCAATTTTTAATTTTTAATCATAATTTTTTCGAAATTCCTGATGCATTGTCGTTTGCGAAAACTAATAATATAACTATTCATTTAAAATTTAATCAAAGACCAAAATTTCTTATAAACGAAAAGCGAAAACGTATGGCTACCTATTTATACGAAAAACATAAACATGAGGGGGGAGTAAGCACTCTTACTCTGGGTAATTAATGGAGGTTGTACACGTAGATGGATATAAAGCACAAAGATTCATTTTATTTAATTTTGAAATAACATCATATTGTAATGCTAAATGCCCAAGTTGTTTTAGAACTATTGATAAAAATTTAAAATTAAAACATTTGTCAATAGATGATTTTGATAATTTTCTGTGGGAAAATGTAAAATATTTAAAAAACATAAGACTATCTGATAATATTGTTGCGAAGTTTTGCGGAGAATTGGGTGATCCTTTACTGCATCCGAAAATAGATCAATTGGTTATATCAGCTTCAAATTTTTTTGATCGAGTAGAATTGTATACGAATGGTGGATTAAAAACTCCCGAATGGATTAATTCTTTTTTACAAAAAAATAAAAAGTTATTTTTAGTGTTTGCTATTGATGGTTTAACACATGAAACAAATAAATTATATAGAATAGGTGTTAATACCAGTCTTGCTTTTGCTAATATGTTTAAATCCGCCAAACAACGTGTTACAAAATGGGATTTTACAGTATTTGATCATAATTTTCAAGAAGTGGAACAGGTTATAGCATTAGCTAGAGAAAAAAACATAAAATTGCAGGTGAGAATTAATGAGAGAGATTGTTTAAAAATAACAGAAAAAAATTTAATTAAATTGAAAAATATTTTAAACAAATATGATGTAAAAGATCATCAATGTAACTATGTTAATCTATGATAAACTGTGATTTCTATAATTATGAGTTAAAACAATGGAAACAATATGAAATAGATTTGGGTCTGAATATATATCCATGTTGTTTTTTTTATTTAAATAAACTAGGCATTGGTCTAGATAAAATTATAAATGAAACTGTATTAATTCATATTGATACTTCGCTTAAAACTAATAAGTTAGAAAATATTTTAAAACAATTTAAAGAGGTTTTAAATGAAGATGTTTGGAATAGTGATAACTGTCCCCCTTTATGTAAAGATAATTGCACATGGAAAGAGTAGTGTATTGTATAAACCATGGAGATCGAGGGCTTATTGTTAATGACTGGACCGAAATAGAAATTTCTAGTGATTTACACGTATATCCTTGTTGCACTCTTCATGCATTTCATTTTTTAGATGGAACTTTTTATGATGAATATTTGGATGGATTACCTAAGAATTGGAATTCTTTAAAACATCATTCAATAGACGAAATAATAAAAACATTTAGAGAATATATTACAGTTGAGAAATGGCAAAAATTAGAAACAACTCCGCAATGTTGTAAAAAACAATGCTTATTACAAAAATATAATGAATATTGAACATGATATATCTATTTGGAGATAGTTTTGGATCAGCACCTACCGGAAAGGGTTATAAAGAAACAGAGTATCTTTATTATCGTCAGGTTTCGAAGTATTTTGATGAAGAGTTGGTAAATTTTGCTCGAGCTGGTTCGGGTCCTGATTATACGTTTAAAAAATTTATGCAATTATGCGGTGATAAAAAGGGGTTGTTCAATTTAAATGGTGATAAATTTATTTTTCTTTTATCTGCCCCAGAAAGAATAGATTTTGATTTTCTTTCAGAAGAGGATAAGCATATGGGATTACAGTATTTGTACTCAGATAGTTTATCAGAAGAGAATAAAAAAAGGGTTGATTTTTTTTATAAAACATATTCTAATGAAATGAGACTAACTAATTATAAAAATTTATTTTTATTATATTGTTTGTCTGAATTTTTTTTACCAGATTCTAAATTTTTTGTTGCTCTAACTTTTGGTATAGATAAGGTTGAAGAAGCAAATGGTGGATTTATTAATGATGATAATCAATTGAATATTTTAAATTCAAAAAATTTCTATTATTTCGAATATCCTTTTAATATTTTGACAATAGAAGAATTTTATGACCATGAAGAATGTCATTTTGATGAACCCGTAACATATAAGTTTGTAAAAGGTGAAAAAATTTATATGAACGATATCAGATTAAATCATTTTAGTGAGGTGAATCATAATAAAATAGCTAAAGCAATGATCGATTTTTTTGAAAAAGGTTTAAGGTCAAAGGTAGAATTTAAGTCTAATTTTTTAGATGAATATCATGAATTAACTAAAAAGGTGGATTATATTTACGAATGACTTATTTTATTTTCGGTGATAGTTTTGCGACAATAGATGGGTCTCCAAAAGATCCCCATTATTTCAATGGGAAAACAGGAGATTTGTGGTATGATATTTTGGAGAACGAAACAGGAGAAAAAGTTCATACTTTTGCAGAAGGTGGGTTGGGGCCATATACGATATTTGAAGATTTTTATGAATGTTTTGAAACTAAAAAAATAACCGATAAAGTAATATTTTTTTTATCTTGTCAATATAGACTACCGATAGATTTATATAATCAACCCATTTGTTTGGATGTATTAAGAGGAGATAAAGATACTGTTTTAAAATCTTTAGAATATGAAATTTTATTTACTCATAAAATTTTAAAAGAAGAAATTTTTAGAGCAAATATAAAAAACATTTATTTTTTAAAGGTATTATCGCAGTTAAAAAAAATTAAGATCATGGTTTTTTTATGTTTTGGATTTAATAGGACAGGGGTTCATGATTATGTTAATGTTAAAGAAATTTATGAATTGAGCAAATTAAATGATGAATATTTTAATATTCATATCAAACCACTATATCATGTGAGCATAGAAGAATCTGTTAATTTTAAAGATTACGACAATAAACATAATTACAGGGCTAATCATTTGTCTTTTTGTAATCATAGAATTTTAACTAATATACTTTTGAATTTTTTCACTACAGACTCTGTTGTATTGGATGATATCTGGAATAAACATATTTTAACAACTTGGAATGATCCTTCTTTAGGCAGAGACCATTTTATATACGAATGATATGATCGTTTATATTTTTGGAGATAGTTATGGCGATGAGCTGAGTAATCCATTATTTTATCGTGCGTGGTTTGATATGATAGAATAACCAGTTGTAAATAAAAGTAGATGTTCTGCTTAATAAATTATCAAATTTTTTCTACGATACCACTCTCACTGAAACCTTTCATAAAAATCTATATAAAACCGAAGGAGAAAAACTTGAAAAATTTATCTATGACTGATGTTGGTTTTATAGGATTGGGTAAATTAGGATTAGAATGTGCAGAAGCAATGGCCCAAGATGATATTTGTGTGCATGGTTTTGATTTGCGTGAGAAAAAAAGCAATAAAATTATTATTCATAAAAATATAAAAGATGCAATACAATATAACAACTTTATATTTTTAGCGGTTGAAACTCCTCATCATGAAGATTATGATGGAACCAAGCCTTCCTCGCATTTAGATCCCAAAGATTTTCAGTATGAATTCGTAATCAATGCTTTACTTCAAATAAACGAATATATTAGAGAGGGTCAGACTATTGTATTAATTAGTACAGTTTTACCTGGAACCTGTAGAAAAGACTTTTTGCCAATAATCAAAAAAGGAGTGAATTTTATATACAATCCATATTTGATTGCTATGGGTACAACAACTTGGGATATGCTGAATCCTGAAATGATTATAATGGGATCGAATAATGTACTTCAAAGTATTGTTTATGATCTTAAAATGTTTTATATAAAAATTTTACAGAAGAAAAAAACTAGATTTGAATTGGTTACCCTAGATGAAGCAGAATGTATTAAAATATTTTATAATACGTTTATATCTGCTAAAGTTAGTTTAGTTAATATGATACAAGATGTAGCAGAACTAAACGGTAATGTAGATTGTGATGTAGTTGCTAATGCGTTGTCAAATTCATCACAGAGGATTATAAGTAAATTATATATGAAGCCTGGTATGGGAGATGGTGGTCCCTGTCATCCCAGAGATAATATTGCTTTAAGATTTCTTGTAAATAAATTAGACTTAGGGTATGATTTATTTGATGCAATTATGACTTCTAGAGAGGTTCAAGCAAAGAGATTGGCTGAAAAATTAGTGAGTTTCAAATTACCGATTGTTATATTGGGAAAGTCGTTTAAGCCAAAAATAAGTTATACTGATGGTTCATATGCGTTATTAGTGGGATATTATGTAAATGAATTGTCGAATTTTGAACTGGGTTTTGATGAAAATATGAATGATGTTCCATGCACATATTTACTTGCCCATAGAGGATGTCATTATGATTTTAATTTTAATAAAGATAGTATAGTTGTGGATCCCTGGAGAGAATTTAAAACCAATAAACATCTTGTCCCACTAAAAATAATTCATTATGGAAAAAAACTTTTATTATGAGAATACATGTTGACCAGTGTATTGATACAGTACCGATACAAAATGTTATAGAAACATTGAAATGTGTTTCGGCTGATCAGACAATTATAGATGAAGTGTTGCAAACAGATGACGAAAATGTGATTTTCATTGATTCAGAAGCTGATAGACTTGCTCCATTAGATGAGTTTGATGATTATACCTTATATAATATTTTAACTCTGGATTTTAAAGATAAAAATGTATATTATGTCACTTCAGATTTTAACATATGGTCTAATTTAAACCGATTAAAAAAAATAATTTCTTGTAATGAAATAAAAACAGATATTATTCCATTAATTAATCCTTATATGTATGGTTTTTTTAATGATTATGAGATTGAATCCTCCAGTGCTTCGCAAACTGAATTACCCCATTCAAATGCGAAGATAGGATGCGTTAATATTAACAATTTTAGTTTAACTGTTGATGATAAAAAAATAGAGTATGAACCAAAATATAATGTTATTTCATTAAACAGTACAAAAAAACATCAGAGAATAAAAACAATCAAAGCACTGCGTGGCATAGAAAATTTTATGTATTCGTATTATCCATTTGAAGATCCTCAACAAATGGAAGATGTTTTTGATAATGATGAAGATAATGAATTATTAAATGAATTAACAGAATTAAATGAAATATATGATCCCTTACTTTTTATGAAAAAAAGTGAAGTTCCACTAAATTTTCGATCAAAGAAAGATATATCAAAAACTTTTGCTTCAAAGCATGATGCTTTTCAAAGATGTGTTCCTTTAGAATATATTCAGAGCTGTATAGACCTTGTGACAGAATCATATGTTGATGAAAGCATTGCATTAACAGAAAAAACTTTTAAACCTATTTCATTAAATAAACCTTTTATATTATTAAGCGCAAGAAATTCGCATCAGTTTTTGAAAAAAGCGGGGTTTTATCTATATGAAGAATTGTTTGATTATTCATTCGATGATAAATCATTTGATCAAAGATTTGATTCTATTATGAAACAGATAAAACCAATTTTAGCTATGTCTACTCACCACTTAACTGCTAAAATAGAAACATTTAGAGAAAAAATACAGTATAATTGTTTTCATGTGGCGAATCAGAAGCAAATATGGTATATTGCTTCTGAATTAGATGATTTTAACTATTTGAAATTTATGATAAATGAACAAAAAGCGTTTGTTTAGGGGATTAGATGAAATTTTTGCACTGCGAGCATATTTCAAAAAAAATATTAAATGAAATAAGAGCTGAAAAAACAGTAATTCTTTATAATTATGCAGAACCATATTCTTTGTTCCCGTATTTGAACGTGGGGGGATATCATAAGCGAAATACTAGGGCGCTTTTTTATCATTTACTCAATGAATTTGACGACACGTTTAATATTACATTTGTCGGCGCGGATATTCATCTTAAGCAAAATTATGAAAAAGTAAAACAATCAGTAAAATCAAGTTTAAATTTAAAAATTGTTTCATTTCCTTGGTTTTTTGTTTATGAATATTTTTTTCCTGGAGAAATTGGTACTTATATTTTGAAAGATAATGTTCAGCCTCGTATAGAACACAATGCTATATTTTTATCTGGGGGAAGAAGATTTTGTAGAGATTATATAATGTCAGAATTGAGTAAATATGATACTTTTATATATTCGAATTTAGGTTATATTGATATGATCGATCAAGTGGCTCGCCGAAAAGTTATTAAATATGATTTGCTTGATGATTGTTTTAATATTTCTTATTATGATTATTGTTCACATACGCACAATACTGATAAAATATCGGGTGATGAAACTTCACTAAATTACTTATTTGGTTTTAATAATTTCAACTCATCCAAAAAAATATATTTTAGTCCAGATTTAAAAAAATTAAAAAATCCCGCCCGTGTTATGTTGAATAGATCTTTAAACACAGAATATTCCGCAGATTATTCCGATGTGGATTTAGAAAAAGAATATCAGACTTGTCCTTGGTATTTGTATAATATTGTTCCTGATGAATATTTGAAATCTGCGGTGAATTTTGTTTGTGAAACTCAAACAGATTGTGCTACACATATTACAGAAAAAACAGTCAAAAATTTTTTTTATAAAAAACCATTTTTAACCTTTGCTTCTAAGAATTATTATAAATTTTTAACGGATCACGGATTTGTGCTTTATGATGAATTGTTTGATTATTCGTTTGATGGTATTGGGCAATATGGAAAAAGATTAAAAGCGTATATGATCGAGTGTGAAAAAATATTACAAATGGATTTAAATGGTCTAATGAGTATTATAAGTACGCTTAAATATAAATTAAATCATAATTATCAAATATGTAGTGATATTTCTTATAAATTATTTAGAGGTTGCGATGATGATAAGTATCAAGTCTTTCAAGATGAAATAGAGAATTATGTTAATACACTCGACTAATGATTATGATCCTCTTCATGAGATAATTGTAGGACGTGCAGATTTTGCACATATTCCTCCAGTAGATTCTTCGATGAAAAATTTCATGTATGCAAATTTAACAATTGAAGAAATAAAAAAATATGTTGGTCCATATGATCAAGAGGTTCTTGAAGAGACAAGTGAAGATCTTGATATTTTATCTGAAGTGTTGGAAGACTGTGGTGTGATAGTTCATAGGCCAGAAAAAATACAACATCGTCATCTAATTCAGACTCCAAAATGGAAAACTACTGGTTGGTATAATTATTGTCCTAGAGACATTTTTTTAGTTTTGGGTAATAATATTGTTGAAGTACCTAGCGTAATGAGAAGCAGGATGTTTGAAACTTGGTCTTATAATAAAATTTTGCATGAAGCATTTGATGATGGTACAAATTGGTTTTCCGCTCCAAAACAAATTGTTGAAGACGTAAGTTTTGATTTTTCTGATTTATCACAATCAACATTAATGAATAAAGAAATACTTTTCGATGCACCAAATGTAGTAAGGATTGATAATGATTTGATTTTTCAAATAAGCAATAGTGGAAACGAAAAAGGAGCAGAATGGTTGCAACGAATGTTTCCTGATTATAAAATTCATATTGAACGTGATGCATATTCAGGCGCACATTTTGATAGTACGGTAATTCCATTAAGAGAGGGGCTTGTATTATTAAATGGATTAAGATGTGATCAAGACAATTATCCTAAATTTTTCAAAGATTGGGAAAAAATATTTTTTAGTGATATTGTTTCAACTGATATTATAGATTATGGAATATCAAGTGATTCTATAGGTCTTAATTTGTTAAGTGTTAATAATGATTTAGTTATTGTTGATGGAAATCAAATAGCTTTGATAAAACTATTGAGTCAATATGGAATTGATAGTATTCCATTGTATTTGAGGCATTCTAGAACTTTGGGAGGGGGATTTCATTGTGTAACGCTGGATTTAAGAAGAGGATAGGCTTTTTAGAGCTGTCCCACATTTTTACCAATCAAATTAAATTACCGTATTCTACAGGATGTGTGTGGAGTTATTGTAGATCAGACGATGAAATATTAAATAATTTTTCTTTTAATGTTGCTGATTGGCATTATGTGCTTGACGGGTCTTTCGATGTTTTATCAACTGCTCAAAAATTGGCCCAATGTGATGTTGTGGGTGTTTCCTATTTTGTTTGGAACACTTATGTAAGCGATAGAGTATGTGCTGAAATTAAAAAAATAAATCCCAACTGTTTGATAGTGTATGGTGGTCTAGGTACTCCTAAACACGGAAGGTGCAGAGAATTTTTAGATGAAAGACCGTTTATTGATGTTATTGTGCATAATGAGGGCGAAATTGTTTTTAAAAATATATTGAAAACAATTATTCATGGATTTAATATAAGATCAGTTAAAGGTATTACGACACATCAATTTCAAACTCCTTTAGAAGAACGAATAAAAAACATATCTAAACTACCTAGCCCATACCTTAATGGTCTTTTTGACGATCTTATTTCTGTTAAAGATCATAATTATGAATGGGAAAGTCTTATAGAAATAGAGAGAGGTTGTCCTTATACGTGTTCTTTTTGTGAGGTTGGCGATAGACATTGGACAAAAATTATCAAACAAGATTATGATAAGATGCTGAAAGAAATCAATTGGATTTCTGAACACAATATTGAATATTTGCATTTGATTGCTAATAATTTTGGCATGTATAGAGAACATAAGATTATTTCTGATTTATTGATAAAAAACTTTAAAACGATTGGATTTCCAACCGCATTAAATATTACTTGGGCAAAACATAAAAAGCCCTATCTTTTTGACATGGCTGAAGATTTGTGGAAAGCTGGTCTAAATAAGAGTGTGACGATTGCGTTACAGTCTACAAATCACAAAACGTTAAAGGCTATAGGAAGAACAAATGAAAATACTAATTTAGTTCAAGTCATATCAAAACTCAAAACAATAGGAATGCCTGCTTACATAGAAACAATTTTAGGGTTACCCGAAGAAACATTAACTAGTTTTAAGGAGGGGCTGTATAAATTGATCGATGATGTTGATTATCATAATTATATTGGTATATATGTGATGGTGGCCTTACCTAATACTCCCTTTGGTGATAAAGAATATTTAAATAAATACGGCATTAAAATTAGGCAAACAACTCCAGCTTTTTTTCATCATGATCATCCTTCAGAAGAGCTTATGAAAGATGTGAATAATGTTGTTGTTGGTTCAACTGTTATGTCGTTTGACGACTATATTGAAGCAACTCTTTGGAAATGGTATATGATTTCTTTTCATTTTTTGGGGTGGTTAAGAATACTTGCACTGAAATTAAAAAAGGAATATAAAATAACATTGAGGCAATTTTATGATGATCTTTTTATGTGGTTTATCAATAATGATACAACATTTCTTTATAAAGAATATTATATAACAAAGAGGCTGTTAAAAAAAGTATTTGAACAAAAAATACCTTGGGGTAGAAAAGTATTAGACGTTTCAAATATATATTGGGAGTATGAGGAAGCTACTATTATTCATTTAGTTAAAGAAAAACGTAGATTTTATGATGAAATATGTGTTTTTATAAAAAAACAATATAATCTTGATTCTTCATTAATAAACGAACAGTATCATAAAATGAAAGATCCTTATATTGAATATGATGGAGATTTAGAAAAGTGGGCTAGAGAGTGTATATGGTGGGGTAGGAGATCGGAAAAATTTTTTTGTTAAATTTATTTTTTGGTGGTTTAAAATATGTTGAATAAAAAAAATGAGTGGGAATGTAATAAAAAATCTGGTATACCCCATGCAGTGTTTGATAATTTTTTAGACGAAGCTACGTGTATAAAACTATATGAAGAATGTGTTTCAGCTCCAAGGGGTGGTTGGACTGTGTTTACTAGATCCGGATCTAGGATGGAAGAATATCGTGATTTGATATATACACCTATTGCTCATAATATCACATATGATTTGATGCATTCGGGTGAAATGATATATGACTTGGAACAGATGACGGGAATAGTTGGATTGTTGCCTGATCCTCATATAGTTGGTGCGGGGTTTTCTATAATACGGCCTGGAGATAGTTTAAAATGTCATTATGATTTTAATTGGAATGATCGATTAAGATTACATCGGACTTTGTCCTCAATATTATTTTTAACTCCTGATTGGTCTGAGGAATGGGGTGGGCACCATGAATGTTGGTCTGATAATATAGACAATAATACTAATTCAAAATTATTATATGATGTAGCTCCATTGTTTAATAGACTTATTGTTAAAGAAAATGTTACGGGTAAAATAAAAGATTGGCATTCTGTTAGAACCGTAAATAGTCCAAATAAAATTAGTCGGTGTGCAATACGTTTTTTTTATTATTTGAGTAACAGTACTTATAACAAAGATGATATGCCGCATAAAAGTGTTTATGCGAGCAATGAATATACTCATTTTAAATTATGGGAAGAATGAATGGATTGTTAGAATATGCATGATTTTAAAAATTTAACAGCTATTAAAGATCCGGAAGTTAAAAAGTTCATAATGTCGATAGATTCTATGAACTTTTTATATGATTTGGATTTGATAAACACGTTTAAACAAAATTTTGTGGAATGGATTTCTTCTTCTAAGTTAAACAATTTTTTAAATATAACCTCGTTTAATAATGTCCAAATTACTAATGGAAGTGTTCATATTTTTGATCATTTTTATATAAAGCATAAAAATAAAACGTTTAGATTGTTCGATGGTGAATTCATGTATCATCGAGCCGCTTTGAAAAATAATTATAATTTTGGCCGTGTTGATGAGACTTTAAAGACGACCAAAAATAATGCATTTATTATGAGTGTACCTTTTACGGGATATGGTAAAATCCACACAGAATTTTTTTATTGGTTAGATGTATGCGAAAAATATAATATTCCTGTTTTATTGGATTTTTGTCATGCTACCGTGTCTAAAAATATAAATATAGATTTTGATAATTATTCGTGCATAGATACTTTAGCATTTAGTATTTCAAAATCCTTTTATGGGGCAGAACATTTGAGAGTGGGGATCCGGTTACAGAGAGAAAATTCGGATGATGGTATTGATATTTTAAATTCAAAAGGAATACAAATGCTAAATTTGTTGAGTATAGGTGTTGCGAATGAATTAATATTAAAATATCCTTTTGATTTCAATTGGCTAAACTATGGCGCAATTTATAAAAAAATATGTGATCAGTTACAGCTTGAATATACTGATAATATACTTATGGGAATAGGAAATAAACAATATGATGCATATAATAGATCAGGTGTCAATCGATTATGTCTTTCAGGAGAAATTTCAAGACAACTTTCGGTTAGTTGATACCTCATGCACGTCAACAAATGCATTAGGATATGCAGATTTGAACTGTAATATATTACAGCAATTTATTGATTTAGATGATATATCTAATTTGAATCAATTAAATCATCAGTTAAATGTTGACATTAAATATGCTACTTTGATTTTACAAAAACCGGGTTCAGTGAATGCATCACATTATGATAAATTTTGGCCATTAAATGATATTCCAACAAATAAAATTAAAGTGAGAATTAATGTTTTTTTGAGCAAATGGTATTTTGGTCAATTAGTAGAATGCTCTAACAAAACTATTTCCAGATGGAGTATAGGAGAAGCAACTTGTTGGGACAGCACAATAGAACATTTTGCAATAAATTTTAGTAAATATGATAAATTAACTTTACAGTTATCGGGGTTATATAATGATTAGCTGGGGAACCACTTTTGGTTCACATGATGGGGCTTTGGCCGTGTTTGAAGATACTAAACTCGTATTTGCATCTGATGCAGAACGTTGGTCACGTAAGAAAAATGATTCTATAATACCAGATAATCTTATCAAATTCGCGGAAGAACACTGGGGTGTTCCAAATAAAGTATATTTTTATGAAGATATACGAATAAAAAATAGAAGGAGAGAGTTAGCGGGGCAAAAACTGATAACCCCTTTTGAATTTAAATATGATACTATACCCACAGAACATCATTATTCTCATGCGTGTTATGGGTATTATACATCGTCATTTGAAAATTGTACAGTATTAGTAATAGATGCTATAGGTGAATGGGCCACAATGACCCAGTGGAAAGTTATTTATGGTGAATTTAAAATAATAAAACAGTGGAACTATCCTAAATCAATAGGATTATTTTATTCAGCAATGACACAATCGGCTGGATGGAAACCAAACGAAGAAGAATATATTTTGATGGGTGCGGCTGGAGTAAATCGTAATTCGACTTTTGAAAATTATTCTATTATACGAAATTTGTGGGACAACGGTACTAATTTTCATCGTGGAATAGATTTGACTATGGATAAATTTGAAATAGCTTCCGCTACACAGCAAGTATATGAAGAAGTGTTTGATGATATTATTTCGGAAATTGAAGATGATAATTTAATAGTTGTTGGAGGATGTGCTTTAAATGTTTCTGCCAATCGATTGTTGTATAAAAAATTTAGTAATGTTCATATACCATGCAATCCAGGAGACGGTGGTTCAGCCATAGGATGTGTTCTTGCAAGAACTAAAACAAAAATAGACCCTTCTCCGTATTTGGGATATGACGTTGTTGGAAAATATCCTGTAGAAAATTTGATCAAAGAACTCAAGACCAATGGTATTGCGGGAGTGATTTCTGGTAAGGCTGAATTTGGACCCAGAGCTTTGGGTAATAGATCAATTTTAGCCGATCCTTCTATTATAAATATAAAAGATAGAGTGAATAAAATAAAAGGCCGGGATAATTTTAGACCCTTTGCCCCCATGATCTTAAAAGAAGACTTGACATCATATTTTAAAAATAATATTTATTCGCCTTATATGAACACAACATTCACTGCATTGAATCATACTAGAAAAATGTATCCTGGTATAGTTCATTTAGATGGTACTTCTAGAGTCCAAATTGTTGAAACTGATGAGCATAAACAATTATTGCAAGAATGGAAACAAGAGTCTGGTTGTCCAATGTTACTCAATACGTCATTGAATATTAAAGGAGAACCTATGATGGATAAAAAAAATAATAATATGCCGTTTGAGGGGATGGAGATTTTTTAATGATGGAAGAAAAGTTTGGTGTAATCTATGAATATGACACAAGTGTTTATAATTGGAAGCAATTATTAGAAAATTTGCTGAAGTGTTCTCTTGAAAACTTGCATTTGAAATATGTTTCAGAAGATGCATGGAATTGGGTTAGTGATGTACAACCAAAAAGCACGTATGGTGATTTAATACATACAATATATTCTTATTTTCGTAATGATGCTGATTTTAATTTATTATGGAAATCTTTTTGTGAAAATATATTAAAACTTGCGTTAAATGTTTCTCCTGGCGAGTTTACTATGTTAAACAAAAACGTTATTGTAATGCAACGGTTGCCTTCAATTAAAATAGTACCCTCTAAAAGTACAGTGAAATATTGTGATAATGATTTGATAAATAAAAACGGTATTGATTATAGTCTTCATACTGATAATGAAATAGCACTTCATCCTGAATTTGAAGAGAATTTTTGGATGCCGTTAATGGATGTAGATGATCATAATACCCTGTATATATTACATTCTGATAATATTTTATATCCTGTAAATATAAAATACGGTCAATTTGTAAAATTTTATGGATGTAAAATTTTACATGGATCTATACCTCATAATTCTTCTATCAATACACGTATTTCTTTTGATTTTAGAGGATGCTCATATTCTAATTATAACGAAGAAATTTTGACAGATGGATTATTAAAAAGTGCAGGTAAGGTTTGGAGACAAAAAGATTACTATAATATTAATAATTATTATAGATTAATATAACATAAATATTTAAATTTTGGAGCATAATAATGGCAATAACTCATGGTTCGTATCGCAAAATGATACGAGAAACAATACACGAATCGCAAAAATGTCAGCGAAATTGGGATTTAAGTAAATCTATACCCGAAGAAGACAAACAGCTATTAATAGAGTCAGCGACAAATTGTCCTTCTAAACAAAATTTGAATTATTATCGGTTACATGTCATAGAAGACCGGGACATGATAGAAGAAATTCATAAAAAAACTGTTGGATTTGGTCCAATTTATTCAGATTATGATTCTGAATTAAGAAAAGAAAATTCATTTGACGAAAAAACAACAGAAGAGGGTAAATATTATACTAATCCACAAGTGCTTGGTCAATTATTGTTAGTGTTTACTGAAAATGAAAATCCGTTATTGAAACGGCAGGATACATATGTACCTAATGTTCAATATGATGATGAATGGGCAGAAGACCGTTCTATTGCAATTGGTATAGCCGCAGGATATGTAAATATCGTAGCTACTCAATTAGGATATGCTACAGGATGTTGTAAGTGTATGGACTCTAGTGCTATAGCTGATATTTTGGGAGAAGTTCCTGTATTATTAATGGGAGTGGGCTGTGCAGATTTATCTAAAGATAGGAGACAACATCATTATGAAAATTTTAAATTTCCAACCTTGAAAAAAATGAAAAATATTGAGGTTATAACCCATTCTTAGAATTTATAATAATGGATTATATTGTTACTACGTTAGATAAAGATAATGAAATATCTCCTGGTATACAGAGATTACATAGTTCATATGATAGTTATTTAAAAAAATTAAAAGATTCGGATAGACTATTTGTAATTGAGTCGGATTCTGGTCCAAGTTCTTCGCCTAAGCAATTATTGCCTTTACAAGACAATATTTATATAATAGATTCTGATGTTACTTCTATAGATCACAATAAAAATTATTATGGATTTCCTTGGAAAGTCATTTGTCAGCATGTACAACATTTGTCGAGAGATTTTTCTTTAGATGATAATTTCGAAAAAAAATATCATGTATGTCATTTAAATAGACGGCCTGCGGCTCTTAGAGTTTTATCTGTCGGGGACGTAATGCAGTTGAAAAATATTGTATATTCTTTATATCCGTATAATGAAGATCATATGAGTTATACGAATGACCATATGAGAAATAATATAGATATTAAAACGATATATTTGAATAAAAATCGTGTGATTATAAATGATGAGGTCTCATTAAAGCCCGAAGATGATGTTGTGGTTAGGGGTTTTAAAATAGACCGCATACGTTTGTCTGAAGATATAACAAAGAATGCTAGACGGGTTATAGGGAAAAAATATCACAATACGTTTTTTCCAGAATGCATATTCCCCCCCGTTGAATATTTTCAGAGTTATGTAGATTATTATCAAGAATCAACTCTTACGTTTGGATTATCTTTTACGGAAAAAATAGTTAAAAATTTGATTTGGAAAAAGCCCTTTATTGTTTTGAGTAATTCTGGTATTTACAAGTTTTTAGAACAGCAAGGATTTATTAATTATTTTAATATATATGATGGTCCATCATTAAAAAAACGATATAAATCATGTTTTAATATGGTAAGTGATTTGTGCGATGATATTGGGATTTTGTCTGATTTTGATGTGGACTTAAAAGCACAGCATAATTTTAATAGAACAATGGAAATATATGCCAAATATGGCGATTTTTTTCGATTTATTTGGCATATAGATTTTAATGGTTCTATAGAAATAGAAAATACTGATATTATGGATAATTTTTTGGAGTTGATAAATGATATTGATAAATTCAGTTATTAAAACAAAATGTGATTTCAAATCTAAGCAAGAAATTAAACGTTATTTGTATAGTTTTATAGAATTTCATCCGTTTAGAAAATATAATCAAAAAATAGCAGATGAATTTGGTGAACATCTGTTTTCTATGACGTTTATCCTGCCTAATTTGGTTGTTTTAACACAACGATATCCTACGAAAAAATTATATTTTGATTCTGAACTTTTACGAAAAGATGTTATCCACCAATTAACTAAAATTGTATATTATTATAAAGTAAGCGATCCTATAGAGGTAGAAACATGAAACTTTGCATAGTAGGCGGCAGTACTGCAGGATGGTGGGCCGCGGGTTATTTTGAAAAACATTTACCAGATTGGGAAATTACAATTTATGATGCTCCTGATATTCCATCAATGGGTGTTGGGGAATCAACCTTGCCTCAACTTAAATGGTGGTGGGAGGAATTGGGTATCGAAGAAAAGGATTGGGTAAAAAATTCTGATGCCGTTTTAAAATATGGAAATTATAAAGAGGGGTGGAATGCGCCAGAATTTGATAAACCATTTGTCACAAGATTTTGGTTTAATGATAATAATAAATTTGATCAAATGATGGCTGATCCTACCAACTTTGATGTTGCTGGGAAAATAATTGAGGAAAATTTTTATAGAGAATTTGATAATCCAGATTCAAGATCTGATTATGCTTATCATGTCTGTGCGGAGGCTTCTGCTGATATAGTAAAAAATCATTGCAAAAAAACTGTTTTAATCGAGGAAGAACTTTCAGAGTTACCTAAGGGGTTTGATCTTTATATTGATGCAACGGGTTTTGGTAGAAAATTTATACGAGATTTTACTAAAATGAATATTTCAGATTTTCATTTTGTTGATTCTGCATGGGTGTGTCCTATGGAAAATTCGCCCAATGATTCAGATGTGACTAAATCAATTGCCAGGAAGTATGGTTGGACATTTGAAGTTAGTTTACAAAATCGTGTGGGTATGGGTTATATATTTGCATCTCGTTATGTGAATAAAGAAGAAGCACTTAAAGAATTTCGAGAAATTTATGAGGCCCTCGATAGAACTCCCCTGTCTTCACAAAAAGAAGAACGGTTTATTCAGTGGGATCCGATGATTTTACAGAATCCTTGGTCTGATAATGTGGTTGCTATTGGAACATCTTCTGGTTTTGTTGATCCACTTGAGGCGACGGCTTTGTTTATGACTCAAAGTGGTATTACACAATTAGTGAATACGATAAAAAGGGGTTATAGCAAGAAATCATATAATCGTATAATGAGAAGAATATGGAATGATGGTCTTAGATTTCAGTTAGCTCATTATGTATTAAGCAGTAGAAATGATACTCGATTTTGGCTTGATTCTCAGAAAGGGGCAAATAGTATTTCCGGTAGTAATTTCATTTGGGATAATTATCAAAAATATACTGGTTCTTATCAGTGGGTGTTTCCAGATGGTATTTGGTGTCAATTGGGGATATATTTAAATCAAATGAAAAATTATGCACCTAAAAAACAATTAAACCATTAAGTAGATTATTATGATTGATTGTGTAAATTATAAAGAAGAAACTGAAGACATTATAAGAAGATTTCAAAGAAAAGAGGATTTTGTTTATTTTACTTCAGGGTCTACTGGAAAACCTAAAAAAATAGTTCATTCCTATGAGCTTATGAAAATGGTTGCTGAAGAAAATTGTAGATATAATAATTATACGAATAATGATTATATTGTTAATATGTCATTACCTGCCACCTCGATAGGGTATCCAGTTCTTTCAGTTTTGCCTGCTTTGATGACAAATTGTAATTTGAAAGTAATAGCATTTCGCCCAAATGATTATTTGGACGAAATTCAAAATGCAACCCATGCTTTTATTTTACCCGCAGTTTATAGAGTATTGAAAAGAACTGATAAATGGAAAAATTTTAATTTTACAGATATGACGGTTTCATGCGGTGCAGATATTGTTCCTGTTGGTTTTAAAGAAGATGTGCTTTCTAAGGGAGCTAAAAAATTTCATCATTTGTATGGTTCAACAGAAGTACCGCCTGCTATTTCTGATTCAGAAGATGAACAGCAAATAGGACAAAATCTTTCATCTTTAATAGACTATTATGTGAATGATAATGAATTGTTTATAAAATGGAAAATACAAGATTCTTATTGGGCATCGGGTGATATCGTTGATGATGAATTAAAATTTATTGGTAGAACGAAAAATATATTAGCTTTAAACTGTTCACGTATTCATCCCGAAACAATTGAAAAACATGTTTTAGACAATACCTCTGTTAATCGATGTATGTTAACCATAAAAAATGACAAAGTTTGGATGTTTTATGATGGAGACGAAGAGGCTTTAATAGTTAAAGAAAAGGTTCAAGAATGGTATAAGGATTCTTCTGTTAATGTGAGAAGAGTTGAAAAAATAAAAGTGAATGAGATGAATAAGCTGGTCAGAACTGAAACTTATGATAATTGTTAGAGATTTTAGATATACAGATTTAAAATTATTGCAAAAATTTATATTAGATTGGAAAAAACGAAAATTAAATTATGATATTAAATATTTAAATATTGAAAAAATGCTTAAATGTTTTTTATTTTTTAAAAATGATAAATTAGCCATGTTATCGGGAATAGATGATATTAGTGAATTTGTACCAAATACTTATAGAATTTTAACAAGAGCAATAACAACAAAATATAGCCCAAGATGTTGGGGTCCAACGATTGAAGAACGATTTTTTTCAAATGTGATGGCTGGCTTATCTATTGATCATTGTCAAGAAATTGATAACACTAAAAATATTGTAATTACTACAAATGCTGATTCGAGAATATCTAATATTATGAAAAAAAGTAATAAAGGTTGGATGACCTATAGGGAGGTTATATCGATTTATGGAGAAAACCAAATAATTTGGGATATTGATATTGTAAATTGTAAAATAATGACTGAAAAATGGAAAATAAAATTAGATTTGGTTTTTGAATGAATACCAAATATTTTTGTGCATCACCGTTTACAAGAATGACAAGATCACCAAATGGTGATTTAAGAACATGTGTTTATCATCCTCCATTAAAAAATAATTATAAAACTATACAAAATGCATTTTTAAGTGACGAAATGGAAGTTATTCGTCAAGAAATGTTAGAAGGAAAACGAAGAACAGAGTGTGAATGGTGTTATTTTTATGATGATTCAAATCAATATTCTTGCCGACAAGATATAAATGAAAGATATCCAGATCCCCCACCATCTACTTTGTTGAGGGAGCTTGATTTTGCGGCTTCAAATAAATGTAATTTTATATGCGTAACATGTAACGAATCTGCATCTTCGGGTTGGGAGTCTAGAAATAAAGAATTTAGATTTATTGATAGTCAAATTTTACACAAATTACCAATAGAGTTGGATGGTGTTGATAATTTAATACAACTAACGATAATGGGGGGCGAGCCAACTTTAGAACCGTATTATACAGATGAATTTTGGGATTTGATAGAGAGTAAAACCAATAATGATACGTGGTTTCAAATGATTACCAATTGTTCATCGTATCCAAATGAACGATGGATGGAATTTTTATCAGGATTAAAACATGTTTGCATAGGTATTTCGTTGGATGGTGTTGGTGAGGTTGGAGAATTTTGTCGGTTGGGATGGAAAGAAAGAGTATGGCGTAAAAATTTTTTAAAATGGTTAGAGTTTTTTTCAAACAGAACTTATGATAAAACTTCAAGACATGATGGTCCTTGGATAAATTTTGTATTAAGCAACTATAATGTTTTTAATTTAACCGATACTCTTAGATATGTAAATGCATTTAATATGAGAGATCGTGTGATGTTAACAACTGCGTTTGAACCAGACTATTTGTGTCCTGCATATTTGCCTAATAAATATAAGAAAGAAATAATCGAATCAGAATTTTATGATCAAAATCATAAAAAATTCGTTTTGGATGTTTTAGAAAAAAATGATGAATCTGAATTAATTCATGCGAAATTTTTACAATATACTAAATACCTAAATACATTTGTAAAAGTTCCAAAAGAATGTTCAAGCTTTTTAACACAGAAAGGATAATATGAAATGCATTTTATTTGAATTGACTCACTTACCTGATGATTCTCGGACATGGAATAATGCGGATGAATATTTAACGTTGCTTGAATCTAATAATCAGCCGTCAGTTGATTATGATGTATACCCCCCCTTTTTAACAACGCAACTTGACGAAGAGGGATTTAATCTTAATGGGACTCTTGGGTTATTTTGTTTTGCTGATAATACTAAAATAAATTGTTTAATGTTTTATGAGGGCGTTTCGTTTGATTTGTTAAATATGAATGATCAAACGAAAGAATTGTATTTTACAATGTTTCATCAATATAATTTATCTTGGTCTACTGATGTTTCAATGAGAAGTAGGGAAGTTTTTAATGCTGATATTCTTTTAAAAAGACTATATTCAGTGTTTTGGGCAGAATATGGACCAGTTAATTTTTATTCCCCGCCATTAGATGACTTCTATAACACTTCTCTTTTTGGGGAAGATGCTCCTAGTAAAAATGACATAACATATGCCGATCTAGCTGAATTGGATAGTAGTTATGATAATATTTCTAATCCAAGAAAGATGGTTTGTAATTGTCAAGATAAAGAATCGTTCGGTGAGAGTGAAATACATCATTGTTTTAATGTTGATAATAAAAAGAATTGGTCTTTGATAAGTTCTTATGTATATGACTATTTGAGTGATGTTAATAATGTTTCTGATTGGGCAATCGAAAATACTTTCATAATGGAAAATGACACGTCCTTAGAATAATGGATTCAAATACTTTTTGTATGAGTCCATTCGTAAGAATGACTCAATGGTGGAATGGTAATCTCAATACATGTACTCATTATAATGAAACAACTGGTGATGGAACGTGTTCCGAAAAACAAATTTTTATTCCCAAAGACAAATATGATAATTTATTAGCGGCCTTTGATGGCGAAGAAATGAAATCTCTTCGCCAAAAAATGTTGACCGGGAAATTTTTAGATGGATGTCGATATTGTTATCATCTAGAGTCTTTAGGTTTAATGAGTCTCCGCCAGAGTATTAATTCTTGTCATGATACGTCACCTGTTTCTAAACTAACAGAAATTGAAATTTATCCATCGAATAAATGCAATTTTAGATGTACTATTTGCAATTCAAGCGCCAGCAGTATGTGGGAAAAAGAGCCTTTACAAATAATAGATGATAAACCCCAAAAAATATATCTTCTTGACGGTCTTGATGATTTAGATCTTATTACTATATCGGGGGGTGAACCGATGATTATGAAAGAGTATTCCGGCGATTTTTTTAAAGACAGGAAAACAAAATTCTTCACTATGGCTACTAATAATTCTGTATTTCCCAAATCAGAATTTTTTAATTTTATTGATAGATGTGATAATGTTTTAATATATTTGAGTTTAGATGGAATAGGCGAGGTTGGAGAATTTTGCCGAAAAGGTTTAACTATGAAAAGGTTTGGTGTTAATTTGAAAAAATGGAAGACCTGGTTTGATCAGAGCAAATTTGAAAGAAATGGAAACCCTGATTATAAGTTAAGGCCTCCTCATCTTACAGGCTTAAGAATAATGTTTGTTGTACAAACTTACAATATTCTTAACATTTATGATTCAATGAAATGGGCAGATGAAAATGATATTATTCTTGATTTAAGAAATTGTTATTCTCCCGAAAAATTAAATGTTGCGTATTTACCTGATAATGTAAAAGATGATATATTGCAAATGCCTTTTTATAATGATACTCATAGAGAATTTGTAGAAAAAATATTTAATTCGAATATATACAATAGTACCAGAATAAAGGAATTTATAGAATATACGAAATATTTGATGATTTTAGATGAAATTCCTGAAGAATCTTTAACCATTTATAATAAATGTATGCATATAATTTAAGATTAAATGTTGAAAAACGTGTTTGGTCTAATTCAAAAGAATTATATTCTGCCGAGAGGCATATTGTTATTGACAAATATCGTGATGGCTGTACAAGAAATCCTTGCTGTAGAGAAATTGTAAATACACAAAATAAATTTAAAGAGGGCGAGGGTATTTGGCCATTACCTGTATTTTTGATATGGTCAGATGGGATTTATGTGAATCATGTGTTGTGTTTCAATACGGAGGATGAAGCCTATAGATGGTTATTGCAATGGATACAAGAAGAACATAAAAAATTTATGTGTGGTAAGTGGAATTTTCCTCATATACATGTTCATAATGTTTTTGGAACGGATGTTTCGTCTTTTCTTCATCCGATATATGATACTGGAGAGTTTGTTGACATAATGACTGGTGGTCAAATAACTAATGATAATTTTTGGAATGGCCGTACAATGGAAACTTATATTAAACACGATTTCTTTAATACTTGGGCAACTAACTCAGTTGATGTAATGGATCATTGGAGTCCCGATTTAGCGTGTTGGGCCAATAATTTCGTTACTGAGTTTTATAACGAACCATTTCCCGTTGATTGGAAAGTTAAATTGGTGATGAGCAATGAAATTTCAATTTGAAATACGAAGTAAAAAATATCCTGACAAAATTTGGAACAATACAATAGATTTTTGTATAGATCATGATGGGTTTATACCTCACAATTATCAAAAAGTTATTTTGCAGATAGCCTCTGATTATGGTGTATATAGAAAATTGACACTGTTAAATGATAAAAGGGGTATGTTATTGTCTGCCACTCTACCGACAAATGAATTATTTTCAGAGTGGTTAAGCAAGCGGATTGATTATTTTTATAAGGTTAAAAATTCGGAATTGAAAGAAGACTCTGACGAAGTGCCCTGTTTTCCTATTTCATTTCAAAAATCTTGCTGGGAAATAAGTAATTTCGATACACCGCTTCCTTATGATACTTTTTGGGAAAGTGTTTTTAGGGGTTTTGAATTATCTAAACATTTATGTAATTTGAGTTTAGATCCATTTAGTGCATCTGCTAAAAAGGCATATTATGACCTTTATTTCTGAAAAAAAATATAATGAATTGCATAGTCAAAATTTAGTTCCCTTAAATATGCGCATAGATGTTGAATCTTTTTTAAATGACATACATCAATATGATTCGTTTTTTAAACAATGGGGTGATAAATTTACAGATTTGCCAAGATTTGGGTTGCCGTTAGTTAATAAAAATGGTAGATTAGATAATGTTCCTGAACCTGCGTGTTGGCCGCTCGATAGATGGAATTTTGTAAATTTAGGATATAATGATACCTCAGAAGAATTCACTAACTTCTATAAAGACATACAAAATAATGTTAATGTTGATAAATTAGACTTAGAGGTTGATTTTACAGAACCTACCCCTGTACTTAATATGCCTTCACTTGATCCATTGAATGATATAAAAAAATATATGATCAGAAGCTGTATTTTAAAATGGGATACGAGAGCGAATTTTAAACCCCATTATGACACATGGCACCCTGTTCGCTGGTTGAGGTTATGGGGAACAACTAATCCAGATGGTGTATATTTACGATTTAAAACAGAAGATACAACTGATGGTTTTTGTATGTGGAATGAAACTAAACAAGAACATGAGATATACAGATCAGAGATAAATATTGAACCTGGTAGGTTGTATTTAATAAACACTTTGAAATGGCACGATGCTTTCGCATTTAAAGATGACGTGTATCAATTTTTCATAGCACTTAATGTCGATTCTTATGACCACATTTTGCATGGCGCCATTTAGCAGAATGACCGGTGGTCCTGATGGAACTTATCGGACATGTTGCTATCATTCCCCTATTAGAAAACGATATACAAATGTCATAGATGCTTTTATGGGAGAAGAAATGAATCTTCTACGTGAACGCATGTTGAATAGAGATTATATTGAAGAATGTGGATCTTGCTATTATTATGATTCGGTAGGAGAACTTTCGCAAAGACAAGTTATCAATCAAGAACATTCATATCGTGAAGATTTTTTTCTTGAGGGTTTGGAACTTTCTTTTAGTAATAAGTGCAATTTTGCTTGTGTTACATGTAAACCAGAATCAAGCACTGTTTGGGAAAATCGTGAAGGTAAGATCGATAAAATAAAACCTAATTATGATAATGTAGATTTTAGTAAATTAAAACACTTGTCTTTTACAGGCGGTGAACCTACAATTCAAAGAGAATTTTCGCCTGAATTTTTTAAAATGTTGGATCAACATGTAAATTATGATGTATTGTTTTTTTCGATGAATACAAATTGTACAAAATTTGTACATAATTCATGGTCGAATTTTATTAAGAAATTGAAAAGAGTTATGATCATGGTGAGTATTGATGGAATTGGTCCTGTTGGCGAGTGGGTTAGATTGGGTTTGAAAATGGATATTTGGGAAAAAAATGCTTTGAGGTGGAAGCATTTATTGAAAGACCATAAACAATATACTTATGGGGATTTAACAAGTGGAGTGTGTTCAAATTTTGTTATGACTAATTATAATATATTTAATGTTGATGATACAGAAAAATATTTAACATCATTGGATATTAAAATGAGGAAAACAAATTGTTTTTCTCCTAAGTATTTAAGTCCAGAATATTTACCTGATGAAATTAAAAAAGAATTGCCAACTGATGACTTTATTCAAAATATATTAAACACTAGTGATTATAATGTTGACTATTGCAGACAGTTTATAATTTACACACAGTATCTTGAAACATTTCAAAAAGCACCTGAAGAAGCATTGTTTGTTTATAGAAAATTAAAAGAATATGTCTAAGTGGCCAATTTCATTAAATGATATAACTAGATTGCAAATAGAACTTACTTCTTTTTGCAATGCAAAATGCCCTTCTTGTGAAAGACATGAATATTCTGTTGACTTAACAAACCCCTACTCTAGACGATTGAATGATAAATTTATAAGTTTAACCGATTTTAAAAAATGGATTAACCATGACTTTAAGAATTTACAAAAAATACATTTTTGTGGAAACATTGATGAACCGACTTTAAATCCTGATTTGTTGTTAATATGTGAATATGTTAATTTTAAATATCCAAATGTAGAAATTTGGATTGCGACAAATGGTGGTACAAAAACAAAAAAATTTTGGAAAACCTTAGCGAAATATAATACAGTTGTTGTATTTGGTATTGATGGGTTATCAGATACGAATCATATTTATAGAAAAAATGTAAATTGGTCAAAATTAGAAGATAATTATAAAACATTCATACGTCATGGGGGCAAAGCTATTTGGCAATTTATAATATTTGAACATAATAAGCATCAATTATCTCAAGCAAAAAAAATATCAAAAATTGAAAAGTTTTATGCTTTTAATGAAAAATATTCTGAAAGAGAGAATCATGAAGTCGTGGAAGTAAAGAAAAAAAATATATCACATGATTTTATAAAATGTAAAGCAACTTACTTCAATGAAGAATTGGAAAAATCATTTTTTATTGATGTAAATGGAACAGTTTGGCCTTGTTGTTGGATGGGTTCATCCTATTATATTCAAAAATTTTATAATTTTTTTGGAAACACGATTAATCATTTATTAGAAAATAATTTAAAATATAGTGATTTTGATGAAATTATTAAGAGTGAAGTTTTTTCAAAACTTTGGAAAAATTTAAAATTAATGGAAATTTGTAATATCAAATGTAAAAGAAATGAAATCGATGAAGACAATTGGGAATTCAATTGATATTTTAGGTGATAGTTTTTCGTGCCCGAAATCAAAAGTTGATGTTTCAGATTCGTGGATGGAACTTTTAGAAAAAAAATATAATTTTGAAGTAAAGAACACCTCGTTACATGGTGTTGGTGCCCAATGGTGTTTAGAAAAATTTATGGGATTTACAAAATTCAGCGATTTTTTGTTGATCTGTTTACCTGATATGAATCGATTATGGTTAGAATATTTATCTGAAGAAAAGATGTCAGATGCTAGTATGATTTATAGTGTGATGAATAAAAAAAGTTTTGATTTACCTGAAATGATAGATGATGAAATAGCAGATCAATCAAATAAAATTTTTAAAGATTATGAGTCTTTTTATTCAACGGGATTGCATAGAATTTTAGAGGTGTTGTTTGTAAGTTTTATTTTTACAAAACATAAAAAATATAAAAAAATTCTAATATGGCCGTCGTCGGGTAATGGTTATCCTTTTCGAAATTATAATTATACATTAGAAGTTCCGAATAATGTGCATATAGTTTCTAGGTGCTTAAATTTAATTTCTTATTGTGAAAAAAGAAAAGTCGAAAATAATGATGTAATTTTTTTTGAAAACGATACAAGAAATAATCATTTATCTTTTGAAAATCATGTAATATTAGCCGATCAAATAATGAATTTTTTTATTAATAAAATAGTTCCAAACCCATCACAATTCAAATCAAATTTTTTATGAAATGTAATAGATTAGATGGACACATCGATATATGTTCGCCGGATGGTAGAGTAACACCATGCTGTCTTTTTGATGCTTCACATGGATGGAAATCAAATATTTATACTGGTGATGTCGAAAGTGAATGGGTTGATGCGAGAGAACGACTTAAAAAAGGATGGATTCCAGAATGTTCGATATGTGAAGTTAATGAAAAAAAGGGACATGAATCTATGAGACAAACCGCTATAAAAAACGGAATGCAAATATCCCTTGATTTTACTTGTAATTTTATGTGTAGAATTTGTAGACCAGCACTGTCTTCTAAATGGGATTTTGTGGATGAAGATTGGTCTAGATTTGATAAAGACCATTACTATAAAGATAAAAATAGAAAAACATTTGGACCTGCTCAAGAAAAATTTTTAAATTATAGTGATTTAAGCGAATTAAAAGAAGTTAGAATTGTGGGTGGAGAGCCATTTTTTTCAAAACGACTATTGGGGTTTTTACGTAAATTGCCAAAAAAGTTAAAAATTTTATTTAATACTAATGGAAGTATTTTTCCTGATAAAAAGATTTTAACGGAATTAGATAAATTTTCAGATGTACATGTTGATGTGAGTATCGATGCTGTTGGTCCACTAGCAGAATGTATTCGATTTGGTACAAATTGGAATGATGTTGAAGCAAATATTAAGAAACACATTTCTTATTGGAATTGTGTGCATATATATTCTACAATATCAGTTCTAAACGTGAATAAAATGAATGAAGTTTATGATTTTGCGGGGGGAGATGAATATCATGGAGGTCGAAGTAGAATGAATCCTTTATTTAATCCAAATTTTTTACGACTTGAACAAGTCTCGTTAGAGCATAGAAAAAACTGGGGAATAACAGAATTAACTGAAAATAATGATTTTAATAATATAATTTATAGCAATGTTGCAGTTGATTTAGAATATAAAAAAATAAAAGATTTTTTATTAACATGTGATAAGCATCAAGGAATAAACTTCAAAGATGTAAATCCTGAAATTTGGAACATAATAAATGAACATTGAACTATCAATACCTAAAACGGTTAAGCGTTATACTTCTTCGGTTATGAAAAAATTAACTGAAATAGGATATTTTGATGATGTTGACGAGATAGAGAATAATAATCATTTAATAGATCATGTCAAAGAAAAATTTGACATAAAAACTACAAAAACTATAGGACAATGGATGTCCGGGGGTGCAGACAGCTCAATTCTTGCATATATGTTATGTAAAAAAATAAAAGATGAAAATCTTGATATAAAATTTCAACCATTATCCGTGAGGAGAGGTAGGGGTTGGAATCCGATATATGCTGGATATGTTATAGATTTTATTGAAGAAGCATTGGATTTTAAAATGAATGATCATATTGTATATTATCCCGATATAAATGATCCATATCAGAGAGAAATAAAAGAATTTAAAGAGAGAGATATGGATAATTTTGGTTCTGGAGATATTGATATATTATATAGTGGTATAACAAGCAATCCCCCAAAAAACGACAAAACAATTTCTAGAAATAAAGAACACGTTAGAGACGAATCTGCTGATAGGCCATTGGAATCATGGAGTGGGTTTGCTCATTATATAAATCCATTTTTTAAAATTAATAAAAAAGATATAAAAAAATTATATGATAAGTATAATTTGACATATAGTCTTTTCCCGATCACTAGAAGCTGTGAGGGGTCTGATTATGAATCAGGAAATTATACGTTTCATTGTGGTAAATGTTGGTGGTGTGAAGAAAGAATGTGGGCTTTTGGTTTTTTAGATAACCCTCCACAAGAATTTATTTATGATTGAGGAATATAGCTGGAAAAATACGCCAATTGATAAGCGATTTTTAAAAGTCCGCCTTAGTAATATTTGTAATTTAAAATGTCGTATTTGTGGACCCGAATATAGTAATAGGTTTTTGGGTTATAGAGAGATGTTGAAGGATTATGAAATAGATTTTGATTCGTTGGAATATTTAGAATTGTCAGGAGGAGATCCTTTTCAAGACAAGCGAACAGAAGAGTTTCTTTCTAATATAAAACCCCATACAAAGGTATTAATTCATACTAATGGTTGCAAATATCCAAATTATTTAAAGCCAGAATGGGATATTTCTGTTGCCTGTAATGGCGTAAAAGATGTTGCTGAATTTGTGGCATGGGTCGGATTTGATTGGAAAGTTTATTATGATAATTTGGAAAAATGGAAATCTCATAAAGTGTCATGGAAAACTAATATTTCTATACTTAATGTGTTTGACATTAATAATATAAATATGTTAGATTTGAATCCCCATGAAATAATATTTCAGCAAGGGTTTCTTGATATTGCAACGTTGCACCCCGAAGTTAAAAAAACAATAAAAATAGAAAATTTTAAAGAATACATATATAGTAAAGAGTGGAGCCCCGATTATACTAAAAAAATAGTTGAAGGTGTAAATAATCTTACCGGAAAAAAAATTCCGGCATCCACGAATTTACTTTTTCAGGAGATTTTAAAGTATGAATAACCAAATAGAAGTTTCGATTAAAAAATCGCAAAGATGTCAAAGAAATTGGAATCTTGAGAAAACTATTCCAGAGGCTGATTTAAAAACAATAGTAATTGCCGCAACGGAATGTCCTTCTAAACAAAACATATGTTTTTATAATGTTCATGTGATTCAAAATAGAGAAATAATTGAAGATATACATGATGTTACTTTTTTTGAAAATGATTATGGCGAGGGTTCGGGAAGAACTAATCCTCAAGTATTAGCAAATTTGCTTTTAGCATTTACAAAAAATGACTTAAGAACCGATGCCAATCAAGAAACTTATAATAAAATGCATGGGAAAGATACAGAAGCAAATCAAGCCACATTAGATAAAGATTTGCATCAGTCTATAGGTGTTGCCGCTGGTATGGTTAATTTGACTGCATCTTTATTGGGGTATCAAACGGGCTGTTGTGCTTGTTTTGATGGTGAAAAAATCAAAAGTATTCTAAAAACCGATGATGAGCCAATAGTGCTTATGGGTGTCGGAATTAAAGATGAAACATTAAATCGCCGTCAACATCATATTACTCATGATATGATTCCTTCTTTTAATAAAAATATATCGGTTAACTATATTTAATATTTAATTATAACATGTTTGTGATTGATAACGATCCTAAAAATTTGCCATCAAAAACTTTTTGTGCATTGCCCTGGATGCATATTTCCACTAGACCAAACGGTCATATGCGTGTATGCTGTACTGCAAATGCTTCTTCGGTTCAGGATAAAGATTCAACAAATAAAACAGTTTCGGAAGCGGGTGTTCTTAAAAGAGATGATGGGAAGCCTGCTAATTTAGCAACAACGAGCTTGTTAGATGCATGGAACAATGAATACATGAAGACCGTGCGAAAAATGATGCTTAGAGGAGAACGTCCATCCTCTTGCTTAAAATGTTTTAAAGAAGAAGATGCTGGTCATAGGTCGAAACGACAATGGGAAACTGCGAAATGGGTTAATGAAATCGGGCTTGAAGAAATTATTGGTGAAACCACAGAAGAAGGAACTGTTCCTCCTAAAGTGCGATATATTGATCTTCGGCTTGGTAGCAAATGTCAACTTGCCTGTGTTATGTGTAGTCCTCATGATTCTTCTAAATGGGTAAAGGAATATAAAGAAATATATCCAAATATAAAAAATCCTAGATTAAAAACTTCGCAATTATGGGAAAAAGAATCCGGTAAGCTGGCTTGGTCTGGGGGATCATATGCTTGGCATAAATCGAATCCAACTTTTTGGACAGAATTCTATACTCAAGTTCCAACACTTAAACAGTTATATTGGGCGGGTGGTGAAGCATTAATCATGAAAGAGCATTATATGGTGCTTGAAAAAATTGTTGATATGGGGTATGCAAAAGATATTGAACTTAGATATAATTCGAATGGTCTGGAATGGGAATCGTGTTTGTTTGATTTGTGGAAAGAGTTTAAGAATGTAATTTTTCATTTTAGCGTTGATTCATACGAGGATAAAAATCATTTTATTCGTTATCCTTCTCGTTGGAATGATATTACATCTCAAATGCGTGTATTAGACAATTATCCTCATGGTAATCTTAGACTGACTACAGCAACTACAATTACTGCTCTTAATATTTTTTATCTTCCGGAATTTATAATTTGGAAATTGAACGAAGATTGGAAATTGCTTAATAAATTTCCTGCTGGAGCGGGTATGATTGATTTACATCTTGCGTATTGGCCCCCCCAATTAAATTGTAAAGTATTACCTAAATGGTTTAAACAAGAAATATCTGATAAATTTGAAGAATTTTATCCGTGGCTTGAAGAAAATTGGAAAAAATGTAATGGAGTTAAAGATGAAAATATTGACTTTAAACAATGGAGAGAATTGCCGTATGGTATAAAAAGACTTGAAGGACTTGTGTCTTTTATGAATTCTGAAGATTGGTCTGAGAGATTGCCCGAAACTGCTGAATGGTGTTTTACGATTGCCAGCAAAAGAAACTTAAATTTTATAAAAATTTTTCCTGATTTAGAATGGTTGCAGTGGTATGAATAGTATAGAAACTATAGAGGATAAATCAAATCGGTATCAAATTATTTGGGATTTAGGTAGAAGATGTTCTTATGCGTGTACATATTGCCCCCCGCATCGAAATAATAAATGGTCTCCGCTTTTAGATTATGATAAATTATGCAAAACTGTTGATAATGTTGCAGAATATGCATTATTGTATGACCGGTTTAGAAAGAAGCCCGCTCTTAAAAAATTGAGTTTTACTGGAGGCGAGCCCACAGTGCATTCTGATTTTTTTAAATTTTTAAAATATGTAAAAAATGAATATCCCGATTTTAGTAGAGGATTAACCACTAATGGGTGGTTTAGTAATACTGTTCTAGATAAAATTTTATCATTGACTACCGGGGGGTCGTTGTCTTATCATTGTGAAGCAACAAAACAGCAAAAAGAACAAGTCGTATCAAATGCAATACAATTAAGACAGACGTATAAAGTTAATGTGATGTTTCATAAAGATTATTTTTGGGAATGTGTAGATGTGTGTGAAACATTAGAAAAAAATAGTGTAGATTTTGTACCAAGAATTATAGGAGACGATCATCCTGATGATAAAAAATCTATTGAATTGGGGTATACTCATAAGTACGATAGAAATCAAATGAAATGGTTTCGTGATTATTGGAAATATAAAGGCCAAAGCGTCACTGAAACAGGAAACACCCAACGGGGACTTGGAAGACCCTGTTGTGGTGGAAGGAGTTTCAAAGCAAACGATGCAGATTCTTTTTTTCTTCCGTCCACTAATTTTTTAGGCTGGAAGTGCATGGTTAATTGGTATTTTCTTTTTTTAAATTCGGAGGCTGATGTTGTTTATACTCATCAAACGTGTGGAGTTAATTTACTGGGAGAAGTAGCTCCTCTTGGTAAAATTTCTCAATTTGATAAAATTATAGATGATCTTGCTGATAGTTTATACCAAAAGAAAGTTCCAATGATTACTTGCCCGAAAACTTTTTGTGGCTGTGGGATGTGTGTAACAAAATCTAAAACATCTATTGATGATTTATTTAATAAACACACAATAGATGAATTAACTTATGAAAATGTTTCTCAAAAAACGAGTGATTGGATTACTGACATAACAACTAAAAGAATTTTTATGGAATTAGATGGACCTACAGAAACCGTTTAGATTAGAATTGGAGATTAGTTCTCTATGTAATGCTCTTTGTTCTGGGTGTCAAAGAACGATGCTGGATAATAGAGGTGCATATTATCATAAGGGTAATATAACGATAGCTGAGTTATGTGATTGGTTTGATGGTGTAAATTTAAAAAATGCAAGAATAAAATTATGCGGTGTGTTAGGTGATCCTATCATAAATCCTGATTGTATTGATATTTGTTCATATCTTATTTTAGAAAAAAAAGTTAAAAGTATTGAAATATCGACAAATGGGGGAACTAGATCTAAAAAATTTTGGACCGAGTTAGCAACATTATCGAAATTGAGTAATAAAAAATTATTTGTGCATTGGTCAATAGATGGTGTTACCAAAAATGATTATAGGGAAAATGTTTCAATAGATAAAGTTTGGGAAAATTTTCACACGTATTATGATGCTGGTGGTAAAGCAATATGGCAGTATATTCATTTTGATTATAATGCAGATGAAATTCCATTAGCAAAAAAGAAAGCAGAAGAGTTAGGTGTAGAATTAAAAATAAGAGTTAGTTGGAGAAATACTGCCAATTCCGCAAAATTTAAATCGAGCGAATCATTAAAGATTGATAGTGACGTATATGAGACAGTAGAAAACCGAGCAAGGCAGGGAGTATATGATGCGGCGAATATTGTATGTAGACATCAAATAGAAAATGAATTGTTCATAACTTCAGAAGGAAGAGTGTGGCCGTGTTGTCATTTACATGATGAGCAGGTTTCAGGAAAAACTGATATATTAACTACTATTGGATTGAAAAATGACTTAAGGACATCGAAATTTTATGATATAATCCAATCAGAATGGTATGATAAAATTTTAATTGATTCCTGGAATAAAAGTCATCCTTTACATTTGGCTAGATGTTATTTGTCATGTGGGGATTTTGCTAAAAGAAAGGTTATAAAATGACATTTTGCATGGCCCCATTCGTGCATATGGTTCATAATCCCGATGGTCAATATAGAACATGTTGTATGTTTGATAAGCCATTTGACAAAAAATATAATGATATTAAAGACGCCTTTGACAGTGAAGAAAATCAAAAAATACGAAAAAGGATGTTAAGTGGAGAAAAACTGCCCGAGTGTGAAAAGTGTGATATAGACGAAGCTCATGGAGGAAAATCTTGGAGATCATATAGAGATCAATTTAATGCTCAATTTGATAAAAAATATATCAAAAATCCAGTATTTAAAACGTTAGAAGTTTCATTATCCAATAAGTGTAATTTTAAATGTATTGATTGTGGTCCTAGATTTTCGAATCAATTTGGTCCAATTTTAAAAAATAATTTACCAGAGTTTACTAATTTTAATGATTTGATTCATTTAAAATTACTTGGGGGCGAGCCCTTTTTAGAAAAAAGAAATTTTGAATTATTAAAAAATGTCCCAAGAAAAAATATAAATTTGATGTTGGTTACAAATAATTCTATTTTCCCCAATACTGAACTTTTAAATCTTCTTTTAGATTTTAAACACGTAGACCTCAACATAAGCATTGATGGAATAGGAGAAATAGCAGAATTTGTTAGATATGGTACCAAATGGAGCAAGTTTGAAAAAAATTGGAATAAGTGGTATAATTGGCATTTAGATAAAAGGCCTAAAGTTTTTATAATACCTCATTTTGTTATGCATACCTTGAATGCTCCTTTTTATCAAGAAACATACAATTGGTCAAAAGTAGAAATGCGTAATTGGTCATGGGATTTTTTAAATGAGCCTGCTTGGTTAAATATTTCATATTTACCTAATCATATTAAATCTTTTATTTTAAAACACAATAGAGAGTTTGATGAATTTCTTAAAGGATCATTGAGTAAATTTTTATCTTCAAATTCGTATTCTGAAAAGAATTTTAAAATCATAAAACAAAAAATTTTAACTAACAATCCTCCTGAAAAAATGGAAGAATATATAGATTTATTTTTTTAAATGAGAGATAATCCAAATAGAGAATATAAAAGAGAATGGTTGCAATATGAACGTCAGCAACCAATGTTTGATGAAAGTATAAACGAATTTTATGCTGGTGTTTTTAGAGATAGCCCAACACAACAAGGGAGTTTAGATGATTATTTTATAGATACCCTTGTTGATTGGTTAAAACATCATAAATTTAGTACGTTTAGCGGTATTAATGCTTTTCCTGTGAAACATGTAATACAAGGATGTACTCATTTTATTGATGATTTATATCAAAGATGTGGAGACATACAAACTTTTGAAAAAGATTACAAATACCATTGGAGGTTGAATAATAATATAAAATATGCTACAATAGATACATTAAATTCAAATAAAGAATTGTTAATTGCTATGCCGTTTCCTTATTATGGTGATATGCATCCAAATATGTATGAAATTTTAGATAAATGTCATGAATTAAACATATCGGTGCATGTTGATTCTGCTTGGATTGGGTGTATTCGTGATATTGAATTTAATTTCGATCATCCTGCGATTAAAACATTTGCGGTCAGTTTGAGTAAAGCTGGTATTGGGGGTAATAGAATTGGTGTAAGATTTGCTCGTGAAGAACCCGAAGGATCTATTACACTGATGAATAATTTTAATATGAATCAACATCCTTTAATGTATCTAGGAATTCGTTTTATGGAGGAATTTGGTCCAGAATATTTCTGGAGAAAATATGAAAAAAACTATTTTAAAATTTGTGAAGATTTTAATTTAAAACCCACAAAAACAATTCATTTGGCATTGGATGATGATAAGCCTGTAGGGATTAGACCGTTATTGAGGTCATTATGACGCCCTGTATTTTACCCTGGATTAATTTCGGAACTAATCTTTCAGGTAGACCTAGAGTGTGTGGTTATAGTGATATCGAAAAACAATGGAAACAAATGTTTCGTAAACGAGATATTGATTGGATTCCCACTCTATCTGAAAATCCTCCTGAGGGGAGTTTTAATTCATTGAATAAGGAGTTCGGCGAAGAATATCTGAAATGGGTTAACAAATTAGATAACAGTAGTATAGAAGATCAATGGAATGGTTTATATTTTAAAGAAATACGCAAATCATTTTTAAATAATGAATGGCCTGAAAACTGTAATAGATGTAAGCACGTTGAAGAATTGAACGGCGTGAGTAAACGCATGGATGAAAATCACATGTGGTTTGATAAATATGAACATTTAATCTCACATACAATGGATGATGGTGATGTAAACGTTCATCCTTTTCATATAGATGTTCGTACAGGTACAATTTGTAATTTTAAATGCATTCATTGTAATCCTGCCGTTAGTTCGAGATGGCTCGAAGATAGAACACTAATAGAAAAATATAATTATATTCATAGAACTGGGTATGATACTAATGCTTGGATATCGCAAGATAGTGCGTTTTGGGATAATTTAGATATAAGTCAAATAAAAAGATATAATTTTCTAGGCGGCGAAAGTTTTTGGAATAAACGACATAATGAATTTATTAAGCGGTTGAATGGAAGTTCATATGCTAAGAATGTGGAAATATCATATGTGAGTAATGGTTCTTTAAAATTTGAAAATATGGAGAATTTTAAAAAAGTGAGACTTAGGCTTTCGGTTGATTGTGTTGAACGGGCTGGAGAGTATTTTAGATATGGTTTGAAGTGGGATGAATGGTGTAATAATCTAAAAGAATTTCCTTCGAATTTTGATGTATCATTTCAATGGACGTGTAGTAATGTGAGTATGTTTTATCTTATTGATACATATGATTTTTTGCGTGAAAATTTTCCAAACATAAGATTTTTATTTGAAAACCATGTCACAGAACCGTATCACCTGTCGGCACAAAATTTGCCCATTGAACTAAAAAATGAAATCAAAAAAAATATTGATTCATATATGTTTACCGAAAAAGCAAAAGAAGTTTTGCCTTTTTATATAAATTATATGTTTGAAAAAGATGGTTGGTCAGATAATGGCGATATATTGATAAATTATCTTAATGATCTAGATAAAGCAAGAAATACTAATTGGAAAGAGAGTTTATGTGGTCTAGAGACACGATTGAGTGGATTGATATAGAATTGACATCATATTGTAATATTGATTGTCCTGGATGTTTTCGTCAAATTAAAAGAAACAAAGTAAACAGTGTTTTAAATAAAGATGTAATATCACTCAAACAAATTAAAAAATGGATTACAAAGAAAACTTTTCCTAATTGCAAGTTGATAAATTTTTGTGGATCAATAGATGAACCAACATTGCATCCTGAATTATTAGAAATTTTAGATTATTTAGATGATGTAAATATAAACATATCAACTAATGGTTCAACCAAAACTAAGAAATTTTGGAAAAATTTAGGAGAAAGAAGAATATCTATATTTTTTGGTATCGACGGGGTTGATCAAAAATCATTAGAAAAATATAGAATAGGTTCTAATTATAAAAAAATCCAAGAAAATTGGAAAGAATTTATAAAAGCAGGAGGACATGCGACTTGGCAATTTATAGCATTTGAACATAATGAGCATTTGATAGATGATGCAAAACGAATAGCAAAAGAAGAAGGATTTGAAAATTTCAGATTGATATATTCCCATAGAAATGATAATAAAGAATCAAAGACTAAAACTAGAAAGATGGAACATAAAATAGTGTGTAAATATGGAAATCAAAAAAGAATTTTTTTAAGTCATACTGGAGCATTATTGCCATGTTGTTTTTTTAATTCTGAATATTTACAGGTCTATGGTGGTAACGAAATAGAAACTAGATTTATGAAAAAGTATCAAGAATTGGGAGGGCCTCTTGAAATTAATTTAAAATATAATACTCCTGATGAAGTAATGACGGGAGAATTATATGATTATGTAATAAACTCTTGGAACAAAAATCCGATGGAAAAATGTTGGACTACGTGCAAGCAATCTAATCAAGATGTATTTATAGATGAAGAATTTTAATGTTAAAATGCTATTATGCTTTGGGTGGAATAAATTATAAGAATGGCGTGATTACAACATGTCCTAGACAATCAGATCAATTGGTCTATACACATGAAACTGTTTTGCCTTCTGAAATATTTAATCATCAAAATTTTAGAAATCTCAGAGAACTTCTATATCAAGACAAGTGGCCGTCAGGCTGTGATACATGTGAAGATATGGAACGAGATAATTTAATTTCTATGAGAAAAGATTATTTGCCGATAGATGGTTGGTTCCATAAAAGCCACGGGGGTACAACTGAGCTGAACCGCGAAAGTTGTAACACTCCATTATTAAAATGTTATGATAAAAATAATCATAAAACTGATTTTAAGGGATTAAGGCATTTAGAATTAAGATTTAGCACAGCATGTAATTTTGCATGTTTGCATTGTTCTAAGGTTTATTCTTCTGGGTGGATTACTAAACTATTAAATTATAAACCTGATAAAGAAGTGCATCAATATGATTTAAGACAATTATTGGGAACAGAACATCGACATGGTCCGAATGATAAAAATGAAATGAGCCTTTCGACAGAAGATGCTTTGAAAATCATTGATGATTTGAATGAAAATTTTCCCTATTTGGAGTATATTGATTTTTCTGGAGGAGAATTGTTATATCAAAAACAGTTTTTTCCTACGCTTAAAGGATTAGCCGAACATCCTAATGCTAAAAATATGAATATTAGTTTTCATTCAAATTTTAATTCTCCTAATTTAGACGTTTTAAAATTATCAGAACTTTTAGCTCCTTTTAAATCTTCGTCTATAATCATATCTATTGATGCTGGAAGAAAAATGTATCCTTATTTTAGAAATGGTGGTGATTGGGAAAAACTGAAACAAAATATATATAATTTTAAAAAAGAAAATAAACATACTTATTTAAGCGCATCAATAACCACTTCAATATATCAAATGCTAGATCTGTATGATATTTTTGATTCAATACTTGATTTATATCCTCCCACTGATAAACCAAATTCTGAAATACAATTTAATGCGTCTATTGTGCAAACTCCGAAGTATATAAATCCGTCTTTGATCATGTATGATTTTGCAGAAGAAACAGAACACGATATTAAAAAAACTTATGAACTTATAGAAAAAAAAGACATGACGGGTAATATATTATATGAGAGACAAGCAAAAATATGGCTCGACTATATTGTGCATTATGTGAAAAACACAAAACTTTCTTATAATAATTTTAATAGATTTTTGATATATCGAAAAAAATCAGATGAAATTTGGGGTCAGAATTTTAATGATTATTATGACAATTATCAAATTGAAAATAATGAATTAGTAAGAGTTAAATGAAATTAAGTGAATATGATTTTACCAAGATACCTTGGGATAGAATTGAACGAGTTGGGACCTGGAAAATGTTGGATACTGACTTATTTACAGTGTCCTGGCTGTTAGGTCGATTTTGTAATTATAGATGTTCGTATTGTTGGCCATATGCTAGAAGCAATACGAAAGATCATAGGCCCACTAAGTTGTGTCTTGAAACAATCGATGAAATTAAATTACAGGCGAGACAGAGAGGGTTTAATAGTTTTCATTTTAGCTTATCTGGGGGTGAACCCACTTTTCATCCAGGATATTTAGACATACTTAAGCATCTTTCTGATGATGTACATAATACTAATTATTCTTCTATACATATGACATCAAATTGTTCTCGGCCTATGAAATGGTTTGAACGATATGTCGAATCCGCTAAAAAATTTACAAGAGCATCTATTACCGCATCATTTCATCGTGAATATCTTGATCTGGACAAGTTTGAGGGTTTTGCTGATAAACTTGAATTTTGTCAACGTAATGGTGTGCGTGTCACAATTAATTCTGTTATGATACCAGAAACTTTTGATGAAACATATAAAAATCTGCTTTATTTTTATGAACGAGGTATAAACGTAACGCTTAAACCCCAGAGTGATCCTACCGCAACGTTTGTTGTTGATGGATATACAAAAGAACAAATACATATACTACATAATGGAATGCCTCAGATTACAAATATGGAAGTTAAATCAAAAAAACTCAAAAATATTCGTCAAGAATTTGAAATTGTGATGAATGATGATGAGGGAAATGAATGGTATCTTGATCAATCTGAAAGGTTCAATGCGTTTAATTTTAATAATTTCAAAGAATGGATGTGTTCTTCTGGCTATCGTAGTTGTATTATTCGTGAGCCTGATGGGAGCATTAAGCGATCTTATTCTTGCAGAGATGTTCCTTTAGGAAATATTGAAACAGGATTTAAATTATTTAATGATGTAAAACCTTGTATTACGGATGCGTGTGTGAGTTCTGCAGATAGCAAAATTCCAAAAAAGAAATTAAATTGCTCATTGCCTTTATGGAAATGCTCATAAATTGTTTTAGAAAATTATGAACGAAAAAATAATCGATAATATCATACAAGATTATTCTTTACGAGAATTGCAAAACATTTCTTCAATAATATTATCAAATCATAATGCAACAAGTGCCTTCATAAAACAATTCAAAGCAGATCATGATAGCCAGCAATTTTATAAAAATGTTATTAAATGGTATGTAAAAAAATATGAATGTTTTCCATAAATCCTCTTTGTCTGATCCTTTAACTTTTTATTTTGTCCCGAATGACGGGGGGCTTGGAGATAGGTTCGTATATGTTTCTGCATTTCTAAGTGTAATGGATTATTTTGAACGTGATAGTGTCGTTTATATGTGTGAATCACTGGACGTTCATCCAAAGCCAAAGAAACTTTTATGTGAAGATTTTTATCAAATAATTGATTTTTTTCAGTTTAAAAGACCTAAAAATAAAATTACAACTGTGCATTTAAAGAAAAAAATATCATGGCAAGACGCTCATGTAATGATTGAAAATACCTACGAGAATACTTACGATAAAGATTTTAAAAAAATATCTCTTCCGACAGGGTGTAATTACTATAATAATACTTTTAATATGCTGTACAATAAAATATGGACTGATGGATCGTATTGGCCTATTGATTTTGATATTAGAGAAAAAAGAAAAAAAGTTTGTTATCTGGTGTATGATAAAAATCAAGATATAGTAACTAAAAAACAAAGAATGAAGATAGACTTTTTGATTAGAAAGTTTCCAGAAATAACATTTTTTCCTTTAGAGGATTTTAACTATTCTAGAAATGTAGAAATATTACAAATGTCTGATTTTATTTTTGCTACAGAAGGAATGTGGACTCATTTATCTAGAGCAATGAATATTGATACTATAGCACATACCACAAATATAGATATCAATGAAGAGATTAATAATCAGGGGCACTTTAGTTCTCCTAGATTTGATAGCTGTTTAGAAAAAGCGAAAGATTTATGTACAGACTTAATGATATAAGACATATACATTTTGAGCCTACACAAAAATGTCAAGCAATGTGTCCTATGTGTGATAGAACCAATAATCCACACATAAAGAATGCTGAAATTTCTATTGATCAATTTAAACAAATTATCGATGTTAGTTTAGCACAACAATTGACTAGTTTTCTCATGTGTGGCAATCATGGAGACCCCCTGGCGGCAAAAGACTCCCTTGACATATATGAATGGTTGCGATATAATAATAAAGACTTATATCTTCATATGACTACAAATGCTGGAGGACGATCAGATGATTGGTGGAAAAGACTTGCAGGAATTTTTGGACATCACGGTAGAGTGTCTTTTTCGGTAGATGGTTTGGATGATACGAATCATTTATATCGAGTAAATGTTGATTGGGCCCGAGTTGAAAATTCAATGGATGTGTTTACGCAAGCAGGCGGAAAAGGTGTTTGGGTGTTTTTGATATTTGAACACAATGAGCATCAAGTGGAAGAAGCAGAACGTATGGCTAAATTATTCGGTCTTGATTTTATAAAGAAAAAAACTGGTAGATGGGTTCAAAGCTATAAAGATGATAAAATATTCAAAAAAACAACTATTAAAGGAAATGAAATTAAGCCTCCAATCAAAAAAGAACATCAAAATAAAAGTGTAAACGAATATGATAAACTGCTTAACTATCACGGCACTTTTCAAAATTATTTAGACAGTACTGGAATAGAATGTAAATCTTTAAAGTCAAGAGAAATTTATATTTCAGCAGAGGGATTGGTTACCCCCTGTTGTTGGACTGCTGGAAAATTATATAAATTATATGAACAATTAGGACAGAACCAGATATGGTATTATCTAGATGATATTAAAAACATTAATGCTTTATATAAACCATTAAATGAAATAATAGAAGGAAGTTTTTTCAGAAAAATAGAACAGTCTTGGAATATGAGTTCTTGTTCACAGGGAAAATCAATAGTGTGTGCAGAAAAATGCGGTACAGGGTTTGATACATTTGGAGATCAGTGGAAATGACAATTCATATTTTTGGAGATAGTTTTGCTTGTATTTGTGAAAATGTTACAGACAAATGTTGTTGGCCTCATCGATTGTCAGTATTGAAAAAGGAAAACGTGCGGGGTTTTGGGAAGGCCGGATCGGGTCCCAATGATGCCTTAACAAAACTTGTTTTTCAATTAGAAGAAGAACTTATTAAACCGCATGATACAGTATTTGTGGCTTTGTCAGATCAAAAAAGACTAAACTTTTCGTTTTTGAAAAATAAAAATGATTCGGCTTATGGTATTTTTCAAATAGCAGAAGATGATTATGCGGGAGATGCTCATTTCATGAAAAAAGTTGCGGGGAACACGTCTCAGAACTTCGAAAGTATTTTAAAACTTGGTAATGAAATTAAAATTATTGCACAATCTTTAGGACCAATGTTTTTGTATGAAAATGTAAAAAATATTTCTTTTTTGCGATTAATAGCTAACAACTTTAAAAATATTAGATTTATAGTTTTCACTTGTTTTAGTTTAGATCATTATATAAGTTATTATAAAAATTTTAATATAACCTCTACCAAATTATTGAATTCGTTAATATTTGATTCTTTGGATTCGAGTAATTTTGATTATGTGAAAATTCCCATTGGGCATATAGTTGGTCAAGCGTCCAACAGTGATATTTTTTTATTAAATCACATGACATCAGAACAAAACATGAAGTTTGCCCAATTAGTTTATGATGTTATAATGTATAATAAAATTGATAAATCTTGGTTTGTCAAAGACGTGCCATATGATGATCCTGATGAGTCGTTCAAAAAAATGGAGCCATTGTTTATCTATGAATAAGATTAAAATTAATTGTCTCAAGTGGGGTACAAAATATAATTTTGATTATGTTAATAGAACGTATGGTGGATTGTTGAAATATTGTCGAGTTCCATTTCATTTTGTGTGCTATACTGATGATTCTAGAGGAATATCTTCTAGAATCGAAACAAAGGATATACAAGAACTTAGGCCATATGATACAAAGAGAGTTTTTACATATGAAAAATTATTTCTTATTGATAATGACGAATATGATAAAAATATTTGGATAGATTTAGATGTATTGGTTCATGAAGATATAACCGAATTGATAACAAGAAAACATCATAATATTACATTTATATGGAACTATTGGAATGATTATGAAAAAATTAGTTTATTCAATTATGGTCGCGGAGTGTCTTGTCATACAAACTCATCATTTGTTGCATGGGATAAAGGGACAGCTTCTTGGCTTTTAACTTATACTAAAAATAATTGGGAAAAGATAAAATGGACATATAAAAGTTTAGACAAATATTTGTTTTATCAGCATCATAGAAATAATAAATTGAATTTGTGGGAAAAAGACCTATTTTCAAACTATAATAAAGAACAATATCAATTAAAAAATAAAGTGACATTGTTCAATACATCTCATCTTTTCAATAATAAAAATATGAAAGATATCAAACACTATGAATTACATGAATCACCTGTACAGGAATTATGGAAAACTTATTCTATTGGGCTGTAAATCACGAAAAAATATCTGTATTATGTTGTCCCAATTTTAAGTTTATCAAGACTTTGAGGGGATTGGATATGGAAATTGATAATATAAATTATGATATTAATTTTAGATATATGTCAAATGTTAGGTGTAATGATTTTGTGTTTGATGATGTTAAATTGCATACTTGTGTATTACATTATAATTGTGAAAAAACATATCCTGTGGGTCGAATGCATAAAGGAATTTTCATTTTAAAAGGTGATGATAAAGAACATAATGGTGATTGTAATCCTATTTGTTCGATTAATAAACTGGTCGATGATAATGAATTAACAGAAGTTTTTGATTCATTCGAAATACAATGTAAAAATAAAAAATATAAACAATATTGTGTATATGGAACAAATTTATAATTGGCGAAAAAATAAAAACGATATAAGTCTTCATAATATTGAAATAGGATCTTATAATGATCAAATTGGTTTGATTAAAGACACTATTGGAGAACACAATACAGAAATCGGAAAACACAATACAGAAATTGGTTCGATTAGAGATACTATTGGAGAACACAATACAGAAATTGGTTCGATTAGAGATACTATTGGAGAACATAAAGAAAAAATTTCTATGTGTGAAAATGATAATCGAGAAACTCCATATTATTGGGTTAATCAGTGGGTTAATAATAATCTGCCGTCGTATTCTAATAATTTTGATGATTCCGTATCTCAAGGTCAATATGAATCTAAATTGTGGCTTTCTCAAGAACTAAAAAAAATACAATATTCGGGGGATCTTCATATTGATATAATCGGTTCGTGGTTTGGATATCCATTAATTGAAATGTTGTCGAAAAATTTCAACATATCTCAAATTGATTTATATGATTTGGATGAAAATTGTCATAAAATATTTGCACAGTATAAAAATCACTTTGATGAAAAATTTAAAATTGCACAATTTGGAGATTTTTTTGAACGTACAGAATTGAGAAGACGGCAATTAATAATAAACACTTCTTCAGAACATATGGCTGATATTGCTTTAATGAAAGACTGCTATAAAGATTATCCAATAAAACCTACTATAGCAATACAATCAAATAATTATTTTGAGTTAGATGATCATATAAATTGTGTAAAAGATGTTAATGAGTTGGTTGAAAAAAATCAAATTAAAGATGTTTTATATAAAGGAAAACGCTCCTTACCGTTATATGACAGATTTATGGTGATAGGGAAATGGTAACCGTTGTTCTCGTATGTACGGGAAATAAATATGATGAGTGGTATGTTGATAATATTCTTCATATGATTCGTGAACATGGAAAATTGAAATATGAAAACGTTTATATAATAAGAGATGGAGAAGGTGCTGTTTTTGATAAATTGCAAATGTTTAAAGAATGTGTTAATGATGTAAATTATTTATATTTCGATTTAGATATAATTATTAAGGGTCCCATATCTCATTTAATTAAAGACGATTTTACTCTTCTTACTGCCTGGTGGAGAGATTCGCTTCATACCCCTTTAAACTCTTCAATAATGTCGTGGAAGGGAAATCATGTTCATATTTATGATAAATTTTATGAAGATGAAGATTATAGCAGAGTAAAATATTGGAAAGGCATCGATGAATATATTTACAGAGAAATAGATTATAAAATTTATGATAAAGTGTGTTGGTCTTATCCTTGGAATAGAGACGAATTGGAACATTCAATTTGTTTATTTAATCATGATTTTGCGCCTGCAATGAAAACAGAAGAATGGACAAAAAAATACAGATTATTAGAAACTTATTGACAAAAGAAGAATGTTTTGATCTTATCGTATCTTGTAGAAAAAAGGTTCGTTTTGCTAGAGTTGTAAATAGTGAATTTTCTGATGAAAGAAGATCTAAGGTTTTTATTTGGTTAAATGATTTTGAATTGGAAAAAAAATTTAATAGTTCTAATATGGTATTTCAGTTTTCAGAATATTCTAAGTTAAATTATTATCATTGGCATAACGATTTTGATACTGCTCGGTCAACTTGTAAAAGAATAGAAACATGTGTTATACCTTTAAATGCTGAATATCGAGGAGGATCTTTTGAAATTAAAGACAGTGATTCCATAGAATTGAGTGTGGGAGATTGTCTTAGGTTTGATTCGAAATTAGAACATAGAGTAAAGCCTGTTTTAAAAGGAATAAAATATTCTTTAGTTGGGTGGATAATGCAACAAAATAACATTTAAAACATATGATAGACAAAACAAATGAAATAATTTTGATACATGCTTATTTGTCTGATGAAGAAAGAAAGTCTGTATGTCATAAATTTATAAAACAGTTTAAATCTTTTGGGTATGATGTTTTGATTACGAGTCATTTGCCTCTTGACAAAGACACTCAGGAATTAGTAGATTATGCAATTTATGATAAAGATAATATGTTGGTCGATGATCCTGAATTGAAAGGATATTTAATTCATTATGCTTATGAACTTGATGATGAAGGTAACGTGTCTCCTATTTTTAATATTGCAAGTAGAGAATTTTTTAAAAATAATACAATATTTGCAGTTTTACGATTATTACTCGCAGGGGTTACATATGCGAAATTGCTTAATAAAAAAGTAATCCATTTATTTGATTATGATGGATTTTTGCCATTTGATGACGAATTAATAGAAAATTATGATATTATAGAAACTCAAGGAAAACAAGCAGTATTTTATAAACGTGAAACAGAAGATTTAAATGCGCCTGATGGTGAACACTATGTTGGGGATAAAATTAGACATTGGCAGATTATGACATTAATTATGTCGTGTAATGTAAATTTTTTATATCGTAGATTGAGTATGTATTCTGATCAGCATCTTAAACAGATGATGATTAATCATGGTCTTCATATAGGTGAAGAGTTATTGGGTTATGTGTTGGGTATATCTTACCTGAATAAGCAGGAAGATTCCTTTGAAGAAAATGTTGAGATAAAAGATCTTGAAACATCTGTTCAAAGAACGGGTTTCGAAAAACAAAAAATTTATACTGATGCCGAATATCCCTGGATCTGTCTTGCTTGGTATGAACCAAATCGGGGATATAGGTTTTTTGCTATGCCCCCAAAAGGAGAAATAAATTGTTCTATTTTTAGAAATAATGTTCATTATTCTTCTTTTACTTGTGCTGATTGGGGTTACAGAACAGATTTTTTTTCTGAAGATGATCTTGAAAATATAACAATTTATGTGAATGATAAATTCTTTAGAGAATATGATTTCACTAAACCAGAAACAAAAGAACGTATTTTACTTTGTAATATTTGGAACGATGCTCCCTCTCAATAATATTAGTGTTATAATTCATACGTGTGATGAATACAGTCATTTTTGGGATGGTTGGTATACTATGTTTGATCATTTTGGATTTTTGGATTTAGATTGGCCTATATATTTTTGTAATGAAGAAATAGAATTGCCCTTTAATGATCCTAGAATCCTTCAGATTAAAACGGGTAAAAGTAAAAAATATATGGGAATCGAAGAACGAGATTGGTTGCCTACTTATGGGGGACCAAAACAGATTGATGAAGGATGGAGTGATAGACTTATAACTGCTTTAAACTCGGTTCAAACAAAATATGTTTTATACATGCAAGAAGACCAGTGGCCATTTAAGCAAATTGATGCAATATTATTTAATAAATTATTAAATTTTGTACGATTCAATGATGTGAATGGTTTGAGATTACACCGACTTACTTCTCCTTATGTTTTAGATGAATACGAAGAAACAGACCATTATATACAAAATAAAAAAATTTTAAAGGCTAAAAAAGATGGGGGGTTTTTGTTATGTCATCAACCGACTATTTGGAATAGGGAATTTTTATTGAACGTAAACATTCCCGGTGAAGGATTTAGAGATAATGAATATGCTGGAACTGAAAGAGTTAAAAAACAATATAAAGATCCAAAAATTTTTTTATATCACCATCATTGGTTTTTAGAAAAATCTGCTTCATCTGCTGGTTTGTGGATTCCCGAAATTGAATGGGAATATAGAGAAGTTGCAAGAGAACGTGTTGTTTATAATTATTTTAATATGATTAAAAAATCTGAATGAATAAAACAAAAGTATTTGCAGTTAGAGTACGTGACAAATATGATCAAAGAGTTGAAGATTATATTAATTCAAAAATATCGAATGTTACATGGATTAGAGATGAATTGCCTGGAGTAGATTTACAATGGAATAAATTACGAGTCATGAATATGGATATTGATGAGCCGGTTCTTGTAATTGATATTGATACTTTTTATATTAATGATTACACTAAAGCTATCGATTATCCTATAGAAAGAGGGGAATTTTTAACAGCCAAATCTTGGTGGAAAGATACTTGGAATGAAAATTATTCATTATGCGGAGGATTTCAAAAGTATTATCCGAAAGATTGTAAATACATTTATGATGAATTTATGGGCAATATTAATTATTGGTCGCAATATTATATTACCCTTAAAATAACAACAGGGCCAGTTAATGGAGAACAATTTTTCATAGAAGATCAAGTAAAGAAAAAATTAAAATTGAAATATCTTCCATCAACATGGGTGACTAGAATGTGTAATAAAAAAAATTTAAAAGAACTTGCTTCAATAAACGCAATGTATCCAGGAGAATATGTTTATTTGGACGGGTTTCATGATGATATTAAAATAGTACATTTTAAAAATGAAGAAATTGATTATTCTTTTTTATCTAATAATATCACTTCATTATAAGCTGAAAATAGTTCAATTAAATTAGTTGCTTTTCTAAGTTTGCTTCTAGCTTTTTTGTTTTCGCTATTTTGAATTTCTTCTTTTTCGAAAAGCTGTAATTTATATTTAAATAGTGTTTCTGAAGAAATATCAGCAAGTAGTATATCTATATTTTCGGGAATTTTTTCTTCTGATTTTTCTGACGTGGACATTTCAATATCATTGACTATTAAATAGTACCAGTGCATTGCTTCAATAATTGATGATGCTTTTCTAATATTAGAACGATATTCTTTTTTATCGCTTTCTTGAACTGGTTGTGTTTCAAATATTTCAAGTTTTGTTTGAAACAATTCTTCTGTTGAAGCAGTTCTTATTGATTCCCATGAAATGGGTTTTGTGTTATCAATAGTTTCTATGTTAAGATTACCGGCTAGTTTATATTCTAAAAATTCATCAAAATCTTTTTCTCTTTTAGCCATGGCGTCATGAAAATTTGCTGATTGTAGTTGTATTCCCTCTAAAGTTTTGTTTCTGTGATTTTCGGGTAATGCTTTTAGTAGTGTCTTGAAACAATATGTGTCTAGATGAGTTTCGATTTGTTTTACTTCAATGTCTGGATGAGGTATTTCTACATCTTCGCCATCGGGAATTTCTCTAAATCGTACTAATACAGGATTATCTTCTGCTGTATAATCTGGATATTTATGGAAAATTGTATTGACTTTGCATCGACTCCAATATGTTAACCATGTTTCGTAATCAGAGGCATGAAATGCTTCGTTAAGAGTAATCATTATGTTTCCTTTTATGGTGTTGGTGTTCTTTCGCCGTTTGTAGTAAAATAATAGGGTCCGCTGGAATCAATTATGGCTCCTGAAGGTGTCCATGTTCTGGTATAAATCGAGGGTGTCCCTGATGGTCCAGTTAATGTATCAGTCGTGCTTTGATATTTTTTATCGTAAAAAGTTCCTTTATTTGTTCCAACAATTGAAGTTGCAACATTATATACGAGATGTCTTCTTGCAATTATGTTTAAATAAACATCATTTATTAATTTAGCTGTAGCATCATAAGAAGTGCTAGATTCTAATTGTATTTCGTTATTAGTGCCGTCCCATCTAGTATAATTATCTGGAGTTGATGGTTCAGTAGTATTTGCTGTTTTTAACCATAGTTTATATGCACCATAAGGACTACTAGCGTATATTGTATCAGTAAAAAATGCTCCTTTATCAGACCAGGTTCCGCCTCCTGGATTAGATACTGCAACTCTATAAGATCCAACTTCATCACCTGTTTGCATTTGTTGAAGGCAGTGAGTAGCAAGCGTATCTCGAAGATCTGTTTCTGTGGTTGGGCCTATTTTTAAATCCGGAGAGGTCCAATATAATAATCCAGAATTGTTTATGGTTGCTGAACTGGGGGCCGCTGTAGAATGGTTCATATTTTGATAAAATGTTACGGATGAAGATGTGAAAGTTGTTTGATCCGGTTGGCCAATTATCGTGTCTGGTTCTGCGCCTTGATAATTGCCTGTGTCATCTGGTTCGGTCATGCTTCCGGATATTCTATATCCATTAGTAGCTGTTCCTATGGAAACAAAAGGAGATGATCCTGAAGTTTTTACTTCGCCTGGATACCCTGTACCTGCATCTAGAAGAGCCGCATATCTTTTTCTTAGAAAATAACTAAGAATTTCTAGTTCGGTATCAGAATATTGTCGTAGGTCTTTGTTTACTGCATCCCAATATAAGTGTCTGTATTGTGTCATAATTAATCCATTGACAAAAAGTTCAAAATAGTGTAAACTATATAATAGTTGTTATTTATATTTATATTTAGTTAATAATTAAAATCGTTTATGAAAATTTTATATATTACTCCTCATTTATCTACGGGCGGAGCCCCCCAATATCTTCTTAAAAAAATCGAATTATTATACAATGATAATGATATTTATGTAATAGAGTATAATGATTATGGGTCTTATAGAGTTCAAAAAGATAAAATATTAAACATTCTAAATGATCAGTTAATAACTTTGTCCGATGATAAATCTGATATTTTAACATATTTAGATAAAATAAAACCCGACATTATTCATTTTGAAGAAATGCCTGAATTTTTCGTGGATGATAAAATAGCTGAAAAAATTTATAAGAAAAATAGAAATTATTTGATTTTTGAAACATCTCATGATTCTTCCTTCGATCCTTCGTCAAAGAAATTTTTTCCAGATAAATTTTTATTTTGTAGTGATAATCAACTAATAAAATTTAGATCAATAGATGTTCCTGCATGTGTTATAGAGTATCCCGTCGATAAAAAAACATCAGAAAAAGAAAGAGATGTTGCATTGAGAGAATTAGGTGTTGATCCTGCATTGAAACATGTATTAAATGTTGGATTATGGACATCAAGAAAAAATCAAGTGGAAATTATTGAATACGCTAAACTTTTGCCTGACGTACAATTTCATTTTGTAGGGAATCTTGCGGAAAACTTTAAAGAATATTGGGAACCTTTAACAAAAAACTTGCCCGATAATTGTATAGTTTGGGGGGAAAGGTCTGATGTAGAAAAATTTTATTCATGTATGGATTTATTTTTATTTACGTCTAAGGGAACTAGTTTTGATAAAGAAACGAATCCATTAGTTGTGAAAGAAGCTTTGTCTTGGAATATACCTGTATTAGCACATAAACTTGACACTTATATTGACAAATATGACGAAAAAGTTACTTGGCTTTCTGATGATTTGAATATTAATTTAATTAAAATGTCTAGACTACTGAACATTAGTGATCGTCTTGTAAGTTGTTCGATTGAAGATACCAAAATAACTTTTCATTTTTTAAGCTTATATGAATGTTTTCATGAGAAATTGTTGTGCTTATATGAAATAGATACTGGGTTATTAGCCTATAGATCACACATTTTAACAAACTCAATGTGGTGTCAGCCGCATTGCGGAAAAGATGTAGTTAACGGGTTTATAGTAAAGATATTTGATGCTCCTAAAGATTATTATTCTAATTTAAGTGATGTGAATTTGTTAGATAATCATCATCTTTTATATGAAAAAACATTTCCACTTAAATCAGAAGTTGATATTAAAATTCTCGGAAAAAATAAACATTTTCATGGAATAGCGGACGATCCTTCTTCCTGGTATACTTTTTATGAAACTTTGATATTACAGTATTATAAAAAATTAAATTTGACAGAAGGGGATACTGTAATTGATATTGGTGGTCATTATGGTTTTTTTGATATGTATGCTTTAAATCAAGGAGTTTCGCATATTCACACAATTGAACCCACTAAAACAACATTTGATATTTTATGTAAAAATTTGGGAGAATATAGAAATATTGAAAAACACAATTTAGCAATTTCTTTTGATAATAACAGTAGAGAATTTATTACTATTGGATCCAGTTCATGTAATTCTTTTTATGATAATTTTAATAATAGCGCAAAGAATACAGAAAATCAGGGAGTAATAAAAAAAGAAATTGTTGATTGTGTTACGTTTGAACAATTTATGAAAAATAATAGTATTGATAGAATAGATGCGTTAAAATTGGATTGTGAAGGGGCAGAATGGGACATATTACCAGTGATTCATGATGATTTTTTTAAATATAAATTGAGAAAACTTTCTATGGAAGCACATCCGTTTGGTGTTGAGGGTGAAATGAAACTTCATGCAACTAATTTTATAACGAGATTAGAAAGTTTGGGATATCAAGTTATTGCTGATTCTCAAGTAACAACTAATGGCGAATTGGGTAATTTGTGGGCAATAAGACGTCCAAAAATAAAAATAGTTCATATGCTTGTTGATGTGGATTCAGAAAGAGAAAAAAAATCAATAACACATCTTAAAAAATTATCTGAATATTCAGATTGGTCATATGTGCAAATGGTGAATCCTTTATATGAAAATTTTCCCCCGAAAAAAACATGTGCTAGACCAAATGATGTGCAAATGAAATCGGGCGAATATAAATTAACACCTGCTCATTATGGTAATTTTTCTGCTCACAAATCTGCTATAAATGAACATTTAAATGAAGACTTTGATGCCGTTTTATTTTGTGAATGTGATGCTATTTTTATAAAACCAGTACACGAAGTTCATAGATCAATTATGGACCGGTTAGATGATATGAATCAGCATAATTTATATTATATGTCTTTCGGAAAAAGAATTCCTGATTGGGAACATGAAAATTATGAATTTTTCGGTGTAACAGATAGAATGTCTGAAGCGCATTGTTATTTACTTTCCACAGACGAAACTAGAAGAACTTATTTTAAAAAACAATTGAAAACTGCAAAATGGGATACTTATGATTTATGGTTAAATAATAATATTTTTAATGATAAGAAATGTGGTATAGTTAAATCGCCAATCTCAATTCAATGTTCTGGAGAGTCATATTTAGATAATTCTTTTAAGGATGGGACTACTTTATTACATAATGAAGATATAGAGACAACCCATGAAGAATTTTAAATTATCACTTGTGACTTCCTGTTATAATGCTGAATTTTATTTAGATGAATTAGCGGGTTCGGTTTTTTATCAAAATTATGATCATTGGGAGTGGATTCTTGTTGATGATTTTTCTGTTGATAACACCCGTTCGGTAATGGAAAAATTAAAAAGAACAGATAGTAGAATAAGAATCGTCGAGCCCAAACACAAGAAAGAAATATGGTGGAATCCCCAAATCCCCGCTGTTGGCGACATTGTATGTCATTTAGATGCTGATGATATAATTTTACCGAGAACTTTTGAAAAAATAATTCATTATTTTAACTTGTTTCCAGAAGCTGTATTGCTCCATTTTAATGCAAACAAATATCATGATGTTTTGCCTAAAAATTCAAATAATATTTTTGATAATTTTAAAGACAACGTGTATATGTCAAGAGACAATAACTCTTTTTTAGAAGGATTTGAAAAGTTATGGCCTCAGCGATCAAATATTTTTGGATATTTAAGAATATTTAAAAATCTACCAGCATTACGTTTTCCTGAACACAAAGACAGTGATATTTGTTTATCAAATGATGGTCAATGGTTATTGAATTTAGAGAGATATGGAAAATGGTTGACTATACCCAGAACAACGTATCTTGCAAGAGAACACGGAGAATCTGAAAATTTTAGAAATTGGAATCCTCGTGGCGAAGCACAATTAGTTATAAACGAAAAGGAAGAAAGAAAGAATTTCATTTTAGAATATCCTAGAAATATTAAGTATTTTGATGATATCTATGATTTAGCAGAATCTACTTATTTAAGTAAATTAAATTATGAAACAGAAAGAAAACATGTAAGTTTTTTGAATTTTGATTATAATCAAGAACAAACATCAAAAGTAAGACATCTGTTTTTCGATCATGACATAGTTTTTGATAAGTACCTGAAAAACATTTCTTATTTTTTTGTTAAAATAAATTTAAATGATACTCCAATAACAATATCAAATATTATATCTAAATTACCTGTATCGAATCATGAATTAAGTTTTTTTTCAGATAATACGCATTTACATGAAAACAATCGTATACCGTCTAACAATATTGAAAACATAAAAGACGTTATTACGGCAGATAATAGAAATGTTTTTTGGTATTCTCAAGACAATCGAATCCATCTTATTTCTAATAGTCATCGAATAATAGAAATTCCTGAAATTATTTTGTCTACACAAAATATACAGGTGCGTGATACATTAGAAAAAGAAAAAGAAAAAGTCCATGAAGATCATTTAAAAATAATGCAAATACATGTTGGATGTGGTCTTGACATTCCCCCCAAAGGATATGGGGGATTAGAAGAAGTGATTTATCAATATATGAGAATTGCTCGAAGTAGAGGGCATGAAGTAAGTTTAAAATGGTTAGATGATGTAACACAAAATGATTTAGAAAAATATGATGTGTTTCATAATCATACTGGTGGGTTTTACGATTTGCTGAAAGATAGATGCATACCTTATATTTTTACGATGCATGATGCTTTTGTTAAGATACATGGAAAAAACTCTCATTATTATATGACAAATAATGAAACTATAAAAAATTCTTTGTTCAGTTTAATACCAACTGAAGATATGATAGATTATTTTTTATATCCAGAAAAATTAAGAAGACTTCATCATGGGGTAGATACAAATTTTTTCTTTCCTAATGAAAACAGAAAAAATATACGATTAATTTGCGTGGGCGGGGGCGATGATAGAAAGGGTTTTCATTTAGCAATTCAAGCGGCAAAAAAATTAGGACTTCCTATAACAATTGTTGGTCCAGATTCAATACATTTAGATTATAATAAGAAATTTTATGATATTGTAGAAGAATGTAAAGGACATATTGATATAACTCTTGTTGGTAATGTAGAAAAAAACGAATTACGGGATTTATTAAATGAACATCATGTATTGATTCATCCGGCCTCTTTAGAAACGGGTCAACCCTGTTTGGCCGTGCTTGAAGCAATGGCTTGTGGTTTACCTGTGGTGGGAACACTACAAGATGACATATACGTAAAGGGTTTAACGATATGTACAAGAAATGTTGATATCATTGCTGAAAAAGTTAAAACTGTTTTAGATAATTATGATGAACATTCAAAACTTGCAAGAGAATTTGCTAGAGAACGAGATTGGGAAAAGATTTTTGATGAATTGGAAAAATATTATTATGAAGCAAAAGAGTTGAAATATTCTAAACCCTTTGATATGAAAGAACGATTAATGTTCGCATATCAGAATACGCCTATATCAGGGAAAAATATTTTTGAATTAAATATGCAAAAAAATCCCTATTTGTCTGTTAAGGGGTCTATTCCTGCGGAGTATAAAATTAATTTTATTGATAATGATACTCATGCAATTCATTATTCGAATGATATTTCTACTGGGGGATGGGTTGCTTGTGGTCTTGATTATTATGTAAATTGGCGAGTTGAAGCTATAAATATCGAAACAGGAAATATAGACTTTGAGTATGAACAAGATTTTACAAATAAGAATGTTTTTGTGTGGTTTGATACAGTAGCATTGGGAGATACTTTAGCGTGGATGCCGGTCGTTGAAGAATTTCGTAAAAAGCATAAATGTAAAATGTATTGTAGTACATTTTGGAATGATTATTTGGTAGAATCATATCCTGAAACTTCTTTTATAGTTCCTGAATCTGGGTTTAATGATTTTGTATCTTCTTATAGAATAGGGTTTTTTGAACTCAGTCCACAGTCTCCCGTGGACATGAAAGACGTTTCTTTGCAAAATTTGTGTGCAGGTATACTTGGGATTAAAGATTTTAAAGAAACCAGGTGCAAAATAAAAGTTAAAGAAACAGAAACAGAATTGGAAAAACCTTATGTATGTATTGGTACTCAATCAACTGCTCAGGCGAAATATTGGAATTATTTGGGTGGATGGGATAAAGTGGTTGACTTTTTATCCGAAAAGGGTTATAATGTAGTATGTATAGATAAACATCCTTCTTTTGGTCAAGGAGAATATTTTAATGTAGTACCTAAAAATGCAATAGGTAGACATGATCGATCTTTAGATCAAACAATAGCAACTTTAGATGGTGCTGAATTTTTTATTGGATTAGGGTCTGGATTATCGTGGTTAGCATGGGCTTTAAATAAACATGTAATATTAATATCGGGATTTAGTAATCCTAAATCAGAATTTTATTCAAAATGTGTTAGACTCCATAATAATGATGTCTGCAATAGTTGCTATAATCGACATAAATTTGATCCTAGTGATTGGTCATGGTGTCCGGATCATAAAAATACTGATAGAATGTTTGAATGCTCTAAAAACATTTCACCAGAAGAAGTTTATGGAGCGATTGAACAAACAATACATACGATAGAGAACAATGATTAAAACACTAAAAGTTTTAGATTTTACGATTATTATAGAAAATATTGTTAGTAGTAAAAAAATGACGTATTGGGATGCAATATGTCATTATTGTGAAGAAACTCAGATGGAACCTCAGACAATTGGAAAACTTGTTCAGGGGCCGTTGAAAGCTAAATTAAGAGAAGAAGTAACTGCATTGCATTATCTCCCAAAAACTACTACGATATTGGGGCTATGATAAAAATGGATCCGTTTGATTGCTATAAAGAATATGTTTCAATCAAAACTCATTTTCACGCCAAAAAGTATGATTATTTTAAACATAAAAAAAGAAAAATCTCATTTAATGCTTTTAAAAAGCGCAATGATCAAATCTTTTTTGTGAAATTGTCAAAAAGTTATAAAGATGATGAGATATCAAAATTCTTTGTTGCAAACTTTATTGATAATGAAAATTTGTGGATAGGCGATGCGCTTGATTCGCAAGCAGAATTTAAATATAAAGAATGGCAAAAAAGAATACAAAGCATGAGTTATATTTTTAGTAATGATATTGATAAATTGTTGATCAAAGAAAATTTTGAAAATTGGTTCAAAATTAAAAAAGGTCAACATCCTTTATTACTGAAACAAGCACTTGCTAAATATATTTGTATGGAAACTTTTTCTATACTTAATATGATACTTAACTTTGTTCCTGACTGGGATCAAAAGATAAAAGAAACTTTTGTCTGGCCTCAGTTTAGAGATAGAGTTTTGAAATACACTCCATTTTTGGAGGTGGATAAGACGAAGTTTCGTAAGATTTTACGAGACAAAATTTAATATACAACGAATATTCCGATATACGAAAGGTAAATATGGCTACACTATCCGCACTAAAAAAATCCCGTGCATCCTTCATGCAAAATCTTCACAAAGAAATCGAGAAGATCGACACTCCTTCTGAATCAAAGAGTTATGTCGATGATCGATTCTGGAAACCTGAAATCGACAAGTCTGGAAACGGATTTGCTGTTATTCGATTTCTTCCCCCAGTAGATGGAGAGGATGTTCCATGGGCAAGAGTCTTCAATCATGGTTTTCAAGGACCTACAGGACAATGGTACATTGAAAACTCTTTGACAACTCTTGGTAAGAAAGATCCTGTTTCAGAGTATAATTCTCAACTTTGGAATTCTGGAATAGAGGCGAACAAAGATATTGCTCGTAAGCAAAAGCGCCGATTAACTTATATTAGTAACATTTATGTTGTTGCTGATTCAAAGAATCCTCAGAACGAGGGAAAAGTCTTTTTGTATAAATTTGGGAAAAAGATTTTTGATAAGATTAATGATGTGATGAATCCAGAATTTGAAGATGAATCTCCTGTAAATCCCTTTGATCTCTGGGAAGGGGCGAATTTTAAATTAAAGATTCGACAAGTTGAAGGTTATCGGAATTACGATAAGAGCGAATTTGATAAAAGCACACAACTCGTAGAAGATGAAACTGAACTTGAAAAAATTTGGCAATCAGAGTATGCTCTTACAGAGTTTACTGCAGATGATCAATTTAAATCTTTTGAAGATTTGAAAGCGAGATTGGATAATGTTCTTATAGTAGAAACTAATCTTCCTGAGGTACGTACTCCTGTATCTAAACCAAAAACTGCGGAAGAACCTTTTACTCCTCCAACGAACAATGAATCATCATCTGAAGAGGAAGAGGATATGTCTTATTTTGCTAAATTAGCAGAAGATAATTAATTATAGTTTTGAGTTTGTTCTTTGATTGACATTATTGAACAAACTCAAAATCACTGTATCCCGGTATCTAATAGGCCCGGAGGGAATCCTGTAAATGAACGGTCTGCCGTTACATTTGTATTCAGTTTCATACTTGAATCGTTGTAGATATTCGTTGTCCCAGCAGGCTGTCCAACTTTTAAGGATTCGTTTCTTTCTCTTTCCAGTTCAAGTATTTTTTTCCTCTGAAAATTTAATCGTAAAAATTGTGCTTCTTCTTTATTTGTAGTATCTGTGTCTGAACCCGAAACCTTTCCGACAAAACCAGTACTTACTCTTTTCGAAGCCAGAACGGCGGCAGATGCATCGTATTTGCCCATTCCAACACCCAGTTCTTTGGCGGCAATAGCATATGCTTTTAGAAGTTTTTTTGCATTCTGTCCCACACCACTTTTAGGGTCAGCCCTCAAAAGTCCTAGTGTATGAGTCGATGCATTCTCTTCATCTGCATCCTGTGCATCCCGCATCTTCTTATATTTGTTGGACAGTCCGGATGTTTCTTTCCCAAAGAGTTTGCCCATTACAGAATTAGCTCCAGTTGTACCTATAATATCTTCTAGTGCTTTTCCTACCCATGTTGCAATAATTCCTATAGCACCTCCTATTACAATACCTGCAACTAATCCTACTGGTCCAAGTCCGAGCATTGCGGTTCCTCCAAAAAGTCCAGCCCCCAATAAAGCGTGTTTTAGATATGTACTGTTTTGCAAATATTTCCATAATTGAGTTTTCATGTGACCCGCAAGACTTCCTCCTTCTCCTTTTTGAGCTTTCAATGCTTCTGCTAAAACGGGTCCTCCTATTATTCCAGCACCAGCTCCCAATATCATACCAGCAATCATTCCTGCAGGACCAAAACCAGAAAATGCCGCCGCACCAAAAAATCCCCCCGCCCATGGCAGAGCCGAACCATCGAATTCGTTACTCATGAGATAATTTTTTAAGCCTTGTTTGAATGCTTTACCAACATCTTTTTCTCCTGCTTCTTCTACTTTCATCATTTCTTTGATAGTGCCTGCTCCTATTATCCCGATACCTGCTCCAAGAATTGCTCCAGCTATCATTCCCGCAGGACCTCCTTTTGCTCCCCATCTCGCACCCATCAATGCCATACCACCACCAGCATATAGTCCTATATTCTCCATCAAGTGTTCTTTTACTTTAGTCATTACGTTTTTGGAATTCATTTTTGATTTATCTTCTGCAAAAATATGATTTAGTCCAGATAATGCTCCTCCGAGTACTCCAGCAATCACCGCTCCTCTTGGTCCTAATAATCCAAATCCAACTATAGCCGCTTTTCCAGCCCCCCCTGACGCGGCCATTGCTAAAGATGTATAGCCTTTTCCACCAGGAGCAAAATATGTATCTATAAATGATGTAACACCACCACTAAAAGTTTTTTGATCAAATCCTGCTTCTAATGCTTTAATTAATGCGGGGCCTGCGACCATTAAAGCGATGCCTTTTGCTAATTTGGGAATTAATGCTAGACCCAGTGTTGCTGGTAAAAACTTTCTTAATCCTCCAGGTATTCCTATAAGTGCAGTAGATAAAAAATTTCCCAACATTCTCATGAATCCTTTTCCGGAGGGTTTTGTTTTATCATTCTTAAATATGCTATTTTTTTTGCCAATGACTTCGAGTCGATCCTCTTTATCTCTTCTTAAATCATCTTTGTCTTTGCTTTGTAAAAATCCAAACAGCTTATTTAATACATTTAGTTGTTCTTTTAGCCGTACTGCTGTATTCAGAAGTGTAGTAGATAAAACATTTGCCAAGTTAGACATACCTTCACTGTTCTTCTCTGATAGGGAAGGTTTAGTAGATAAAACATTTGCCAAGTTAGACATACCTTCACTGTTCTTCTCTGATAGGGAAGGTTTAGGGTTATCAATTTTTGTCTCTTTATTATTAATTGTTATTTCATTTTTTTCTTTCAAAATTGCATTTTTTTGTTGTACCCCTTTGAGTATGATCCCTTTCATACTCTGTAATACATCAGTATGTATTTCTAAATGAGTTTGAAAACTAGCGAAGTTATGTTCGTTCTGTTCTTTAAGCTCATTAACAAGTGCTTTAAAATGTACATAATTGTGGGGTTTACGAGACATTATTACCTTTGTTGTTGGTTTTCATTTTTTTTATTTTCTTCTTCCATATGAAATATTAACATTTCTACGTAAATGTCTCTTTCAAATGGTATTAAATTTTCTATTTCGGTTAAGCTGTATTTATGATGTTGCATTAACTGAAATGTTAATTGATAATAGTTTGTTAAATTATTATGACTGCATATTATAAAAAAAAATCGGCAACTCCGTTTAAAGTTTGTTTTTCTAAACAGTTGCATTTAGGACAAGTGAATTGAATATCATATACTAGAACGGGCATTGTATTGAAAAATGTTTTAAGTTTGTCAAATTGATCACTTGTTAAGCTATTAATAAAATCGTTCATTTCTTCTGTTGTGTGATCGCTTGCACTAAAAATTTCATCACCAGAATATATGTTATCAATACAATCAATGATAATATTAAATAATTCATTTATAGTTGAAGCATTTTCTACATCATCCATTGCTGACATACGATTATAAACAGACATGGTGGGATATTTCATTTCAATTGAAATTGTGTCTGTTAATTTAACGTATTTAGAATGATCATCATGTACAGTAAGTTTTAAATTAGAAAGATTTATTTTTATTTTACTAGAACCATTACATTCCTCTTCGTTACTATTTTTTCCATCTAAATGCTTCATCACTATTTCAATTTCTTCGCCAACAGATTTTGATCTTATTTTCAACAATGCCATTTGTAAATCAAATAATGGTAATTTATCAGCATTAACATTTTCAGATAAAATGCAATTATTAATTATTTGTTTTGAAGTTTTTATTATTTCTTGCTGGTCTCCTGCTTCCATAGCCATTAATAAAAGTTTTTCTTCTTTGACTAAAAATGGTCTATATGTTATTGTGTCTTTTATTGATAACAGGTTCATTTCAAACGTTGGTGCATCAATTACGGGTAAACTCATTATATCTCCAGTCTTAAGTTAAACTATTTTTATTTACGTCTAAGGGAACTAAGGGAACTAGTTTTGGTAATTGGCTCCATTTTCGATATGCGAACGTGACACTAAGTCTTGCGTATTCGTTATTTTGCGCCCATCCTATATTTACCGCTCCCACATTTAAAGGATATGCTTCTTCAAATTTTATTCCATACGATGGTTTATTTTCTTCTGTAAATGTTCTTAGCCAAATATCAGACGTATAATCTTCATAGTATGAAGCGTCATGCGTATCAGGATCAACTATTTGATTTTGCCAATCATCAAAAAATGATTTTTCTTCCCATCCTTCTGCAGTACAAATAAATGTCATTGTAGTATCAATAAACATTTGACCATACCCAATTTTTCTTACAGGTCCATATAATTTATCTTCAACTGTGAGTATGGATTTACCAGGAAGTTCTGCCTGTTCGCAACGAAATGTTAAATCGCTCATTTCACCTCTCGGAATATAAACTTCATATCTATTTATTGGCGCAGGACCGCCCTTGACATTTAGGGTATTTCTAAATTTGTCTATGCTTAAAGTCATTTAATCATTCTCCTACTGTCTCCCCAAACAACAAGTTTGTTTTCTTTTTTAAATCTTTCTGTTGGTAAAAATAATGCAATTTCTTTTTCGTCTTCGTCTATAATTACTACTCTAGATGTAATATGTTTATATAAATATCTTTTTACTGTTGGTTTAAGCACTTTAATTTTTGAAAGGGCTTCATAATTTACGCTTTTAGTTTGATCAATAGCATCCATCAGTTTTGCTCTAAGTAATGGGGGTAAATAATGAAAATTTAAACCAAGAAATCCATTACCATACATTTTTACGCACATGACTAAAGGAAATCTATCATAGTATTTCATTTTTTCTTTAGTCTTTGGATCATAAAAATAGGACGCCATTGCTCCAGGCAATATTGTTCCCGTGCCTGATTTTTTAGCAGTTTTATAAAATTCGTCTGCTGTATCAACTTCACTAAATCTACTTCGCAATTCTGATCTTAGGGCACCAACTTTTCTACGAAACCATTGTGATGCGTTACGTGTTTTTGGTTGTCCTTCATTCCTTCTCAATGCGTTTTTTAATCTATCTAAAAATGTTTGATTTTGTTGAGCCATAGTTATATTTAGTTAAAAAAGATGATCTTCCGTAATGATTTCAAATCGCCATTTTCTGATCTTACAGAACTCTATAGCCGCATTCCATTTTGCCTCATTAACACCAAAGGTGTATACTTCGGATAAATATCTCTTAGTAACTCTTTTGGGTTTCTTGGGAGGAGATGTTTGTTTTTTGGGCTTGACTTCTATAATAATGTTTTCTGTTAAACCAGTTTTTCTTTTTACCTTAATCCAAAAATCAGGGAAATATCTATGTATTTTTTTGTCAATAGGAGACCTATAGCGAACAACTATTTCTTCACTCGACCATTCAATAATCATAGGATTTTCTTCACAATAATTCATGAATTTTTTTTCCCATAAAGAACGATAAGTTATTTTAGTAGGATCTCCCCTATACTTTTTTAGATTCTTTATTTTATATTTCCCTTTGTAACTCATGCTAAATATTATGTATAATAAGGAGAATAATGACCACAGACACTAAGTTAAACCAATTAATTAATGCGAAAACAGGTATTCCTGTTCACAGATTTCCAAGAAATCTCGGATCTTCTGTGAAAGATCCAGAATCAAAGAAATTTTGCATGTTTGAATTTGCCACTATTGAACACGGAGCTTCAAAAATAGCTTCTTGTGTAGTGCTACCTTTTCCGGAAATAAATGATGCTATTAATGTAACCTATGATAATGCCGAATTTGATGTTGCTGGTGCAATTGCAGTAGGAGCGGCGGCTGGAAATATAAACATAGATAGATTATCGAATATTGCAAAAACAGGAATATCTTCATTTAACCCAAGCTCTTTTGCCAGAATAGCTTCAGATGTAGTGTTAAGCGGAACTCCTGGTTTAAAAGCGGGAGTAGCAAAGGGGTTAAATACGATACAAAATCCATATGTTACAAGCGTATTTAATAGTGTGGGATTTAGAGATTTTTCTTTTTCGTTTGTGCTAATGCCTAAAAATTCTAATGAAAGTAATACCATAAAACAAATTATTGAAACTTTTAAACACGCAATGTTACCTGAAAAAGTAACAACAAGACGAGACGATGAAGTGTCTTCTCAAAGTACAGGAATTTTAACAATGCCAGATAAAGTTAATATTACGTTTTTTCCTACTACTAACGATTATAGTAAAGAAAATAAGAATAAACTAGTAACAATTAAGAACGCGGTTATACAAGATTTTACAGTTGAATATTCTGCAGGAACACAAAATCCTATTTTTTTTAAAGAAACAAATGCGCCACTAACAGCTACATTAAATGTGACAATTAAAGAAACTGAAATTTATACTAGAGAAAGATGTATTGAGGATTATGGTGATATGTATAAATTGACTTGGAAAACTTATTAAAGAGCGAAAGATAAATGGCTATAACAAAAAATCCCAGCGGCAATTTAACTAGTTTATTGGGCGAAAATAGATTCGAATATCCTAAAGGTATTGCTACAACTAAAGGATTGCAACATTTTATGGTAATATCAGAATTGATATTTAAACCACCCATTAAAAATAAAGATGCATTTAATGCTCAGATGAATTTTGAACAAATTACTTCCGGTAATGAGGCAAGTGATTATTATATACGAGGTAAAAGTTTTGTTTTACATTTGCCAGTTGGTTCATTAAAAACACACTATTCCGCAGATTATTCCGATGTGGATTTAGGTATTTTTGGAGATATATTGTCTCAAAATGCTCATCAAATAACAAAAGACTTAAAAGAAAATTTTGAGACTTTTTCAAGTGGATCTGGTAGCGGTTTTATACAAAAATCAATGGAGTTTTATGGAAGAATGGGTAAAGATGTTATGCAACAAGCTTCACCATATAATAGTAAAGGTGTTAGAGGAGATTTTGCAAATAATATTAAATTTAATATTACATCTGCTCTTGGTGCATTAGCTCCTTCACACGCAAAAGGAGAACAAGTGGCCTCCATGTCTATGAGAGAGTCGAGAAATCCATATACATCTCTTATATTTACAGGAGTAAAAAAATTACGTCAACATTCTTTCACTTTTGACTTTAATCCTAAATCTGCGAGCGAATCCGAAGCCCTTATGAAAATTATAACCAATTTAAAAGTCGGTATGTTACCTGGATTAAATCAGTTAAGTTTAGATGGGTCCAATGTTGTCGAGCCCGAACAAGAAATAGTGTCATATGATCCAATAGGATTGGACCATCATCCGGGAGTGTCTAAAAAGAAAACAACGTTAAAAATTTCAAACAAAATGAATTCTGCTTTCTTTTCTTTTCCTAATACATATAGGATTCAATTTTATAGTAATTTAGAAAAAAATACATATTTACATCGTATAGGAAATTCTTTTTTAACATCACTTAAAGCGAAATATGCACCTAAATTTTTTGAAGAAAATGGTTTACCGACATCAATAAATTTACAGCTTCAATTCAAAGAAAACTTTACTCTAGATAGATCACATGCGGAGGACTATTAATGTCAGAATTTTTTAGAAATTATAAAACATTTTATTATAATATAGATAAAGTTACTCCGATTAGGGCCACGCTTGCAACAAATTTGTTGTCCAGAGTAGATATAAATAATAAAATTTTAAAAAATATTTCTTCATATTATCCTTATAGAATAAAGGAATTCGAAAGGCCTGATATTATAGCTCATCGATATTATGGATCTTCTGATTATACGTATTTAATATTTTTAGCAAATCATATTCTAGATCCTTTATATGATTGGCCCTTATTTGGAAATGAATTAACGCTGTTTATCGAAGAAAAATATGGTTCACTTGATTCTGCAAGAACGGGTATACATCATTATGAAAAAATATTAAGAACAGAATCTAAAGCGACTGTGGATACTGGCAAAATTCTGGAAAAAGTTGCAATCATTAATAAAGAAACATATAATGATCTTGATGATTCAGAAAGAAAAATAATATATAATTATGATTATGAATTAATGAAAAATAATGAAAAAAAAGAAATTATTTTAATAGAAAATACTTATTCTGCGCAAATTATGAGTGAGTTAAGAACCCTTTATTTTAATTAGGTAAGATATAATATGTCACATGTAGATTCTCATTTTAGTACTGATTCGGTCTGGAAAATAACTTTCATAAATTATAAGGGGGCATCATACACAATCGATTCTGAAAATAATTCAGCGATTGCTGGATTTACAATAAATGAATCTTTATTTGAAAGTAATGTTATAACCGGTGATGTAAAAATATTTGATGTGGCTGGATTAGACGAAAGAATTCCTATTATTGGACAAGAAAAAATACGTATATTGTTAAAAAATAAATTATTGGATGGACCAGATTGGGATGCTGAATATACAATTGTTAAAAGATCTGCTACTATAGAAGACGGTCCTACAAGATTTTATGTATTGGATTTTTGTTCAGACGAGTTTATTGCTAATTTGAGAAATAGAGTGTCAAAATCCTATAAATCTGTTTTGGCTTCTACTATTATTGAAGATGTATATGATAATTATATAAGTTCAGATTCTTTTATTAGTCATAAAAAAGATTTAACTTTTGATCGGAAAGGAGATACCGATGGAACTTTTTATGGAATGCATTTTGTATTTCCTACAATAAGACCTTTTCAAGCAATAGATATGGTTACTAAAAAATCGGTTGCTTCAAACGTCGAAATGAATCAACAGGGGAAAAAAAGTGCAAATTTTGGAAAATTTGTATTTTATGAGAATAAATTTGGATTTTATTTTAAATCATTATCTGATTTATTGCATCCTTTAATTACCCAGTCATCGGCTGAAGTTGATGATTCATTATTAGACGAAACTGGTCTAGATTATGATGATCAAAAAACATTGCGTAGAGATGGCATTGGAACAGAAAATGCTGTAAGAGTTTCAAAACCAGCACAAGCGACATCAGTTGATGTACCAATGTCATCTTACGTAATAAGACCAGTAGAGGCCTTATCAATTACTCCTCTTCAAAAAGAACTTACAGTAGTAAAATATAAAATACAATCTACTTTTAATGTTTTAAATAATTTAATTGAAGGAATGTATTCTGGAAGATTGTTGACTTATGATCCAACGACTCACCGAATTGGTTCTATAAATCAATCGTCTGCTACACCATTTATTCCGTCAAGCGGTTTTGATAAAAGATTAACTAATAAGTTATATAAAGCAAATCATCAAGTAAGTTATTATGAGTATGATTATCGGAAACAGTTCGATGATTTTAGGCATGTCGGAAGAACGGGAGAAAAATATCCATTAACAAATGATGAGCATTATGGGATGGATACATCTGAAACTTTTTATAAGTATGCATCAACGAATTTTCAACATAACGAAAAAATGATCACAAAACTATTACAGAATATTATGACGAATAATGATATTGGCGCTATTTCAGTGGATAAACAAGTTGAGAGGTGGTTGTTACAAAGTTATGCTCAAACAAGGCAACTGAGTAATATAATAACGCAAATAACAGTGCCCGGTGATCACAATAGAGTTATAGGTGAAATAATAGAATTAAAATATCCTTCAAATTATTATCCAGACGAACAACATTCTTTTTATGCGGGATTATATTTAATAACGAAAATTCAACATTCGATAATACACGGTAACAGTTATTTGACAACAATGGAATTAGCAAAAGATACATTGTTTTCTAAACTTGACAATACACGAGGCACCTCTTTTGAAAGAGGTACGATTTCTCGGGAATTGAATATCACAGAAGATGATCAATTTATCATGGATGGAATAGATTTAGGCATCGACGTTGGAGGTGTCGCATGAATAGTTCAACTTTTTTAAACGATAATGACATAAAAGATTTTATGGGAACAGATGGGTTTGTCTGGTTTTATGGTGTTGTTGAAAATAGAAAAGATCCTCTTTTTCTTGGTAGAGTTAAAGTAAGGTGTATTGGATTTCATACAGATGATAAAACATTAATACCTACAGGCGATTTACCTTGGGCAGATATTATTCAGCCAATAACATCAGCGGCAATATCTGGAATTGGTACTACTCCTACTGGATTAGTAGAAGGTACTCACGTATTTGGTTTTTTTAGAGATGGTCGAGCCGCCCAAGAACCAGTTGTTTTAGGGACATCTGGTGGAATTCCTGAAAATATTGCAAATCCTGATAGAGGGTTTAATGATTCTAGAACCATTTGGGAAAGGCGTAATGCCCCCTATCCACCTCTTTATATCGATAGATTTGTTTCAGGAATTTCAGCAAAAGTTATAGAACATAGTCAGGGTTTCGCTCAAGAAGAACATTATGATTTCGTAGGGGAAACACCAATGAAAGGTGGAAGGATTTGGTTCGGAAAAAATGAAGATGAGTCGAAAATTCAAGCAAATATTTTTAAACGTTCAGGTGCTGGATCTCCCGGATCCATTGCTAGTTTACCTGATAAAAAAAACAACCCTCCATTGTTGACTTCTCAGATTTTTTCTAGGAATCCTGATGAAAATAGAATAATATTTGATAGGAATGGTATTCCCGCTATGTCGTTGCCTTCAACAAATTTATTAGGATTAAATAGAGAAAAGTTTGTTGAACAGTATGATCAACAACTCTGGGATCCGGTTTCTACTTCACATCCTCAATCTCAAATTGAAATGGCTGTTCATAGAATAGCAGGAAGTTTAAGTGCGACTCAAATAAGTTTGCATACGGGTATTAGAAAAGCTATCGGGGCTCCTTGGTCTTTACCTTCAAGCAGGTTTAATCCTGAATATCCATATAATCATGTTACATATACTGAAAGTGGCCATTTATTTGAATTAGACGATTCTCCGGGTGGCGAGAGAGTTAGAATATTACATAGGACTCAAAGTTTTCTTGAATTTTTACCCGACGGTTCTAGAGTCGATAATACTGTTGGTAAATCGTATTTTCTTTGTGATTCAGATGTTCATTCACATGTTTATGGAGATGAAATAAAACATGTTGAAGGATCAATGAATCATGTTTATAATTCTAGAAGTGGTGGAAGCAATCATTTACTGTTCGATGGTGATGGTGATGTAAACATGGAAGTCACTAAAGGAAATTATAATATTGATTTAAAAGACGGTGAAATGACTATTAAAGCACGAAATCTTACAATCATAGGAACAGCTAAAGGACAATCTAACTTTCAATTACAGCAAATGGGAACATTGGCTGGTGATAAGTCAGCGCCAACTACTCTGGTTGGTGAAAGCATGATACAAGAATTTGGAGATTTTAAATTAACTGCCAAGGGTCATGAACAGGCTATTTCAGGAAGTTCTAAAACGAATATAGCGATGGATCATGAAATGACAATAGAAGGAAGTTCAAATGAAATCGTAAAGGGTATATTTGGTCCAGGTATGAAGAAAGTATGTGTAGGTAAATCGATTATTATTGAATCTCAAAATCCAACAAGCGGTGTGGGGGGTGTTATATTAAATAGTGGACCTGGAGGAATATCATCATCTTTAAAATTAAATGGAAATGGAATGGCGGTTAGTACTACGTTAGGTGATATTTCTGTAAATGCCACTCTAGGAAAAATTGAACTAAAAGCAGGAACAAAATTTTCTGTTGATGCTAGTACAGATATAGAAATTAAAAATAAAGTAGCTAATATTAAAATGGATAGCTCAGGACTTATTTCTATAAAAGGAATGGGATCTGATATTCATACTTTATTAAAAAAATTATCAACAGCATTACAAAATATGACTTTTCCAACCCCGTCTGGTCCGAGTGGCGTGGCAACAAATATGAGTGAATTTGTTGGATTTGATGCAGAAATAGACAAGGTGTTTCAATCATGAATAAAAAAGACGAAGAAATTGTTTTAGAACAACAGCCAATAATTAACGGTAATATGATAGACCTTTTGGGTAAAGTTAAAAACTTTAATGATGATTATGTATCATTTTTAAAAAATCAGTTAGATATTGCAAAAAAACAACAATTAGAAGAAATGGAGACCGGTGGCTGAGTCAAATCCTGAAGATAATGTTCTAAAACAAATGGAGGGCTCGCCTTTTGGTGGATCTGCGGGTGATGCTTTAAATGAATTTTTAAAGGGGCTATCTGCATTTGGTGCTGAATTTTCAAGAATTTCAGAGACGTTAATTCAGTTTTTTCAAACAACAAAAATGTTTTTGCAGGCATTTAAAAATCCTCTTACTGCGGCTTTAATTGAAACCATTGATGCTCTAATAGAAGCACTTGAAGAATTGGATGGTTTGGGTTTTGGTAGTGTTTCTGTTTGGCCGTGGAAAGATGGAACATATCCTCCATCATTGAATACTTCTAAATTAGACGAAGCAGTTCTTGGTCTTGTCGCCGCTCTGCATGGACAAGATGCTCAAAATCTTGGTTATAGTGAATCGGGTTTGTTTGTAAAAACGCAAAACGGAGAAACTTTACTTACACCTGATCAAGCATTGATTGATGCCAAAAATGATGGTTCTGGTCTGTCAAGGGCTTTGATTTATGATTCGTTGATGGGTATTCGTAATTTTTTTCATCCAGAATCCTGGAAAGGTTCTTCTGTTTTTTATACTGATACTGCCGCGGCGACAGCCGAAAGACAGAAAAATGCATTTTTAACTGGGTTTACAGATCCCGGATCCATAACACAATCGGTGACTGGACAAATTGTTGAAGGAGCTAAAGATGCGCTTTTTGCTACAATTGATGCTACTCAAAAAAATGCAATCCTTAAAGAATTAACTCCAAAAGATTGTGTAAATAAAATAATAGAATCTTTATCAGGATCTAATCCAGATAGCAATAGACCAACTGGGTCTGGTCCATATAAAGCATTTATGATTATGTTTACTCTTCCAACAATTAATGATGTAATTCAAATTATACAATCGTTTGTGGATTATTTTGGTTCTACCCTAGGAGATGAACTGGCTCAGTCCGCGTTTTTAGTCCAGCCAGATGATACAAAAATGACTATTTCATTAGGAGAATCGCTTTATAAACCAACAGGAACTGATAATGCAATAAAAAGGGCTTCAGGAAAAGACCTTGGATTTTTACAAAGTCCAGAAGAGTGGTTCTATGAACTTGCGGATTTTAAACCAAGAACAGATCTTAAAGATGGGACATATAAAAACGGAATACATAAAACTCACCGTAAGTATAAACTGCCCATGTTTAAACCAGGAGATAAAATTATTCAAGAGGGTGGAATATTAGGATTTACCAATTTTTCTGCTGAAGTTATTGAACATCTACCAATAGTTATTTTAAATGGTATGGTTATACAAAATAATGTTAAGGTGAAAAATGTTAGAGGTGAACTACAAAAAACAAACCATAAACCTCTTAATTCCGCAACAATACCAATTGTTCGAGCGATTTCAAGTAAATTTATTGCTCCTGAAAATTATGCAATTTTTAGAACAGATACATTAGAAAAACCGATTTCAGTAGCAACTGGATCTTTTTTCGGGACAATTAAAGAAGGTAGTCCCATTTTAACAGAAATTATACCTTCTGGAACATGGGGAAATCGAATTAGAAATGAGTGTGAGTCTGCAGGCGGTTTTGAAAAAGGACTTAATATTTTATTAGAAGGTAATAATAGTTCAAGTGTCATAGATTCTTATCTTAATTTTTTACGTTATCTTAAAAAAGGATCGATAATTGATCATCAATATTTGCAACCGTTTGACGCCTCCGATAGAAATTTAAATATTTATAATGAGTCTAAATTAACGGGTAGTGCGTTTCAATTTAATCACGGTAAATTATTAGATATAATTCCGTCATTGAATGTGCAGTGGCGAGTTGCTAATATTAAAGTTGGTGGGGAGTCTATTGAAAGCTTGGATGACTTAACAAGACATAAACTATTTATTTATTCAGATAAAGCACATTCTCAAGCATCGCCCAGACCCATCGGAATGAATACGCTTGAAATTGAATTAGGAATTTTAGATTATGATGGGACATATGATACTGCTTTTTTAAATTTTGATATGAAAGGGGCTATATCTCCACCAAATGGTGTAGTTTATTCTTGGAAAACAAGAATACCCTCGGAAGCTGATAGTAATGGTCCTCCCAATCAACCGTTTCAAATTTCTTCGTCTAATAAAAATATTTCGCCTAATTGGAAATATTTAAGAGTATCAGATTTATTTCCAGCATACGGTGCAACTATACAAGAAGCAATTGGCATGGTAAAGGGTTTTAAAAAACAAGTTGAAAGTATATCCAAAAAATTAGATGAGTACATAGCATTTTTAGAAAGACAAATAATAGCAATACAAAGATTAAATGATCAAATTCAACAATTGATCGCATTTTTCTCTAAGGGATTAAATGCGGCTGGTCTTTATTCTGTTATGTTTAATGGTGATGGTGTTAGTGATTTTAAAGAGAAACTAGGAAAGTTAAAAGCATTGCAGACTGCTAAAAATAAAGTACGAGAGATAAGTCTTGAAACAATAGAAATAGATGCCACAATACAAGACCCTTTTACTGGATTAAATAAAACGGTGAAAAGACAAGTTTTAAAACCAGGAGTAAAGTCTGATGATGAAATAGAACCCGACGGAATCCCTAAAAGCTTAAGTGAGCTTGATAATTTAAAATATTCTGGTGCTATTGTGTTTTTTGCTCAGGGTCCTGATATATTAAAATTTGATAAGTTTATGAACAATTTTAATGGACTGGCAACTCTTGGGCAAGGATTTCTTGCTAATTTATATGATGGAGAAGATAGTATTGCTCAAAAAATAGCACCTTATGTAAAAGAAATACAAGGACAAGACAGCGACGGTAATTGGGTTGAAATAGAGAACTTGGGAAGAATAGATGATGATGGAATTATAAGAATTAAATTTACAAACGATGCTTATAAATTAGACAAATCTGCTAGAAATGCGATCAATAAACAAATGGAAAAAACTGTAGATTTTTCTCCAAAAATACAAATGGGTAATTTTATTTTTGCGAATGCCCCTACAGAAAATGATACGGTTGTATTATATCAAGGAACATCGTCTTTATCGTTGGTTTCCAAAGCTGTTTCGTTTTCTGACGACACATCTTTTCATCAATTTGATCAACAACCAAAAACTAGTATTGAAGGAGATGCTCATGCTGATGAAGAAACTGGTAAATTTAAACAGCAATTTTTTAATGTGGATTTAAAATCAAAAGTCCCATTGACAAGATCTAATGAAAAATATAAAATTTTAGTTCAACGGGGTATCACCAATCTCGAAGGACAATCATTAAGAGAAAAAAAAATGTTGAATATTGGCTTTGATATACATCCTGTAACTGTAGAATTTGGGGAATTGGTTTAATGTCTAACAATGCAATTTCTAGAACAGGAACTTATACAACTTATTCATCAAGCGGAAGTGCTGGTGATTCGGGAATATATGAATATGCTGGAACATCTGGTATTTCTGGCGTGGATTATTATTCTAATGATGATTTAAAAAACGGTTCTATTTTTACTGATATCGATAATAAAATTTCTATAAAGTTTACACAAGAAGTTGATAATAGTTCTGTCAAAACATTTAATAAAGATATTGAATTACCTGTTGCTTATCAAAATGTAATAGGAACTATTGGTCTAACGCATGTTGTCACTGGAACTACCGGAAATGTTGCTGATGACAATAATCTACAATCCTTAAAATTGACTTCTTTACCAGAAACCGCATATACTAACATTGCAATTGACGAATTTGTAGAAATGTCTTCTCTTGCAAAAACAGATGATAATATAACTTATGAATTTACCCCAAAAGCAAATCTTTCTTCTAATACCACTTATTTTTTAAAAATAGATAATGATGCTTTAGTTGACTGGACTGGATCAAAAATTAGTTATAATACTGAAAAGGGGTTTGTTACTGATAATACAATGAGTTTTGTGACTACAAACGATTATTATAACGGATTTTCAATGCAAGTTGAACCTGCTTCATTGCTTGGAACTGAAATAGGTCCTGTCTCAGCAAACGATGCTCATCCACAATTTGAGAGCGGGGATGATATGAGGTTATATCGGGCAAATGGAACAATTTCTGCATCAACTGTTTTAAAAATTCAATCTATAGATGGGACGAAATTAACATATCAATTAGAGCCTGATTCGTATAACATGAATGTGACTTATACTGCTACAAATCCTATAGTGATAACTAGCATAAATCATCACCTAATTGATAATGATAAAATCGAAATTTACGATGTCGTAAGTGGAAATGCAGTCACTATAGGTGAATATACAATAACAGAAATTACTTCAGACACTTTTTCTATTCCAGTGGATGGTAGAGCAAGTGATGCCGGTGGGTTAAATTATTACAGAAATGTGAATAAAAATGATTTATTAATGTGGTCTAAATCAGCGAATAGTGCGTCTAATACGTATACTATAAGAAAAAAATCATTATCTGTCTCTCAGAAAAATTCGATTAATGGGCTCGATAACTTGATGAATAAAACATTTTATACAATTAAAGATAGCGGACCAACCAGTTCAAGTGCAAAAGGGAACTTAATAAAGTTCAATAATTCAACTCTATCATATGTTCCAATTGATTCTGAAGCAAAAATCACAACTGATTCTTTTGTTAATAATTCTATAGTTGATATTTCAACTTCTTTGACCCAGAATACTTATACTCGCTTTCATATAAAAGCGAATACTTCTCCTGAACATAATGTGCATCCTTTTCATTCATCGGCTCCGAAAGTGATTTCAACCTTTCCTGAAAATGGAGGATCGTTTCCTAGAAAATTGACAATTACCCAAATTACAAGAAAAGGTGCTATTGCTCTTGTGTCTACAAATCATCCTCATAATTTATCTACCGGTAGTTTTATAAAAATTGTTGGATCTACTCAATCGATTTATAATACGACAAAAACTGTTTTGTATGTTCCGTCTTCAAATACTTTTCAATATGATATGGGGTCAACTAGTAATTTTTCAGGTGTACAGAGTCCCGCTCCCGGCAATCCCAAACTTCAAATTAGTAATGATAATGGAGCTACTTATGATGAAAGATTTAATTCTATATTCATAAATTTCAGTCAATCTATGAATACAAGCACCATTATAGTTGCGAACAGTACTCATTTAATTTCAGCAAATGGATCAACTGGGGATTTTGTAACTTCTAATTCGTGGGCATATTTGCAAGATTCATCTTCAAGCACAATACAGTTATCCGATTCTGGTTTTGAAGATATTGAATCTTGCGTTTCAATAGTAGCAAGTGCGGGTAATTCTGTTTTTGCGGTTATTCCTGAAATTCTTAAAAGAGAACATCGATATAAAATAAAAGCAACAACATCTATTCAAGATTTGGGAAAAACAAATAGTCTTTATGAATTCACAACAACTGAAGGTATTGCGACTGGTTTGGTTGTCAGAGATCCAATAACCGGTAAAGAAGTGATTTATTCAAAAGACGAAGATCCGCCAGAAATTAAAAAAATATTTGGTTCAAGTGATTTTGGTGCTTCTGGATTTGCGGGAAAAGTTTTTGAAAGCGGAACTCTTTCTGAAATAACCTCTCCTGATGATTATCAATCTGTTCCCATAAATTTTAATGGTGAATCTTTAGTAATTCAGTTTTCCGAGAGTATGAATATAAATTCAATAACTTCTGCAACCACAAGTACGGTGCCTACCGGGACAGTCCAATTATCTTCTGATAATTACAATACAGTTGTACAAATGTCATCGATTCCGCGTGTATCATCGACAGATGAAGATAATGATACATTTAAATTCACTCCTGTAGCGAATTTGTCAGCAAACACTGTTTATACTTTAAAAGTTTTTAAGAGCGTTCGTGATTCTTCGCAAGAAGGAAATCAAATGATAGCAGATAATGTGAGTTCTATAAAAACTTTTTCGATAGAAAGCAATCCACCTTCTTCTGCCGATTATTTTGTTCCAGGGGAAATTATATCGGGTATTATTACTTTAACGATTAAATCAAATACAGGAACAATAACTACTGGATTAACTGCTGGAGATACGTTCTTGGGAACAACATCAAAGGGTTATGGACAAATTTTAGATGCTATTGAAGTCGATTCTGCTATAACGTCTATTAGATATACGGAATTGCCCGGTCAAGATGGATCTATTAAATCCTTGGTTCCTGGCGAAGAGTGTAAAGTAAATAGTTCTGTTAATTTTACAATTGATAATGTTGCAATAACTGATCCCGCAGAAGGAAATGTTGTTTCTTTTACATCAGGAACTAAAAGAATATTGTATAGAGACAATAAAAAAGATAATGAATTTTTAGCCGGAACTTCATCAATAGAAAGGATTGTAGGAAGAACATCGAACGGTTATGCTTGGACAGGAAGTGCTGGGACAGCTGGTTTGGTTGGTGCAGGATTTAAAACCGCATCTACTGCAATTGTAGCAAATGTGTTTTTTACTAATACTGATGGCAGTTTAGTGTCAACAAGCGGATCAATTAAAAATTCTATTAATGTTCAGTCAAATGTTATCTACACGTTTAATCAAACAATGGATGATGAAAGTATTAATTTTAATGCTGTAGATTCCGCTGTCCGTAGTGGTTATAATATATTACTTTCATACGATAGCGGGTTTCAGAATACAATACCATTGAGTACAAGCTTTATTACTTCAAATAATGAAACTGTATTTGAATTTCAACCAGCAATATTGTCAAACACGAGTTTAAATTTAACACAAAATAAAAACCTCTATGCTAAGGTGACTCAGACAGCAAAAAATAAAGGTGATATGAATTTGCAGAATGCTTTTTCTACTACATTGTATTATGCTAATACTGCCACAAATATTGATTTTAAAGCAGTGAACGCTTCTGTTTACACCGCAGACGGTCAAGAAATAGAATTAGAAGTAGGTTCCGCTTTGGCTGTAAATATGCCGAGTCAATCTTCAGTAATATCAAAATCAACTCCTATTATCATACACTTTAATGAAGTTCCTGATGTGACATCGTTTGCATTGAATTCAGAAATAGAATTAGGAACGGCTCATGATTTTTCTCCAGGAACCACTATCGCTATAGGTAATGGAACACTTACACCGTGCGGTAAATTCGGAACACAAATAAAAATACAACTTGGTGCAAGTTTAAGTGCGGGAACTCGATATTTTTTAAGAGTCGGATCTACTGTGGGGGGAACAAATGAAGGGGGAAAATCTTTAACCACAAATGTAACGTGGTTTAATTCATTCACAACTGCCGCATAAGGAGACAGTATGCCACTGCTTAAAAAAACATTAGAAACTAATATAAAGTCCGCATTTAAAATTGGATCTGCGGCAGGATCAGAAGAAAAAGTTGCTGAATTATTGGCTACTGCAATACACACTTATGTAAGTGCCGCAGATGTTACTACTTCAGTGACTACTGTAACCACTGGAGTTGGTGTATGCTCAACTGGTGGGGGTCCAACAACGGGTTCTGGAGCGGGAACAGGCAAAGGAACTCTCTCATAAGAAAATAAGACTAAATATACATATGGCTACAAATTCAACTCAAGAAGACTTTTATACCTTTGATCAGGCTCAACTAGATCTTACTGATAGGCAATCAATTAGATTTTTGTCTCTACTATCACCTAGAGATTTAAATATACAATTTTATCATAATCCTAATACAGGAGACCTTGCTTTAAAAACAGGGTCTAATGCAGTAAAAGAATCTTTGAAAAAATTAATTCTAACTAGAAAATTTGAAAGGGTGTTTCAGCCCGGTATTGGTTCAAACATAATGGATTTGTTATTTGAGCCGCACGATATAATTACTGAACAATTGATTGAAGATGAAATTAGATCTGTAGTTGCGAACTTTGAACCCAGAGCAAATATATTAGACGTAATTGTTAATAATGAGAGAGATGGTGCAGGTTATCGCATTAAGATAATTTTTTCAGTTGTAAATGAATCTGAACCAGTAACATTTACAGCATTTTTAGAATCAACAAGAGGTAATTAAATGTCAGAAACTACTAAATTAAGAGTTTCAGAATTAGATTTTGATCAAATAAAAACCAATTTTAAAAGCTATCTTAAAGAACAAGATGTTTTTAGAGACTATAATTTAGATGGTTCTACTATTGCTCATTTATTAGATATTTTAGCGTACAATACTCATTATAATGCTTTTTATTTGAACATGGTTGCAAATGAAATGTTTATAGATTCAGCGACTACCAGAAGTGCCATGATTTCTTTGTCTAAACTATTAGGATATGTTCCAAAATCAAGAACCGGCGCAAAAGCAAATGTAAATATATCAATAACTCCTGATGATGCTCCAGCAAATATTACTATAGCAAAAAATACAAGATTCGGTTCTGCCATAAATGGTATTAATTATACTTTTGTAACAGATCAGTCATATTCAACAACTGCAAATTCTGATAATGCAACTGTTGTTGTGCAAAATGTTTCATTAATCGAGGGAGATCCTTTAACTTATAATTATACTGCTAATACACAAGATTCGTCACAAAGATTTACTGTCCCTAATAGAGGAGTTGACCATTCGACAATTACAGTTTCTATTAAAGAAAATTCTTCTAGTACAATATTATCTCCTTATAATCAAGCATCCGATTTGATTGAACTTAGTTCAACGTCAAATGTGTTTTTTATAGAAGAAAGTACAGATTTTTTAACCGAAATAAAATTTGGAGACGGGGTTTTAGGAAGAAAATTAATAACGGGTAATATTGTTATTATTAATTATAATATCTGCTCGGGTGGTTTAGGAAATGGTGCAAATAATTTCGCTGTTGCGACAACTGCTGGTGGTTATTCGGCCGTTAATATTACGACTAATAGTAAAGCAGAGGGTGGGTCAGAAGAAGAAACTATTAATTCTATAAGATTTAATGCTCCTAGGCACTATAGTACTCAAAATCGAGCAGTAACAACGGACGATTATAAAAGAATAATATTAAGAGATTATCCGTTAGCAGAATCAATAGTTGTATATGGCGGAGAAGATGCAGATCCACCAGAATATGGGAAGGTTTTTATAGGCATAAAACCTAAATCAGGACTTTATTTAACTGATTCGATAAAAAATCATATTAAAACCAATATTATTAAAAAATATAACGTTGCGTCTATAACGCCTGAGTTTGTTGATTTAGATTATATCTATATTTTATTAACAACAACTGTTAATTTTGATTCTCGAAAAACAATAAAAACTTCACAAACATTAAGAAGTGGTATTATAAGGTCTATACAATCATATGTTTCTGAGGACCTTTATAAATTCGAACAGACATTTAGACTGTCAAAATTACAAACAAAAATTGACAGTACTGATTTTTCTATATTAGGTAATGATTGTGCTATTAGATTGAGAAAAACAATAACTCCAATATTGAATACTTCATCAACATATATTTTAAACTATAATAATCCTATTAGTCATCCTCACTTGAATCATTCTGCTACTATATCTTCTACTTCATTTACTATTACAGATGACCAAAATGTTTTAAGACAGGGCTGTAGAATAAAAGATTTTAATGGTGTGCTAAAAATCTATAGAATAAATTCTGAAGGAACTGAATTGTTTGTTAGAGATAATATTGGTACAGTTAATTATATAACTGGAAAACTAATATTAAATGCTTTTGATCCTTTTTCATATATTGGTAATGAAATTAGCATAATAATGATACCAGTTTTAAGTGATGTTTTATCTTTGAGGGCGCAATTAATTACAATTCAAGAAATGGATATTAATTTGAAAATGAATGATGTTTCCACAGTTATTGACCAAACTCAAGTTATTACTACTGATTCCGCAACAACTCAAACTACAATAGTGAATTATTAATATGTCAGAATACGATTTCTTAAAAGACGAAGATAATATTAAATTAGTGGGTAAAATATCTAATTTAATAGATACTCAATTACCAGATTTCGTTAAAGAAGAAGGTCCAATTTTTTCTGAGTTTTTAAAACTTTATTATAGATGGATGGAATCACATGAATTAACTATTTCAATGGTGATTCAAGACGAGTATCATTTTAATTTAGAGTCTGAACAAGGTAGTTTTATTTTAGAAACGTCTGATGACTTATTACTGGAGGGAAATAGAAATTCTAGTAGCGCCTATGATTTAAACGAAACAATAACTGGTTTAAGTTCAGGTGCTACGGGTAGGGTTGATAGAAACACTAATACGGCGTCAAGTAAAATTTATGTAACAAATGTAACAAAATTAGATTTTGAAGTAGGCGAAATAATAAAAGGATCGAATAATCGCACAATTGGTACTGTAATTAGTTTTGAAAAAAATCCCCTTTTCGCATCAAGAACATTATTAAAATCAAGAGATATCGATAGTGTTACATCATCTATGTTGGATAATTTTACTAAAGAATTTTTAGTAAACTTTCCCATGAAGCTACGTGCAGATAAATCTCGTTTAATAAAACATATATCTAATGTTTACAGATCAAAAGGAACAAGTGCTTCATACGATTTTTTATTTAAGTCTTTATATGATACACAAGCTCTTACTTTTTATACCCCAAAAATAGACATACTTAAGCCTTCTTCTGGTAATTGGCAACAAGATCAATCTATTAGAATTATTACTTCAGATCCCGTATCATCATTTGAAAGCCATTCTATTACAGGAAGTCGATCTGGTGCATTTGGAATTGTAAATCGTGTTTTGAAATTTGCGGCTGGTGTTTTTGATGTAATGGAATTGTTTTTAACCGACCAAAGTGGAACATTTATTGTAGGCGAAGAAATTATTTCAAATGATGTTGATGGAGTGTATGGTACAGGTGTATCACAAGGATTAATAACTGAAATTATCATTTCTTCAGCAGGATCGAACTATAAAATAGGCCAAAAACTCACAATCACTGGTGGAGGGGGCGTTGAAGCAAAAGCAAAAATATCAACTATTGGTGCTGGTTCATTAACTCATTTTACTGTGTTTGATGGTGGAGACGGATATGTTGAAAATAAAACGTTGACTGTAAATAATTTTGCTACATTGGGAAGTGGTTTTGATGGTAAAGTTAAAGATATCATTGATACTTTTACATTTTCGAAAAATGAAGACATAATAGGAAATTTTTCATCAGTTTTTTTAAATGATCCTGAATATGAATTGAGTGGAAATACTGGATCAAATATAAGTGATAAATTGATTGATGCGTTGGGTTTTTCTAAACTAGATGCGGGACACATTTCTAGTATACAAACAACCGGATCAGGTACCGGGTATGAGGCTATTCCTGCGATATCAATTGTAGAGCCCACCACTGAAGAATTTACAGAAGCGGCTGTTCAAATTTTAAATTTAAATGCCGATCCTGATGACCATAGTTTAACAACTGCAATTACAGATTTTTTTGTTCCTGGAGAAAAAATTACTTCAAACAGTGGAAATAAAATAGGTACATTTTTTGGCGAAGTTACTTCTCAATCTAGTATTGCCGATCCTTCTAGGATGAGAGTAAAGACTATAAAATTTCTAGATGAACTAGTAACTCGAAAGATTCCTGCAGATCAAAGAAATGATATACTTGTAAACAATTCTTCTTATTTAACATCTTCACAGCCATCAGTATATCATTTACGATTTGTCTCTGGGGGATCATCCCTTATTAATACAATAAAATATAGACGGGGTATTGATTCTAGAGAATTGTTTAATAGTGCTAACAATAATTTAACATGTGATTGGTATCCTTCATCAGGCGGAATAGAAATAACGGGTGGTTATCAGACATTAAATTTTGGTATAACAAGCATTACACGTTCCAGTACGACCGCAACAGTGATCACATATGGGAAACATGGTTTAGTTGATGGTCAAATAGTTGCTATTAAAGGAGCAGATCAATTAGAATATAATAAGAACGCAACAATTGCACTAGCAAATACAACTGTTTTTACGTATACTGTAAACGGTTCTCCAGTAACTCCTGCAACCGGAACTATTACATATGATGAAAATATTTCTGTAAAATTTACATTGCCTTTTGGTCATAGTGTTGATGATGAATATGCTTTTTCTTCTGTTGATTTTGCTTCAAATGACATTATTACTGGTTCCAAATCGGGAGCGGTTGCAACTGTAAATACAGGTGTTGCTTTTTCTTCCGGGGGAGATTTAGGAAATAATGCAATTATTGGTGTTTCTGCCGCTGATGTTGGTAGCGGTTCTATTAAATCAATAATAATTCAAGATCCTGGAATTGGGTTTACATCTTCTCCTCAAGTATCATTGCCTGGTCTTGGTGAAGAAAATGCGGTTTTAACTGCAAGAATTGGTGCGCAGAGAAAAGAAGAGGGAATATATCTTGATGAAAATGGGCAATTAAGTTCTAATAAAAAACTCATTGATAGTGATTTTTATCAAGACTATTCTTATTCTTTAATTGTAAATAAACAACTCAACGACTATCAAGAAATAATTTTTAAATTATTACATCCTACGGGAACAAAACTTTTTGGAGAATTTACACCAGAACTCGTTGAACTGAATGTTGGTTTTGATAATAAATTAAAATATGAAGGCGGAGATTTTGCGATAAAAGAAGATGATGATGATATTTTGTTAGAAGAATCTTCCGATCCAAAACATGAAATTATATTTAATAATAATCAAAATTTATCTTTAGGATTAATTTCTTTAACGGGTGGATCTAATATATTACAAGGAACAGTAAATGCTTATATGACTCTAGATTCTGGAGGAATTCTTATATTAGAAGATAGTGTAAAATTAGCATTTAATAATCCAATAGCTACTGATTTCGGACTAACCTATGCTGAGGGAGACCAAGTAATTATTGACAATGAACAATCTTTTGAAATTTCTTATGGAGAATTAAGATTAGAAAATTATTTAGCAGGAACAATATCATCATCATCAACAAATGTTATTTCTATTATAGGAATGGGTGCAACTTATCCCCAAACTACAACGATACCAAATGATTTTAATGCTAGTGCTAATTTTATATCAAATAGTATAGTTACACAAGTAAGAGCCGCATCGAATGAATTGGTAACAGGGATTGTGCTTAAACATGAATTAGATGCATCAAATAATAATATATTAATTTTACATTCTTGTAATGGTCAATTTGACATTTCAAGCAACGCAAATTCTACAGTTGGTAATACTTCATTACTTGATATAACAACATATAATATGATTTTAGAAGGAACTTCTGCTGATTTGATAGGCGATCTTGTATTGGAAGAAGATGGAGTATCAATTATTGCATTAGAAGATAGTATATATCGAAATGCTGATCTAATTACAACTGCATCATTTCAATATATTAAATCAAATGTGATTTTTGGTATATCGACAGATTTTCAGGCAGATTTTAGAATAAATGATAGGATTAAACCATCATCAACTTTGCAACTTGCAGAAGTAATTGAAATAATTAATTCTACATGTTTAGTGGGAAATACTGCAATAAGTACGGATATTTCTTTTAATTTTATGTCTGAATCAAGTGAATTTTTTATTACAGAAAATAGTGATAAGTTTGTTTTAAATAATATCGATCCTACGTCTACTAAATTCGATAATGATGATATACTGCATTATAATTTGCTTGAATCTACAGTAAGAGGGACAACCAATACGAATGGTATTTTATCAGGAAATACTAATTTAGAAGGACAAAATTCTGTTTTTGGTGAAGATTTATTGGTAAATGATATTATTACAGTGTCTTCTGATGAGTTATTTAAAGCAAAAATTTTATCAATAACGGATCAAACTTTAACTTTAAATAGAGCAATAGGTGATGGAACAACTGACCAAACTGTAACCTTACATACTTTAAGAAATTTTGATCTAGAAAGAAACGAAGGTACAATATCTTTGTCGAATCCTTATGATGGTTCAAATAATTTCATGAATTTGTCTATTAATTCAAGTTCTACGGGACTGATGCTTCTTGAAGATGGAATTGGTACTGCTAATGCGGGATACTCTGGAAACACCTCAAACGAGGGTAGTTTTAAATTTGAAATACTATCAACATTTAATAATCAAACATCTAAATTTATACAAGCATAAAAACTTTTTATTGATATAAATACATATATGGCTAGACTAGTAACGACAAAATTTAAAATACACAACGCAGAGCAATTTATTGAGTCTCTTAGTGAAACTTCAGCAACAAATTTATATTTGTTTATAGGAAAAGTTCAGGAGTGGGATGATGAAACCAATCCACCTGCACCTAATGAAGCTGTAGCGAACACTTTATATAGTTATTGGGATCAGATGATTGCCGCAAAAAAGGTTACTCCTGCAGATGTTAAACATGTTATTGCAAGGATAAATTGGGAATCAAATACTTCATATACTGCTTATACTCATACAAATCCAGACCAATTATCAAATAATTTTTATGTTGTCACAGAAGACTTAAATGTATATAAGTGTTTACAAAATAATTTATCAAATGGTACTTCAACAATTCAACCAACTGGTACTGGTACAGCGGTTATTGAAATTGCCGATGGGTATAAGTGGAAATACATGTATACAGTTACGTCTCAGGATACTTTAAAATTTGTAACGGCTGATTATATTCCTGTACAAAAAAGTATAGATGCTAGACAATCCGCAATCGAAGATGCTACTGTTGATGGGCAAATAGATATTATTAATAAAACTGCGAATGGTTATTTTAACGCTGAATTTACTGCTGGTCCTATAAATTCAGCTGGTGATGATCAAGATTTTATTATTGGTGAAGTGTTGCATGGTCAAACATCCAATCAATATGGATCTCTTATCAGTTTTGTTTCAGCGGCAAATAGTTTAATTTATGATATTAGTGCAGGAAACACGAAATTTACTGTTGGTGAAATTGTGTTAGGGGAATCTTCTAATTCTAGAGCAACAATTTCTGTCGAGCCCGCATCAACATATAAATTTGATACTGGATTTTTTGCAAGTGTAACTAATTCCACCGTAATGCAATTATCATCGGGTGCAAATAATACACTAAATGATCTATATGTAAATTCAACAATTTTTATAGTAAATAATGCGGGACAGGGTGAACAAACTACTATCACTCAGTATGATGCCTTGCTTCAGAGAATAACTGTTTCACCTGCTTTTAGTGTTACACCAAATACTGTTTCCGGTTATGAAGTAACTCCGTCTATTACATTAAATGGGGATGGATCATTGTTTAAAGGGAGAGCGAGAGGAACTGAGTTACTGGGTGTAACTGAAATAGTTGTTACTCAATCAGGATTAAATTATACAGTAGCGGAAGCAACTATTTATGCTAATTCGAGTCATGGAGCAGGGGCAAATGCCACAGTTATTATTGGACCAATTGGTGGACATGGAATAAATGCTATTGAAGAATTAGGTGGAAATAGAATTTTGATTGATACTCGCATTTCCGGTAATGAATCGGGGAGATTTACAACATCTAATGATTATAGACAAGTTGGTTTATTGAGAGACCCCCTACAAACTGCAAATACTCTTGCGTTTTTTACAGATTCATTATCTGATCAATCTACCACTTTATTTTTAGGAAGCGTTGCGGGTGATTTTCAACCAAACGAAAAAGTTTATACGGGATCGACTTTAGCAACTAGTACAGCTAATGGTGTTGTTGTTGATTTTCTAAATACTACAACACTAAGAATAAATGAAGTAAAGGGCAGTTTTGAAGACAGCAATGTTGTGACTGGTGCAAACACAAGTTCAACAGGAACCATTTCAGCAGATGGTGTCATTCAACCCGAAATGAAATTATATAGTGGAGATGTGCTTTATATTGAAAATAGAGCTAAAATTACTAGACTACAAAATCAAGTAGAAGATTTTAAGATTGTATTGGAGTTTTAACGAATGCCTAAATTAACACAAGATTTTAACATATCACCTTATTATGATGATTTTGATGAATCAACTAATTTTCATAAAATACTATATCGGCCTGGCTATTCTGTACAGGCGAGAGAATTAAATCAGATACAGTCTATTCTGCAAACTCAATTAGAGAAAGTAGGAGATAGTATCTATCAAGATGGTTCTAAAATTTTGGGCGCAGAGTTAATTTTAAATAATAAAATCAATTCTTTAAAATTGACTCCATTATATTCTGGTGTTGCTATTATATCCTCTAATTTTAACGGTAGAATTATTCAAGGTCAAACATCTGGTGCAAAAGCAGAAGTCGTAACCAGTAAACAGTTTTCGACTGACAATTTAGACGTTTTAATGATAAATTATGTTGACAATATTGCATTTTTAGACAATGAAACGATTTCTACAGTTGATGCAGGAACAGTCTTTTTTGCGACTGTGGCCGGAAGTGCTGATGGATTGGATGAATCGACAGATATTACATCTCTGGCTTCTGGTGCGGGTTCTGTTATTAGTATTAATGAGGGATTATTTTATATTGGTGGTTATTTTGTACGAACTCCTTTTCAAAATCTCATTTTAGATATTGAAAATGACAATCCTTCCATAAGAATAGGATTAACGATTGTAGAAAATATCATTTCCAGTATTGAAGATTCCTCGCTTTTAGATAATGCGATAGGGACTCCTAATTATACTGCACCTGGGGCAAATAGATACAAAATTGAACTGGTGTTATCAACAAAAGAGTATTTCGAATCGGGTAAGACAATAAATTCGTCCGGTGTTACGTTTGCCATTAACACAAAAGATAATAGATCGGGGATAGTAAGTATATCAACAACGACTGATCATAATTTATCTATTGGTGATGTTGTAGTTGTGTCAGGTATATCTGAATTAGAATATAATGGAAAACACACAATTTCAGCAATCGGATCTACTACAGAATTTTCTTATTTGATACAGGGTAGTCCATCAACCCCTGCTACTGGAACTCCTGTATATATAACAGGTGTGATTGATCCCATTGCTAGAAGTTCGGATATTAATTTTATTGAACTATTAAGATTAGAAAATGGTGAAAAAATAGAAGAAATAAAATTTCCCATAATGGGAAATCTTGAAAAGGTTTTAGCAAGAAGAACATTTGATGCTTCTGGTGATTTTACGGTTAAACCATTTGTACTTGATGTTATTGATCATAAAATCGGAGGAACAGCAAGTGACAGAACATCAACAAATGCAAGTTCGATTATTACGGCTAATGGTTCAAATTTTATAGCAGATGTAAATGTCGGCGATACTATATTCTTTTCTGGTAATACTGGAAAAACCGCAGAAGTTGCCGCTATAGGAAATACTACGTCTCTTACATTAACAACTGGAACGGTTTTAGGTGATGGGGGAATCAATCAACGAATTGGTGTTTCTTCAAAAATAACCGCGGAATTAAGTCCAGGAAAAGCATATATTAAAGGATTTGAACATGAAACTTTATTCCCTACATATGTGAATTTAAATAAAGCCAGAGATACAGAAACAGTTTCAGCAGAGAAACAGGGGATTGAATTTGGGCCATATGCAGTTGTAACAGATGTTATCTCCAATACTGCTTTTACTTTAGGTGTAAATTCTGCATCTATTAACTCAATGTCTGGGGGTACTGGGGCCGACTTAATGGATTTACATTTAGTTAAGTGGCCTTCAACAACTCAACTTCATGGAACAGTAACATCAAATGGCATTTCTTTTATATCTAATGGAGCATTCAAATACGTAGGTATTGATACTACTACAGCCGCATCGGTAGCAAATACAAAAATAGGAACAGTAAGATTAAGACAACTTGATTTTAAATCAGGAAGATCGTCTACTGTAACCTCAGAATATGGGTACGGTGCTGATGCAAACGGTACTTATCATATAAAATATCCTGCAATATACGATGCTCATTTATTTGATTTTATATTTAATAAAACTGAGGGTACTGTAAGCGCCGCTGATGCAAATACTTTTCAAATTAAATTACCAACGACTGGTGCATTTTCTTATCCTACAGTGAATTGTTTGTTTGGATCAACAATAACGGTTAATACTGCTTATTTGGGGGTTAATACTTCTGATACTAGAGAGATTATTGTTTGGACTGGGGCTAGCACAACTTTAACTCCGGCGACTGCATATACTGCCGTTTTAAATAGTGAATTGACCCAACCAACTCAAGCTACTACAACTTATTCTTTAAATTTTGGTGTTAAAGATATTAGTTCTATTGTGACAACAACGGCTGGTACACCAACAGTTATTGATAATGCTATGAATATTGATATTAGTGGTAAAAATGATATAACTGAAACGGGAAACACTGTTCTATTTGATAATAATGAAGACCAAAGATCATTAGTATTTCCTTTTCAAAATAAAACACTTGCAGGCTTGTCAAAGGCTAGTTATAAATTAAAAAGATCATTTACAACGACCCTCACGGGTAATACTGTAACTCTAACGGCTTCAGAACCAGGAGAACTGTTTTATCCTGCAACTGGTGCAGGAGCAATTTCTCCATCTATTATAGATTCAAATTATTTGGTTTTTTGTACTGAAGCCAGCCTTGGAAACAAAGAAGGTGATTATATTGAATTTAGTAATGCTTCAGGTACTTCGGTGGGAACCAATAGATCGATGACCTTAAACGAGACTGGAGATCAATTGATCATGAATGTGGATGGTGGAGCAGGTTCGTCAAACTATTCAAACAAAAATATATATGTTTATGCTACAATGATGTTTAAAGGAGCAGGAGCAACAAGATCAAATGATGGTATTGGTACAAAAACCCTAGTATCAGGAAATGTTACAGTTGCTAATATAACATCTTCTTCGACAAATACCGTTCAGGCAGATTCTGGTCAAATTTATTTCGGAACATCGATAAATGCTCAGCCTAGTGTGACTAACAGTTTAAAAATATCTGATATTAAAAACTTAGTCGCAATTGTATCTTCGTTAGATGAAGATGTTGAAGTTACAAATGCTATGATATCTGAGGCTATGTCTAATACTGCAAATGCTCATAATATATCTAGTAGCTTTATATTTGATAATGGTCAAAAAGACAATTATTATGATTATGGAACCATAACGTTAAAAACCGGAGAACAAAAACCAAGTGGTCAAGTAATAGCAATCGTTGATTATTATAATCACACAGGTTATGGTCCCTTTACTGTTGATTCTTATATGTATGCTGGTTCTGGCAATACGCTATATGATAATATTCCTTCATATACGAGTCCAACGACTGGGACAAAAGTTGAACTACGAGATATGATCGATTTTAGGCCTAAACGAATAGGATATGAAACATCTGATGGAACTAGTTCGCAAATCAATGATATTACAGCAACATCTAATGTATTTAATGAAAAAGCAATGCCTGATTATGATTATACATTTAATGCAGATTATGAATATTATATTTCAAGAAAAGATAAAATTGTATTAAATAGAGATAAAACATTCGATGTTATTGAAGGAGTTTCTGATAAATTTTCGCAATTGCCTCCTGATAATGAAGATTCAATGACACTGTATAATCTTGAAATACCAGCATATACTTTTAATGCAGAAGATGTAAAATTAAATTATGTTGAAAATAAGAGATTTACGATGAGAGATGTCGGTAAGCTCGAAAGAAGAATTGAAAATCTCGAATATTATGTTTCTCTTAGCTTATTGGAAAAAGAAGCAGACGGATTAATCATTACTGATTCTAATAATAATGATCGGTTTAAAAATGGAATTCTTGTAGACCCATTTGCGGGACATAGTGTCGGGGATGTTTTTAATAAAGATTATTCTATGTCAATTGACTACGATAAGAGACAATTAAGACCATCCTTTAGTTCAGATTTATATCCATTAAATTTTAATGCAAATTCTGAAGGTGGAACCGCTTTTTCAACTTTAGTAAATAATTCCGGAATATTAACATTACCGTTTTCTTCAAATACGTTTATACAAATGCCTCTTACAGGAACGAATGATGGTAAAAATGTCCAAAAAACTTTTCAAATAAATCCATTCTCCGTTCAGAATTATATAGGACAAATGAAACTAGATCCGTATGGTGATGTGTGGTATGATCAAAGTAGTTTAGTGCAAGTAAAGGTTAACGTTGAAGGTCAATATGATAATTGGACTTCTTCTGAATTAACATATAATGGACACGGGACTCATTGGAATGATTGGGAGGAAATTTGGTCAGGAACTCAAATTAATAACAATGTTAAAGAAGGCATAAGAGACACCGGTGATGTAAGAAATAATGATAGAAGAGCAAAAACAACAGATCAAACTAAAACATTGACTGGATTGAGTACAGGAAGTGTACCGGAAAAAATAATTAAATCTATCGGAAATAAAACAGTCAATTTAAGCATAGTTCCAAAGGTAAGAGAACAATCAATAACTTTTATTGCTAAAGGATTGAAGCCAAATAAAAATGTTTATGCTTATTTTGCTGATAGCAATATGTCGGCTAATGTAAAGCAAGCCTCAATCGTGAGTTTATCAAACGTAAGTTCGTCTAATGTATTTAGAACGACTTCGGGAAATTTTGAACAAGTTACAATTCAGGGCTCTGGAGTAAATGCCAGCAATACTGCTAAAATTATTTACATGAGCGATAGAAACAATCAAAATAATTGTACTGTTTTACTTACGGATATGTCGGCCCAAACTTCTTTTACTATTGGGACCGTAATCCAAGGAGACAGGACACAAGCAAACGGTTCTATTTCTGCTATTTCCCATTATAATTTTGAAGATTCTCAATTAACAGTTTCTTCTGAAGGTGTTGTAGGGGGCGTTTTCAATGTTCCTTCTGGTAAGTTTGCTGGTTCACAAAATCTTTTTAGATTAACAGATGATCCTGACAATATTCCCGCTATTACAACCTCAGTTGCCGAAGAAATTTTTCATTCAGCAGGAGTGATTGATGCTAAAACTGATTTAGGAATTGTTTCGCCTAGACCTTTAATTTCTAGACGAGAAAACATTAAAGAAGAAAGAATAACAAGATCTACTTCTGACGGAAGACAATCAACGTCTACCGATTATATGAACCCTATGTCTCAGTCTTTTTTTATTGATAAAAATCAATATTCTACAGGTGTTTTTCTTGATTCTGTAACTTTGTTTTTTAGTGGAAAAGACGCTTCACAGGGAATTAAATCTCCCGTAAGTCTACAGATCAGACCTATGATTAATGGAATGCCAAGCACTTCCTTGATTATACCCGGAAGCGAGGTTGTTTTATCTCCTGGAAGAATTACTGCAAATACAAATACTCCTATCGCAAATACTAGTGGAGGATTTCCTGACGGATTTTTAGGGAATTCATATACTGCAAATAGAAGCAATACCGATAGGGGTACAAGAACGATGTTTAAATTTGATCATCCTATTTTTCTTGCTCCAGACGAATATTCAATTTGTGTACAAACCAATAGTAGTGCATATAAACTTTATGGATTTGAATATGGTGCTTATCATACTGGAACTTCTAAGAAAATAACAAAACAGCCTTATGTTGGAAGTTTTTTCAATCCATCAAATGTAGGTGTTTGGGAAGAATTACCGGATCAAGGTTTAATGTTTCAATTGAATAGATGTGAATTTACCTCAGCGAATGCATATGCCAGATTAGATAATTTTGATGTGTCAAGTGGAAACACGAGTTCAAATACAACTATAGATACTTTTAAATTATCGACAGAAATAACCAGCTTTGCAAACACATATACAAGTTTTAATTATCATGCAACAGATTTAGCGGGAATAACAAAAAATGTTGGAGTGCATTTTAAAGAAAATAAAAATGTTGATTTCAAAAAACAAAAACAAATTACATATCCACAAGTCGCAAATAGCAGTTTTACAATTAATGTTTATTTTGAATCTGCAAACACTTTACTATCTCCAATATTAGATGAGACAAGAACAGGTGTTATTACTATTGAAAATCTTATTAACAATGGAAGTTTATCAAATTCTGATATTGTTGTGTCTGATTTTGGTACTGGTTATTACACCGCGGAAGTCGGAAGTATAACCAGTAATGTGTCATCAGAAGGTAATACAAGCGTGTTTGTAGTGTCTGCTCCTGATATTGGTTCAAATACCGCAACAATAGCCGCTAATGTACATGCAAATGGTATTATAAATCAAGTTACTGTTAAGCATGGTGGTTCAGGATATATTTCTACACCAACTATTACTAACTGGGATATTAACGGAACGAGTTCTATTTCTGATAATGTACGAAGAACGACAACCGCAGTTGTTGATATTGTTGGTGAAGGCGCTAATAATAGTGTAAATATTCAACCAGCTAATGTGGTATCATTTTCTTCTGGTGGTAATTTAAAAGCTAGATATATTTCAAGACGGGTAACATTAGAAGAGGGTTTTGATGCAATGGATCTTAAAGTGTATATGGATGCATATAAGCCAAGAGGATCTAACATTTATGTTTATTATAAAGTTCTTTCGGGGGATGATTCTGAATCTTTTGATGAAAAACCCTGGTTTCTTATGGAGCAAAAAACAGCAAGCGCTACTTACTCATTAAATGAAAATGATTTTAAACGATTTGAATTTAAGACTATAGATGAAAAAATTGCTTATATATCTGCAACTGGTGGAAAATATGAAAAATTTAGAACGTTTGCGATTAAGTTGGTTATGACTTTAGATAGAGTTGCACAAGATACTTTTATAGGAATCCCTAAATTAATCAATTTACGTGCAATTGCTCTTGATAGTGAGGGCGCTCCTTGATAATAAAAACAGATGATCCAAGATATCACAGAGATGGTTATTCTAATGCGCTTATTGCAACGGACCAACAGGCTTTATTGAAACATAGGCATAAAGTATTACAAACAAATACGATAATGTCTAATGAAGCGGAAATAAATAATTTAAAGTATGAAATAATTAATATACAACAAAATGTAAATAAAATTTTAAAATTATTAAGTAAGGATAGAGATGGCAATATCTGATACTAGTATTACTAGTGTAGAATTGGTTAACACTTTTGAGCAATGGCGCCTGAAAACCAATCAAATTATCACCGTATTGAATGAGCATTCAGATGAAAATCCTACATCTAATTTGATTTCTGCTAATTCTTTGGGTGGGTTTTTAATCAACACAATATCAGCAAATATTGTCACGGGGTCAAATGTAACGGGTTCTAGATTAATATTTACTGGGGGTATTGTAGATTTTACTGGTGCCGCGGTTACTGATATTGGAACTGTTGATAAATTTGCGTTAGTTGAAGATGCTGGTGCAACTATTTCTGGAGCTAGTCCCGATAGTAAAATTGAAAGAGCCCAAATAAATGAATGTGAAATAAATTTAAATGGTCGAAATTTCAATGCAAATGGATCATCTGTAATCACACTTACGGGTGCAACGGTTGCCGATTTAGGTACAGTTTCCCTTGTCACAATTGACGGTGGAACAATTAATGAAGTAAACGTTAATATTACGGCTTCTGATAAAGTTGTTACAGTGTCTTCTCCGGGTCCTCATTTATTTACTGGCGCAACATTTTCTAATGGAACATATAGTAATGCATATTCTATTGGAGGATTTATGCATTCTGCAAATATATCCGTAAATAGTGCATCAGTTCTTGTAACAAATACCGGGCCTATTTTTGGTACAGATGTAGGATCTTCTAATGTTGCTATTGGTAATTTTCCAGAATATACGACAAGTCCAACTCTTGCAACTTCATCTAAAGGTAGATTGCACATAAGAACAGATTTTGCAGAAGGTTTACAGACAGCAACCGCAGTATCGGCTGTTGCTGATGAGATGGTGATAGAAGGTAATACTGCGGTTGGATTGACTCTACTTTCAAATAATGTATCAAATAGTGTTATTGCATTTGGTGATCCTGATAATGTTGATGCTGGAGGATTTGTATATAATCACTCAACAGATAGTTTGCATATAGTTACAGATGGTGCTAATACGGTGGAATTCGGTAATGATTATGGTGGATATATGCAACTTGCTGGCGGAGACACTATCGGATCTCAAGGTGGTAAATTACATGTAAATGTTGGTTCGACTGATGGAATAGCTGGAATGTATTTAGACTTAAACGATGTAGACCAAATGGGAGTTTCAATTGATGCGGCTCAAACAACCGCAAATGTTTTTGACATTAATGCTGATTCATTTCAAACGGGTCATGTACTTTCATTACATCATGGATTGGGTACTGGTACTTCACATGCGGCCAATGGTTCTTTGATAAAACTTACAGATAATAATAGTTCAACAAATGCTAGAGCAATTCTTGATATAGTACAAGATGCAACAGGTGCTACTGGAACAATGGGACTAAGAGTTACAACAGATGCAGGAATAGGAATTAGTGTTATACAGAATGCAGATAAACCAGGAATAAATATTTGGTCTGATCAGGCTCATACAGAACCATTGGGTGAATTTCTTTCAACTAGTACTAGTGCGACTGGTACTTCTTTATTGGTTAAAGGATTATCTACCACAGCGACAACAAAAATTCTTACAGTTGCAAATTCGTCTGCTGATATGTTTGCAGTCACAGCAAACGGATCAATTTGGACAGGTACCCACGGGGGGTTTCTCACCACACAACATCCTACTACAGCAATTTATCTATTAGGAGTAAGGGATACTGGTGGATCAATTGTAAATACTAATTAAGATAAAAATGGCAAAACCTAGTACAAGAGAAGAGTTAAAACAATATTGTCTTAGAACATTAGGGCAACCGGTTATTGAAATAAATGTAGAAGATGATCAATTAGAAGATCGAATTGATGAGGGGTTACAATTTTTTCAAGAATATCATTTTGATGGTGTTGAAAGAATGTATAATATACATCAAATTACTGGCTCAACTGTTAAAATTATTTCTGGAACAGGTTTTACTGATGGCGAGACAATAACTGGTGGAACATCAAATGCAACTGCAACTGTAGTTTCGGCAAATTCTACTATTATAACATTCAAATCACATAACGATACGAATGGAATTTCAAATAATGATGTTACATCTAGTTTTTCAAATGCTGAAACGATAACTGGAAGTTCAAGTGGGACGGCCGCAGTAGCCGATACTGATGCATCGTTAGTTACTTTTGGTGATATGGATAATCATTATATTACATTAAATGACTCCATAATTGGTGTGACTGGTATTTTTGATATACAAGATACTGGCGGGGGGCAATTATCAAGCAGTATGTTTTCATTTAGATATCAATTTCATTTAAATGAAATGCCTTATCTTACTGCTACTTCTATAATAAATTATAAAATGTCAATGCAACATTTACAATTGTTGAATGACATGTTCGTAGGAAAAAAACCTCTACGATTTAATAGACATCAAAATCGATTGTACATAGACTTAGATTGGGAAAATGATCTTGAAGTCGATGAATATCTTGTAGTAGAAGCATATAGAATAATTGATCCTACTGCATTTGCAGATGTATATAATGATATGTTTTTAAAAAGATATATTACAGCCCTTTTTAAAAGACAGTGGGGGGCTAATTTAATAAAATATGAAGGGGTACAGCTTCCCGGAGGAACCACATTAAATGGGAGAACCTTATTTGAAGAAGCAAATCAAGAATTGAGAGATACAGAAGAACAAGCATCTCTTAAATATGAATTACCAGTTGACTTTATGGTTGGTCCAGGATAATGCCTACTAATTCTTATTTTAATCATCTACACAATACATCAGAACAAAATTTACATCAAGATTTGATTATAGAATCGATAAAAAATTTTGGTGTGGATAACTATTACCTTCCAAGACAATATATGAATGAAGATCTTCTTTTGGGAGAAGATACTATTTCACAATTTAACCAATCTCATTTAATAGAAATGTATGTTAAATCAGTTGACGGTTTTGAGGGAGAGGGCGACTTTATTTCAAGATTTGGATTAGAAATAAGAGATCAAGTAGTTTTTTCTGTAGCTAGAAGACGATGGGAAAATTTAGATACTGGTTATGATAGGCCAAGAGAAGGCGATGTAATATTTTTTCCTTTAAATAAAAAATTATACGAAGTTAGATTTGTCGAACATGAATCTATGTTTTATCAATTTGGTAAATTACCAATATTTGATTTAACGTGTGAACTATTTCAATATGATGATCAAAAAATTGATACTGGAATTGACGATATAGACTCAATAGAAGATAAATATGCATATGCTATTGAAATATCATTGGATGCTGGTGGAACAGGAAATTATGTAGATGATGAATATGTATATGTTGGAAGCACAGAAAGTTCTGCAAATACGAAGGGAAGAGTGTTGTCTTGGAATTCTACTGATAGACTGTTGAAATTAACGGATTTAGTGGGCACCTTTACTACCTCTCAAAATGTTGTCGGTAATACAAGCAGTGCATATTTTACTGTAACTACAACACCAAATACTCAAATATTTGTTAATGATGCTTCTGCAAATAATATAACTATTGAAACAGAAGCGGATTCTATTATTGATTTTTCTGAATCAAATCCATTTAGTGAGGGAGATTATTAAGAAGTAGATTCTGGAAGAATTGTGATCATACCATCTACTATCCTTTCTTTTGTTATAGCATCCACTTGGGTGTATTCAACATCATAAACATATAAACCAGAAGTCATATTTGCTGTTTGAGTAGCATTAGCTGTTATTGTGACATTACTGCCAGATATTGTCGCTGTAAAAGACATTATCCAAGAAGTGTTAGTAGTTGTGTGGTTCTTCTTCATAACAGAAGCACATGTACCTGTGCTTATGGTTACATTTGAATTATTTGCATCTTTGGCGGTAAAAACTTTTTCAAAGTTATTACCCTGATACATTGTTAAATTGATGCCTTGAGTTTTTATAGTAAGTGCCATAAGACTATTTATACAACTAAATAATATTACAATCTTTATGGAGTGTTATGTTAGGTCAAACTTTTTATCATCAAACAATAAGAAAATATGTTGCGTTGTTTGGAACATTATTTAATGATATTAATATAGAAAAAAAGGACTCGGGGGGTAATGTTTTATCTCGTCAAAAAGTACCGATATCCTATGGACCAAAACAAAAATTTCTTACAAGAATAAATCAAGATGCTTCGCTAGACAGACAAGTTGCTATTCAACTTCCTAGAATAGGATTTGAAATGACTGGTATAGCTTATGATCCTATTAGAAAATTAAATACAATAGGTACATTAACTCATAAAGATTCGATTAATGGTGAAAGAAACATTAAAAAAATGTTCAATCCTTCGCCATACATTTTTGATTTTTCTTTATATGCGTTTGTAGAAAATGCTGAAGACGGTACTCAAATATTAGAACAAATTCTTCCCTTTTTTACTCCAGAATTCAATGTAAGCGTAAATATTTTAACCGATATGGGAATCAAGTTAGATATTCCAATTGTTCTTCAAAGTGCAACAAGTGAGGATTCTTATGAAGGAGAATTTTCTGCCAGAAGAACACTTGTTTGGACAATAAATTTCATGTTAAAGGGTTTCATATATCCTGATATTAAATCCGGACAATCAATTATTAAATCAGTGGAAATTGCATTTAAAGAAACTGTTCCCGAGACGCCTTCAACTGGAGTATTTGAAAGATTGTCTTTAGAATCTAGTACAAATTTTTCAGAAGATTATTTTCAACTAGAAACGGGAGATCATCTTATAACCGAAGCAAGTGAAACTGAATTGGGCCTTGGTAATATAATCAGTAAAATTACAGTTGTTCCTGAAGGAGGAGCGAATACATATATTACTCCGGGAGATGATTTTGATGCAAATACTACAATAACTTTTTACAATCCACCAGTTGATTACGATCCTGCAACAGGTGTTTATGGATAAAATAAATAACAATGAAAAATTTTGAAGATAAATTAGATGAATTGTTAAAAATTCCGCCTGGTTCTATTATTAAGCCCCCAATTGAAAGAAAATTGGTTGATTCAAACGCAAATGATTTGAATACTGATTATAAATATGCTCGTGAAAACATATACAATATTATTGAAAGGGGCCAAGAGGCCATTGAAGATTTATTGCAAGATGCACGAGATAGCGGTAATGCTAGAATGTTCGAAGTTGTTGGTCAATTGATTAAAACTGTAGGCGAACAAAACCAAAATTTAGTAAATGTACATAAACAAGTAAAAGACATTACAAAAGAAGTCAATGTGGCACCTAATAAAGTAACAAATGCATTATTTATTGGTAGTACTGCAGAACTTCAACAAATGTTAAAGGATAAAGAAAAATGAAAAAATTTAAACAATATTTAAAAGAAATAGAAGAAGTAGAAGTTGATGAAGATAATAAAGATGCATTAAAAAAAGCATTAGCCTTACATAAGTTTAAACAAAAGGGTGGAAAAATAGATAAACAACCAGATTCTTTAGAGAGACCATATGGTAACCTTTCTAAAGATGATTTAAAACGTGCAAAAAAAATTGTTCAATATAAAAAAGATAAAAAAGAATAACAATGGCTCACTTAGGTCAAATAGATAGAAGAAATCCGGGAGACGTGGTTTTTACACGATATGTTACAAAAAATCCCGATTGGAATAAATTGACCCTAAGAATAGAAAATGGACAATTTGCCGAAATGTTTGAAGAAAAAAATAACGAACTAGAAGGCATGAATATTAATATTCAACCAAGAACTGAGATAAAATTAGCTTCAAACAAATATAAAGAATTTCAAAAAAAAAAGTATGCTAATATCGAATATCAAAGAAAAAAGGGATATGTATTAATTTCAAAAATAAGAAAACCTACAGATAATCTTGACACTGAACGGCCCCCAAAATTACAAATATTAGCAGAAGATTTTACAGAAAAGGGTAAAGATGAAAAAATAACAGTGCTTTCTGCAAAAAATGTTCCTGTAAAAATATTTAAAACTTTTGATGAATTAAAAAAAAGTATTATTTGGGGACTAGACAATAAAATACATAACAATGATTATGCGGTAGAAAAAATAAAATCTTATTTAGATAAAAAAGATTTGTCTAGAATTGATTTGGCGGGTATTGATGACAGACATATTGATGAGCTTGGTGTATATTTTGGTGAAATTTTAATAGGACTATTAGCATTCAAAAATCAATTATCAAACACTTGTACTCCCTCTAATATGTTTGGTATAAATTTAAAATCATTTAGTGTTCCAACTGATCCTGCTTTTAAACTTGTTGATAGTAGTTTGATTTTTGACTCAACTACTGTTAGTGTATCAAGCAAATATGATAAAGGAGCCGCCGCTTCGTTTATGTCAAATGTGCTTCCTTACGGAATAAAATATTATTCTGATTATAAAAATTGTTTTTTTAAAAAAATGTGTCAAATTGCGTTTAATATGGGATATACATCAGACCTTGTGGGAGCAAACAGATTTAAATTTGCAAAGAATATAACATTTGAAGTTGGATTAAGAGCAGTATTAAATATAAAAAAAACAAATGTAAAAAACACAAATCATTCTATTTATGAAAGTATTCGAAAGGTTGCAATGGGTCGTTCTCTTTCATCGAAAGAAAATAAAGAACTTGATGTTGTAATAGAGGCAATAGAAGACTATTTTATAAAGAAAGGTCATTTTGATGGAAAAAGCAAAGTGATACAAACAATAAAAGACAATTATCCTTTTACTATTACTTCTTTTTTTAATTATTCTGTGGCAAGTAGTTTAAATAATGATTCTCTATCAAAAAAATATATTGGTGATATAATTGGTGGTAAAGATTTTTATCAAGCAAATTTAAGTAAAACTAAATGGAGAAGGGGAATTGTTGATATTAAAATGGTTTCTCCTAAAACTGCTTCATTGAAAATTTTAGGATCAATGTCGGGTGCCACAGATTTCACAGCAAAACAGGGTTTGGTAAATTACGAGTTACAATAATGGCGATAGACCGTATACAAAATTATGCAGGAAATCCATTACTTAAAGCGGCATATATTCCAATAGAATATGACAAAGATACTTTAGAAGAGTATCTTAAATGCTCTAATGATCCTGTATATTTTGCAAAAAACTACATGAAAATTATTCATGTTGACCATGGATTGATGCCCTTTGATCTTTATGGTTATCAAGAAGAACTTGTTCAGACAATGCATGATAATCGGTTTGTTATTTGTAAAATGCCTAGACAAACTGGAAAATCAACAACAATTGTTGCTTACTTATTACATTACGCTCTTTTTAATGCTCAATCTAATATTGCTATATTAGCTAATAAGGGCTCTACTTCAAGAGAGATTCTTCAACGATTAAAAACTGCTTATGAAAATTTACCAAAATGGTTGCAACAAGGAGTTGTTGTTTGGAACAGGGGAAATATTGAATTAGAAAACGGTAGTAAAGTTATATCTGCTTCCACATCTTCCTCCGCAGTTCGTGGATCATCTTTTAACATCATCTTCATGGATGAGTTTGCTCATATTGATCCACCAAGGTTGGCAGAAGAGTTTTTTAATTCTGTATATCCTACAATTTCTTCTGGTAATACAACTAAAGTGTTTATTGTATCAACCCCGAAGGGATTAAATATGTTCTATAAAATGTGGGTTGATGCAGACGAGGGAAGAAGTGATTATGTTCCGTTAGAAGTTCATTGGTCTCAGACTCCAGGAAGAGATCAAGCATGGAAAGAAGAAACGATAAGAAATACAAGTGAATTGCAGTTTTCACAAGAATACGAGTGTGATTTTATTGGTTCACAAAATACTTTAATTTCTCCTTCAAAATTAAAAACTCTGCCATATAAACCCCCTATTATAAAGAAAGATAGTTTAGATGTCTATGTCGAACCAGATCCTACACATTCTTATGTTTGTATAGTTGATGTTGCAAGAGGCAGAGGACAAGATTATTCTGCCTTTTCGATAATTGATGTTTCTCAGTTTCCATATCAGCAAGTTGCAAAATATAGAGATCCAAATATTTCTCCAATGTTATTGCCAACTGTTATTGATAATGTATGTAAATATTATAATCATGCATATATTTTGGTCGAAATAAATGACATCGGCGGTCAAGTAGCAGATATTTTACATTACGAGTTAGAATATCCTAATATTTTTCAAACAAGTGTAATGGGAAGATCTGGTCAAACTTTGGGTGGGGGATTTGGTAAAACTTCGCAATTGGGAATTAGAACCACAAAAGAAGTTAAAAGAAAGGGGTGTTCTAGTTGCAAAGATTTGATAGAAGGAGACAAATTAATCATTTGGGATCTTGATACTATTTCTGAAATGACAACATATATAGCCAAAGGATCTAGTTACGAAGCTGACGAAGGATATCATGATGATTTGATGACGACTTTAATACTGTTTGGTTGGCTTGTAAATCAACAATATTTTACAGAAGTTACAGATTTAGATTTACGAGAAAAAATGTTTAAAGATCAGTTAGACGAAGCGGAATCTCAATTGATTCCTTTCGGATATATAAATGATGGTAGAAATTCTTATGATCCAGAAGTTGTTGATATGGGCGGTGAAAAATGGATAGTAGATACGAAATATTCTACTGATTATCTACATTGATTTGATGAATGTTTTTAGGATCTTTTATTTGATTTATTAATTCAATTATACTTGATTTTAAATCGGGTCTCAGTTTTTTCAATTTATCCAAATATCTCACAGATTCTTTAAATACCATTTCAGGATTAATTCTTAGTTCATAAAATCTGTTCCTTGTTTCGCTTTTTGTAGTTAAATATAAATGGTTTGGATTTACACAGTATGTATTATTGCAAGACTGGTGTACTATTTTATTTTGTTCAATGACTCCATTATATGCAATATATGCAAATCTATGAGCAGGAATTGATTTTCCTTCATACGAAAACATACCATACCCCTGTTTTGTTTTACTTGCAACCCAAAACCAGCAATCATTTGTCTTTATAATTTTTTTTTCAAATCTCGATTTTGCTTTCTCCATGTTTTATTTATATTAGAATAAATAAAACATTTCTAAAATCTGCTAAAATATAAATATAACGAAAGCAATTTTTTAATAATTTAGGGGAGAAACAATATGGCATTTCAAGTTAGCCCAGGCGTAGCCGTAGCAGAGATCGATTTAACTACTAGAGTTCCTATTCCTTCTATTTCAGATGGTGCAATAGCAGGTAACTTAACATGGGGGCCCTTGGAGGTTGCTACATTAATTACTTCTGAAGATGAAATGGTTGGTGTGTTTGGAAAACCGAATGCTAATACGTATAAAACGTTTTTTAGTGCTACAAGTTTTTTGAGTTATTCGAATAAGTTAAGAGTTGTTAGAGCGGCTAATACATCGACTGCTAAAAATGCAGTATCAGGTGGTTCTGCAATTTTAATTCGCAATGATAAAGAATATCAAAATACATATAAGGACACGACAACTTCAGGAACAAGTTTTACGTCAAAATATCCAGGAACACTTGGTAATTCAATAAAAGTTTCTATGTGTGTTGCGGATAGAACAAGTACACAAGTTAATGCTTCTGATGGCACTGTTTCTCATGCAAGTAGCACCGACTGGAATCTTACGGGTACATGGTCCAATTCTAATGCTACAACAGGTCTTACTGGTGTTGGTACATTAGCAGATACAGAATTGAGAATTGGTGATGTAGTTGTTCATGGTTCTAATAGCGGAATAGTAACGGCAATCACGTCTAACACCGCAATAACAATTTCACAGGCCACTGGTGGACTAGAGACTACGGGTATGGGGGATGATGTCGCTATGTCAGGTGCAAGTCTTGTAAGAAAAAAAAGATCTGCCTTCGAAGAGCCAGCAGTAAATATGCTTGGTAATCTTTCTGTCTCTGCAGGATCAACTACTATTACAGGAACAGATACTAATTTTACTCGGCAATTGCATTTAGGAGACATTATTACCTTTAAAGATGATGATGGAGTAGAGAATAAAAGAAGAATATCGTCTATTACAAATTCAACGTCAATGGGCGTTGCAACTAAATTAGATAGGGCGGTAACAACAGCCGCTTTATATGGTGGTACCTGGAAAAGGGAATGGGAATTTGCGTCTGATTTTGGATCTGCGCCTCTTACAAGTGTGTATGCTTATAATATTACTGGATCGGCATCTGTTGGAGATGAAATACATGTTGCAATAGTAGATGAAGGTGGTGAAATTTTAGGATCAAAAGATGTTCGCGGAAATAATCCAGAAAAACAAGTCATTGAAAAATATGAAGGTGTATCTGTAGCAAATGGTGCCACAGGAACTACCGGTCAAACTCTCTATTATAAAGATGCAATAAACAATTCTTCTAATTATATAAGATGGACAGATCACGATAGTACAGGAGATGCTCCTCTTGATGCCGGATCTAATAAAATTACTTATGATTGGGGTGCTACTATTGTCACAGGAAATGATTCAGCTAGTTTTCCCGGAGCATTTAGTGATTCTGGTGCAAACGGAATTATGACTGCTAGTATGTCGGGCGGTGTTGATGGACATAGTTCTTCATCTTCAGATGAAATTACTGCTTATAGTTATTTCAAAGATCCTGCGAAAATAAATATTTCTTTATTGATTTCGGGGGAAGCATCAAATACTTTAGCTACCTATTTAATTAATGAAATAGCAGAAACCAGAAAAGATTGTGTTGTGTTTATTTCTCCGGAAGAGTCAGATGTTGTAAATAAAGAAGGTTCTGAAATAACAAATATAGTTGCTAGAAGAAATACTTTACCAAGCACAAGTTATGCTGTTATGGATGGAAATTACAAATACATATTTGACAGGTATAACTCTGTTTATAGATGGATTCCATTCAATGCTGATGTTGCTGGAATTTGCGCCCAAGCGGATAATGTTAATCCTTATGTTTCGCCTGCGGGGTTTGCCAGAGGAAATATAAAAGGAGCAGAATTTTTAGCATTTGTTCCCAATAGAGGGGAAAGAGACGATCTGTATATAAATGGTATTAATCCAATAGCATCATTTCCTGGAAAAGGTAAAATTTTATTTGGTGATAAAACAATGTTAGCGAGGCCATCTTCTTTTGATAGAATTAATGTACGAAGATTGTTTATTATTTTAGAAAAAGCTATAGCAAATGCCGCTGAAAATTTATTGTTTGAATTTAATGATGATTTTACACGATTAAATTTTGTTTCTATGATAGAACCTTTTTTAAGGGATATTCAGTCACAAAGGGGAATAGAGGATTTTAAAGTAATATGTGACAGCACAAATAATACACCTGTGGTGATAAATAGAAATGAGTTTAGGGGAGATATTTTTATCAAGCCGACTAAATCAATTAATTTCATTGGATTAAACTTTGTCGCAGTGGCTTCAGGAGTTGAATTTTCTGAAGTAGTCAACGCAATTTAAGGAGAAAATAGATGGCATTCGATATAACAACTTTTAGACAGGCCCTGGTCTATGATGGTCAAAGACCTAATTTATTTGAGGTTAAGATTCCACATGGTTCCGCTAGTTTTTTTAATGGAACTGATATAAACCTGTTTGCTAAAGGGACCTCAATACCCGGTACCACAATAGGAACTGTTGTGGTTCCTTATTTTGGTAGAGAAGTTAAATTAGCAGGAAATAGAACTTTTCCAGAATGGACAATAACAGTTATTAATGATGAAAATTTTGCTATAAGATCGCAATTTGAAAAGTGGATGAACGGTATAAACGATCATGTTACGAATACAAGACAAACGGGTGATTCATCTAGTGCTTATGCATTAGTGGGGAACGTTCAACAATTTAGTAAATCTGGTAGTTCAAAAGTAACTGCATCATATAGCTTTCATGGTATGTTTCCAACTGATCTTTCAGAAATCACTCTTGATTGGGGAGATAACGATACTATTGAAGAATATACCGTAACTTTCTCTTATGATTACTGGAGTCGAACAAAGAGCAGTCAAACAGGCGGTAAAGGAACAGCGGATACTATTTCTATTGGTGCCTCTGCATAAAAATCTCAATTTTCTGATTTTGCGAGTGAATAAATATAAATTAATAGTATTGTATTATTTTTACTCACTCGCATTCAGGAAATATCATGCCCATTGAATTGTTCGGTTTTTCGCTCGGAAAAACCGAAAAGAAAACCGTAAAAGCCCAAACCTTCGCTGAACCAGAATATGAAGATGGATCATTAACCGTAGCATCTGGTGGTGCTTATGGAACATATGTCGATCAGGCAGGAGCCATAAAAAGCGAATCTGAGTTAATAAACAGATATCGTGATATGGGTCTTCAAGCAGAAGTAGAAAATGCCATTGATGATATAATTAATGAAGCCATTGTAGCCTCCAAAGACAAGCCCCTTGTAAGAATTAATGTAGACAACTTAAATATCTCTGAAAGTATCAGAGACAAAATAAGAGTAGAATTTAAGCAAATAAGCAAACTTCTAGATTTACAAAATTTAGGACACGATGTTTTTAAAAGATGGTATATTGATGGTCGAATTTATTATCATGTTGTTGTTGATGAAAATAATCTAGAAAAAGGAATTCACGAATTAAGAGTATTAGACCCTAGAAAAATAAAGAAAATTCGTGAAAAGAAAACCGATAGACAATCTGATGGTACCTCAAAAACTACTGTCGAGGAATATTATGTTTATAATCAAAAAGGAATATATCAATCACAGGGGCAGACAATGGGTACTGCTTTTACAAGTGCCGCCAGTGGTTTAAAAATAGCTCCTGATGCGATTATATATACACATTCAGGACTAATGAATAGTACACGTACATTAGTTTTGTCCTACCTACACAAAGCAATCAAACCATTAAATCAATTAAGAATGATCGAGGATTCTCTCGTAATTTATCGTATTTCACGAGCCCCAGAGAGAAGAATTTTTTATGTTGATGTTGGAAATTTACCCAAGTTAAAAGCAGAACAATACATGCGTGATTTAATGACACGATACAAAAACAAACTTGTATATGATGCTCAAACGGGTGAGGTTAGAGATGATAGAAAACATATGTCAATGCTTGAAGATTATTGGATGCCAAGAAGAGAGGGTGGGAGAGGAACAGAAATTACAACTTTGCCCGGTGGTAATAATCTTGGAGATATTGAAGATGTATTATATTTTCAGAAAAAACTTTATAAATCACTAGGTGTTCCTATTTCTAGACTTGAATCAGAAGCAAACTATACGATTGGTCGTGCTACTGAAATTTCAAGAGATGAAGTTAAATTTACACGATTTGTTAATAAACTTCAAAGTAGATTTAGTTTACTGTTTGATGAAATGATGGAAAGACAGTTGATCCTCAGGGGAATAATGTCTAAAGAAGATTGGAAGAATATTAAAAATGAAATATATTATGAATTTGAAAATGATAGTCATTTTGTAGAAATAAAACAGAATGAACTTATGCAAGATAGATTGAATATTTTAAGAGATTTACAAGAATATGCTGGAAAATATTGGTCTCATGAATATATTAGAAAACATGTTTTAATGATGACCGATGATGAAATTAAAACTAATGATGAGCAAATTCAAAAAGAAACTGATGATCCTAGATTTTCGGGAGAAGATAATATGCAGTTCAATTCTGTAAAAATAGATACACACAATAAACAAGAAATTAATGAAAATATTGATAAAAAGATTGAAGAAAAATTTGAATTTGCGAAAAAAGAAAATGATATTAAAGATAAAGTAAATGATATTCTTTTTTCTGTTTTAGAAGATGATGAAAATTTTGTAGATTGATCCGTAGATGAGTGCAGGAATAATAAATGAAAGACGATCAAAAAGATTTAGATTTAAGTAAGGTTCTAGCAACTTCTCTTGCTTATACTAAAAAACAATTAAAAAAAACTAAAGAAGAACTTGTAGAGGATATAAAAGAAATTTTAGATCCTGTTACTGGTGAAACAGTTAAAGTTCTTGAAATTAAAGGCACTGTAGGTCCTAAGGGAGAAAAGGGAGAAAAGGGCGAAAAGGGGCTTGCTGGCGAAGTGGGCGTTAAAGGAATATCAGGAAGAATTGGTCCACAAGGTGTTCAGGGTCCTAGGGGAGATTTAGGAGATATTGGACCTATAGGACCAATGGGAGAAAAGGGAGAATCTGGTGATGATGCTGATGTAACTAAACTCGTAAAAGAGTTAGATAATTTTAAAGAAGTTGTTAAAAAGATTAGTAAAAAAGCCACTTTAACTGCCCAACGAGTGGCCGGTGGAAGTGGTTGGGGAGAATCTGGTGGAGGCGGAGGAGGGGATACTTCTTCCGGAAGTGCGGGTAGTTCCGGAAGTTCTGGCTTGACATATGCATCTTCTGGTTCTGCTGGAAGTGCTGGTTCTTCTGGAATTTCTGGAACTGCGGGTTCTGCGGGAAGTGCTGGCTCTGCTGGAACATCTGGAACTTCTGGTGCTGATGGTCCAATTGGAACTTCTGGTTCTGCTGGTTCTTCTGGATTGACATATGCTTCTTCTGGCTCTGCTGGAACTTCTGGATCATCTGGAGCTGATGGTCCAATTGGTACTTCTGGTTCTGCTGGTTCTTCTGGAAGTGCAGGAAGTGCTGGAAGTGCAGGATCATCTGGAACATCTGGTTCTTCTGGAATTTCTGGAACTGCGGGAACTTCTGGAACTGCAGGTTCTTCTGGAAGTACTGGTTCTGCAGGAAGTGCTGGCTCTGCTGGAAGTGCTGGTTCTTCTGGAATTTCTGGAACTGCGGGTTCTGCGGGTTCTGCTGGAAGTGCTGGAACTTCTGGATCATCTGGAGCTGATGGTCCAATTGGTACTTCTGGTTCTGCTGGTTCTTCTGGATTGACATATGCATCTTCTGGTTCTTCTGGTTCTGCTGGTTCTTCTGGAAGTGCTGGAACTGCAGGAAGTGCTGGCTCTGCTGGAAGTGCTGGTTCTGCTGGTTCTGCTGGTTCTGCAGGAAGTGCTGGAACTTCTGGATCATCTGGAACATCTGGTTCTGCTGGAACATCTGGTTCTGCTGGTTCTTCTGGATTGACATATGCATCTTCTGGTTCTGCTGGTTCTGCGGGTTCTTCTGGAAGTGTTGGAACTTCTGGATCATCTGGAACATCTGGTTCTGCTGGAAGTTCTGGAAGTTCTGGGACTGTTGGTACTTCTGGTTCATCTGGACATGATGGTGGTTTTGGGGGTGCTTCATTTGCATATCGTTACAGTACAGATCAATCAACGAATGATCCAGGTACGGGTAAATTGGCATTTACATTAACTACTGGTGCTTTTACATATCCCACTACTGCTAATAGATTGAGAATAAGTGATACTGATCAAGATGGCACGACAATTGATTCTTTCTTACAGACAATTGATGATGTTGCTTTTAGTGTTCCAAAAGGCCATTTTCGAATTTATGATAAATCAGCTCCTGAAAAGTATTTCTTATACAGCATTAATGAATTTGATACCACAAATCCCTCATGGTATTATGTGGATGTTACATTTTTAGATTCTTCATTAAATAATTTTCAAAACAATACTGAAATTGTTGCTTCATTCGCAAGAACTGGTGATTCTGGTACCGCTGGAACTTCTGGATCATCTGGATCATCTGGCTCTGCTGGAAGTGCTGGTTCTGCTGGTTCTGCAGGAAGTGCTGGTAGTGCTGGAACTTCTGGATCATCTGGATCATCTGGCTCTGCTGGAAGTGCTGGTTCTGCTGGTTCTGCAGGAAGTGCTGGTAGTGCTGGCTCTGCTGGAACTTCTGGCTCTGCTGGAACATCTGGTT